ATCTGCTTGACACAAAAATCTCTAAGGTCAAACATATACAGATAATCATTATATTTGTGCTTTGTAATAACCCAACGTATCATTTCATACTCGTTAATTTAACTTTTCCACATTTCTTGCATTGAAGATAAACGCGGTCATAGTCGCATTCACCACCAGTATCTACACGAACTGTATTGATGATTTCCCATTCGTGCTTACAACAGTGGTCTATGATTTTACCAACAATGTAACCAATTAAAGCAAATACAGCTACAGTTATAATTACGATTTCCATTAGATACCCATAGCCTTCTTGACAACAAGCAAATCATCCAATGTTGCTACTTTGTAGAAACTTCCGTCAATGTAAACACCATACTTCTTGAATTTATCTTCATTAAGAAATGTTGCGAAACTCATACCAAAAGAACCACAATTAAAAGATAAAAAATTTGACAAATCACTTCTTCTTTGTGACTGTTGAAGTGGTGCATTTAGTGTGAGAGTAATTCTGCGTTTGTTCCGACACGGTGCCGTACCCTCAACTGTAATGTTCGGGTTGTTAATGCCGTCATTGTAAAAATTGGCAGATTCTACTTCCAACAGAACGCCAGTTTTCTTTCCAGTATAAGTTGCCTTTTGAATTGTTGTTTTCATTTGTTTTTTCTCCCAAAGTTTTTTCTCCAAATCAAACGAAGTCCACTATCGTCTGCTTCTTTGAAACCGAGTTTTTCGTAGAATACCTTTGTTTCCGGTAGACTACATAGTGTTATTAAATTAGCATTTTCTTTGAACTTTGTCAATGCCCTTCTTCCATAATCTTGTAACTGATAACTTTTATAAACTTCTAATGAGTAGATATGGAACTGTTGTGGCTTTCTTTCTTCATAAATCGCAATCCAGATGGGATGGTCAATTTCCTGGTCAATCAGTTTACGAACAATAATAGAACCAGTATCAAACTTGTTCTTGCTACACATTCTGTATGTCAAAGGAAAATTTTCTTTGTCAATCGTTTCCAGCATATCATTTGTATAGATTTTATCTTCTAACCATCTCATCCAAAATCCTCCTCTTGCATTTTGCTAATTCTCATATTTACAATATGATTTTTAACTATCCTATTTACTTCTCCCAAAAAGTATTTAAATCTTTGTACATCAGTAGGTTGGCAAGTTTTTCTAGTTTGAAAATAAACAGGACCATCATACAAACAATCTAACTGAACACAAACATTTGTTTCATTGTCTTCTGGCACATAACCAGCAATGGCTGCGTCATAATGTGGAATAAATGCTAAATACCAAGTTCCGTTTGTTCTCCAAGGTTCTGATAGTTCCTTTACTTCAAATCCATACTCAGTACAGATTTGAATGAATTGCTCTTTTGAAATGTCCTGTTTTGCCATTAGAATATACCCAGTCTAAATTTATCATCAATTTTTGAAAGTAATGTAAACCACGCAACTGCCCACGGGATAGTTATAATCAAACTAGGAATAAAAACTGTCCACTTATCAAATCCCATACAATCGTTTAGATAAATTGCTACAAACAGTGGTAGTAACGCAATACAAACTGAAAGAACCAATCCAACAACATACAGAATGATTACTGAAATATCAACAATAAACATTCCAGTATTCTTTACTACTTCCCACAAGTATTCTTTCATAGTCTTCTCCCGCATTTTGGACAAGTTGTTAATGTATCAGAACAACAAATTCCATTTGGTCCTTCCAAACAGAGCTTCTTATTCAATATGTAAACACGATAACCGAACTGATTTATTAGTGAAGCTCCTTTTTCGCATACAGGACATGACTGCTTCAGTTTCATTCCACTCGGCAAAATTTCGTGTTCTTCATCGTGAAGTGGATAATCGTAATTGTCAATCATTTCTGTTCTCCTGTAATGGCACATTCACGAATGGCCTTAATAAATTCAGTTATGTTGTTTGAAATGTCGCAATCATCACGATACTTACAATCGCCTCTAAACCAGTTATCTGCGTACTTGTTCACATAGATAGTTGCGTACTTACTTTTATCGTGCTGAGCAACCATCAGATATGGCATACCACTACCTGCGTGAAAGAAAGTTACAGAATAACCAATCCCACCAGGAAATACGTCATTCTTCACAACCATATAAGTACAATCGTATTTCTCAATGTACTTTCTAAATGATTTCAGGATTTTTGGCATATAGTCAATCGTAGATGATGTAAGCATTTTGTTCTCCTTAGAAATCTTTGTTAATTTGTTCTAGTTTAATTTGTTCTATCATTTTCTTGTATTCTACATTTAATTCCTTACAAGCTTGTTCCAATTCTTCCACAGTTTTTACATCATTTGTATTAGCAACTTTAAGTTTGACTGGAAGATTTACCTTTTTCAATGTTACACAAATTGTGGCAACATTCGCATCTTCCGGGTCATAAGCTGCAACGGCTACATTGAATTTGTCGCTTGGAATATAAGCAACATACCAATCACCACCAGCATTCCACGGGGCAATTTCTTTTTCAACTTTGAACCCGTGTTTAGTGCAAATTTCTGTAAAAATCGTTTCATTCATTTGGGAACAAATTAAGCTTGTTGTTTACACCTTCGGAAATGTAAGAACTTAGAAAACCCCAAATAAAGAATGGGATAAGACCGAAGTTGGTTTCCCACATCTTCTCAAGTAAAATCATTAAGAAACACCCAAGAAGGCAAATGGGGAGAGTTAAACAGAAATACTTCTTAATAGCATTTTGCATTTTTATTCCTCGCATTCGTTAATAGTTAATATGTAATTTAGACGATAACTGTCGCAATCACGACCGCTACCAAGTTTTGCTTTTATGCAAGCCCCATTCAACCAATCAGTTGCGTATGTTCCGTATTTACAGTTCGGACCTGGAACACATGAAATATCTTCAAATGTCAAATCCACTGGTTCGCACTTTGGCGGTGATGTAGTTTCACCACCACAACTAATGAGAGCAACTGCCGTTGCTAAAATTATTTTCTTCACTTTGTCTCCTTCAATTTATTCAAAATCTGTTCTTTGATTTCAAAATAATCTTTTGCTATGCTCAAAGAATCTGTCCTGTAGTTAATGTATTTTTCAGCACAATCCAATGAAACATTTGTAAAATCGTTATTCACTACATCCTTCACACATTCCGGGCGAGAATTGAGAATTTTGTAGTAACTGTTCTCAATTATTGTCGGTCGGTCAGGTGAAAGAATAACAATCATAAACCCAGTTACGACAAGTCCAATCCCAGCATAACCATACACAAAGGAATTTTCTTGTGCTTTATCATCTCCAAATGTGGCCGATAAAATCGCACCAACGAAACACGCAAGCGCCCCGCAGAAAATTGGAATTAGTAGAGCCAAATATAAAGTATATGTCATTTTCTGTCCTTAGTAAACTTGTACCTGTTTATCCCGTCCGTCAGTTGCGACCACAATCTCACACAATGGTCCTTCGTCTGCGTTTACTACAGGCCAATTTTGCGGGAGTTTCTGTAAAATCGCAATCAAATCTGCGACTGTTGCGTTTTGTGGAATACCTGTTCTAATTTGTTGAGCCTTAAGCCAATCCATTTTGTTATCTCCTTTTGAATTTTTCCAATCTCTTAAACATTTCTGTCAGAGCCTTTTCTACATATTTGGGATTATCAAAAATCAAATCATTTCTCAAATTTATATCTGAACCCCAGCACAAATCAAATGCATTTTCATCATATCCCAATTTACGGACTTTCATTCTGGGGCTACCCATTTCATTTGACTTCTTGAAATAAGTACAAACCCAGCCGTTATATGGAGTATTGTATTTGTGTTTGTCCAGATAAAATTCCACACTTCCGTTATGGCATTTGTTTATAATCAAGCCAAACTTCTTTGCGATGGGAAGAAATGTATTTAAATCCATAGTGAAACCTCTTGTTTGCTAATAATATAGAAAAAATCTCATTGTTTGTCAATGAGATTTTTAGAGAAGTTTGTAAAATTAAATTTACAAATTAGAAATCTGTATTAGCATCGTCTAACTTTTTGTTAAGTTCGTCCTGCTTTTTGTAAAATTCTAGTTTACATTCTTTTTCAGGCATCCAATAGGGAGTTACGAAATCATAAGCTGCCGCCATTGTGTCAAATGTTTCAGGAGCAACTGCTTGATAACCAATGTCATACCAGTAATAATGCCACCAAATAAACCACCATTGAGGTGCGTAAATTTTAGTTGTTAACTGATGGCCGTGAATCAAATTTGTCCTTTTAATTCGGTGTGTCCATCTCCAAAGAATAACTGTTATGTTGTCTATAATCTTAATCATCCTTTATTTTTGAATTTATCTTGTATTCTTCTACCATTTGTTTAAAGTCAGGAGAATCTAGTAACATACCGAACTGTCTAGCCAAATTGGTAAGGTTAGTAATCATTAAATCAGTTGACACAATTTCTTCAGGACTATCTGTATTATCTTTCAATAGTTGAAGTCTTTTAATTGTCGCAGTTAGTTCTTCCATACAAATCATATATTGTCCTTTATTTTCTTGTAAACAAATTCATTCATATTGTCTGTGCCATAAAAACAAGTGAATTTACAATCCAATAATTCACTCAATGCTTTGCCGACAGCTACACTTCTGCTTTTACCTGCCATACAATGAATCATTAGTGTGTCCCTTTCCATATTGTCTAAGGCAAACTGTATAATTTCTTTAGCTGTGTAATCGTCAATCCCATAAGCCATACCCCACCTGGTTTCAATTTCGGGTTGAATCACATCGTCAAAATCCACATTGAGAACATTAGGGTGGTTTCGTTTAAACCAATGAAAGTCTTCTCTATGCTTGAAATCTCTCAAATAATTTTCTTTTATGTTCTTCTTACAACAAATAGAAATGAATGCTGTATCAGACGGAATGTTCAAATCATTCCAGCCATTCTGCTGCATAAAATAATCAAACTTATATTTCGGGAGAATCTGTATCTTTTTCATATTAGTACACCTTATATTGGCTATCACCACATACAACCAAGGAATCGCCAGTACTTGAACAATCTGGGGCAGTTGAGGTGCTATCATTACAACCAATCAACATAAGTAAAAACACGCTTATGAGCAAAGTCCTGGCAATTACTGACATCCTATTTCTCCATAGATTTGTAAATTTCGTTTAACATTTTAATGTCATCTTTATCACGCAAAGTATTATTACCCTTATACACAGTTGTAATAATCTTTGTGCCGGGCTTAATAGTAATGACAAGCGGCAAATGACCCAAAATATGTTTAACCTGTTGGTTCGTTAGTCCCTGAAAGCATTCATCTGGAATATGGCTAATGTCTAACAGGATTTGATTTCCAATGAGTTTACCATACTTAAAAGCAAGGTTCAAATCTCTGTAAATTATTCGTCTTTCTTTCATTCGTGTTCTACAATGTTCAGTCAACACATAATGATGATAATTTCTGTCAAACAGTTCTTTTTCTTTCAACCAATCGGACTGTAGAAATTTCGCATTGAATGGATTTAAATAATTAAGTAGGCCTTTAAAAATGTCAATGAGTTTTCGCATCTTTTTTCCATCTCAAAAAATCTTGTTCAAATTCAGTTGTGAGTTTCTTAATTTCTGTGTAATCTTCCTTCAAATTGTCGCTGCCGTTGTTCATACTAATTAACAACTTCAAGTAATCATAACACATATTCAACTTGGTTTTATGGTATCTTTTCAGAGTATCTTCTTCAGATTCTTCAAGCTTACGCTTGATTTCAAAGTTCTTCATTTTCGCCATAAACTCAATGGTCTGCTTTTTCATATAAGTCCTTACTATTCATAAAGTTCAAAAACACTAGGTTCGCCAAGACATCGTAATCAAATCCAAGGTCAATGAGCTGATTTAGATTTACTCTGTAATAACAAATTTCTTCATATCCTTCTTTCCATACAGAAACTTCATTTGCGTTCACATCGTAAGCTAAATAAGCATCATTCTCCTTATACTTTTTTGCCGATTTCTTTATTGTTTCCCATAAATCTGCTATCATTTGCTTTTCCAAATTCTAACTGATAAACACCAGGGTATTTATCGTTTTGTCCTAATCTCTTTAAAATATAATTAAATTTTTTGGCTCTGGCAACCAAAACATTCATCATATCTATACATAGGTTTTCATTGTTCGCCAGACTAACATTGTTATACAGTTCGTTAATTTGGTTCATAGCAACTGGGATAATCGTATCTTCAAATTCTTTTTCTTCAGCAAGAGCTTGCATATCTCTTGTTTTACCAAGAACATCTGCGCTCATACTAACAAAATCATTTTCATTAGAAACAAATTTAACTTCTAGAACTATCATTATCTTCTACCGGTAATACTGTATATCCATATTTTCCGCACATATCTTCAGCAAATCTAGCCGCAATAACTGCGTCATCCCAAGTGCGAGTGTCTTTTGAAATTTCATTATCAAAGCCACCACCCACTCTCGGATATGCTGGACCAGTCGGAAAATCAAATTTAATCGTGTATCTCATCGTTCACTTGCCCATACAGAAAGTTTAACAAATCCAAATAAAAGGACGGAGTAAATTAGAAAACTCCACCATTCCAAAGGAATGCTGAACAAAAATGTGAATAAAGCTAAGCTCAATACACAGGTTAAATACTCACCGATAATTTTTGCTACTTTATCCACATTCATATTATGCCACCATCAATCTTTCAATGTAATCATCAAGTTCGCTCTTGGTCATCCCGGTGTCTTTTGAGAGGTCCGAAAGATGTTTACGCAGATAGTCCTTAATCTGTTCTGCGACCTTTTCGTCCTTACCGAGCATTAGTTCCAAATCATCTTGAGTCATATTTATCTCCTTATTAGTTTATATGTTAAATTACCACCATAAATCGTGAAAGTATTTAGAAAAATGTTTTAATGCCTTATTGACCTTTGCGAACTTTTCGTTTCTGGCATTAAGGTCCTGTTCAAATTCCCATTCGTCTTTAGTGCAGTGTAGTTCAAATCCTTCAATCATTTCGTCAAGGATTTTATCCCACTTCTTTTCTGTTAGACGGGATGGAAAACCATTTTCACATTCCTTAAATGCCTTCAAACGAGGGACAAGAAATTTTGCAATCGTTATATCCAAATTCCAGGTTTCGGAATCGTCAAAACCTCTTGTCATTCTCTGTTCTTTAAATTTCTTCGCACGTTCGTCCTGTTCTTCAGGCTTAACAATGGAGAAATTTACATTTTCTCTGCCGAGTATATCTTCCATATAGTTCCTTTCTTTTCTATTTAATATAGTAAATTTCGTGAAAAAAACAATAGATTTTTTGTAAGTTTTTAATTATTCGTCATCATCAGAACTTATAAAAATACCACAGATTAAGTCAATGAACATAATCACCAAGCAAACTGGCAACATTAGTATTGTCATTAGAACTGTGAAAAACAACATAAACAAATTACACAAGAAATTAATCATCTTTTACCTTCAATCTGGATTTAACAGTTTCTTCAAAATGTTTATCCGAACTCTTACAAGGGCATTGGCAACTGCCACAACCTGTAGAATTGTAATAAACATAACATTTCATATTCGCTCTTATATAACTCGGTTTAGTACTCATATAATCGTCAAAGATTTTGTCTTTGGTCTTTTCGTCAAAGAAATCTGGTTGTTCCATCAGTTTAGTTACATTGTCATAGAGTTCTTCTACCGAGCCTACATTATCTATATTACAGAATTTATCACCAACTATATCAGGTTGATTTTGTGGATAACTGTAATCAGTTTGAAGTCTGTTGCGATTAGAAATTTCTTCATCAGTCAATCCACGCTTATGTACTCTATCCATTCTGTCCTTATAATTGGCACTTACATTTATCACATACTTAATTTCAGTGAAAAAGCAGTGATAAAGTCTTTCAAATCTATTCAGATTAAAAGAAGGAATTTCCATAATCAGTGGCACACCTTCTTTTTCTACATCAAAATACTTATTTGGTTTGTTGAAAATGTCTCTGATTTTTATATCCAAATCGTGTTCAAACTGTTCTCGCTGAGTATCAAATAGCGGATCAAAATAAACACCTTTGATATAATCTATGTTATAGGAAGCATCTTCGTTAATCACATATTTACCAAATGCGGAAATCAGTGCTACTTTCATATCAGAGTCAGTGAGCATAATGTCCTTAGAAATTTCATCCATATTAAGAACTTCAAAATGTCTTAATTTGAAGAAATTAGCCACAGTAGATTTTCCACTACCCATTAAGCCGGTTATAATATAAATTGGTCTGATTTTATCCATTGTATGCCATCGGGAAACTTGGGTCTTCAGTTACAGTTACATCTTCAGGTTTAACAAATAATTTGTATGCCATATAAAGAAATGGAAGGAAATCTGCTTTTGCTTCCTTTTCTGTTTTCGCATATCTCTTAAAGTACCACAATTCACCTTCAATAGGAACTGTGATTACATATCGGTTGAGTTCTTTATTATCCTTATCGTAATAGTGTTTCATTACGGAAGCTCCTGAATGAGAACTTCAAGCTTGCTTTTTGGGAAAACAAAGTTTGCCTTAATTCTATTATCAAAGAAATCGGAATCTTCAAATTCAATGTTTCCATTCTTAATGTTATCTTGAACTGAGCCCTTAATGTGTTGGGTTTTCATAATGTCTTTTACTTGCTTTTCTGCTTCAACCATAGCTTCGTCATAGGTTGGCTTCATAGCTTCAATCGTGGTTACACCAGTCCAACCATCGTTACGGGTAAAAATAACTGCGTATGTCATAGTTTTTCTCCTTATTAGTTACTTGTATTGGAAAGTATAATTTCCCTTATCGTAAGAGGCAGCATGTCTGGTTTCAGGACCTCTTTCTTTAAATCCAAATTCGGCAAGCTTTTCTTTAGTTACATTTGCGAACAGCATAATGTCGCTTTTCTTCGGCGTTTCAATCGTGATTAGTTCATTCTTGACATCGTAAGTAATCTTACTGCCATCATTGAATACACACTCATTCAGATTCCAAGATTTTATTCCGTCCAGAACACCTTCAAGCATTCTAAAACGCCAGAGCATAAATTGGTCTAAACTCATTCAAAATCTCCTTCCATTTTCTTAATTTTCTTTTTCATCTGTCGCCATTTAAGAAACTTAATGTTTTCTTGAACCGATGTGATTAAATAGTTTATGTGAGATTTAATTTCTTCGTCATTATAAAGTGCTACAGCGCCATCCATACGAATCGGTCCTTCATATACGAATGCTTCGTTAATTACACAACATTTGGCTACAACAACACACTGTTTATCTTCATCCCACGCAGCAATAAAATCCATTGAGTTCACAAATTCATTTGGGAATCTATATCCCTTAGTGTAGTTAGATTCAGCCCACATAGGGAACTTGGTGTCAATCAACCCAATGGAATAACAATAATCTCTCAGTTCTTCTTTTGTCATAATTACACGTAGTGGTTAAATCGTTCAAATCTTACAGCATTGTCTACTGGGAACTGAACAATGCGAGAATTTCCCTTTAGACAATCGCACACACCAATGGACCCGCCAAGTGGACTCCAAAAGATTAAATCGTGTTTATCAAAGTCCAAAAAATCCTTCCATCGTTCTTCTTGTGTTTTTGAAAAACCAAGTTCATCTCTGGGACTGACAAATTCCACATTATCAACCAAGCACAATTCAAACAAATGCGGGTTCTTTGGATTTGCGTCAGTTACACCTTCAATCAAAGCCGTTTTCATAATTTCTTTTGTATAGTAAACACACAAGGTCGGAACGTGAAAATCCAGTGGGAGTTTGTTTGCTTTACGCCAGTTTTGAATAGCATTTCGGACTTCAGCTCCAATCATAGCTGTCACACAATTCATTTCTTTATTCTTTCTGTAAATGTAAAGTGGTTTCATTAGAAGTCTTCCTTTATTTTCTGTTCTCTCTCAAATATAGATTTTTTCTTCATCTTTTTGCTAAAATTTTGAATATATTTTGTCCAGCGAGAAACTTCTTTATTATAGTCCATTTCATTATCTTTGAAATAATGATAAGATAGATCTTCGTCTTTATATGAATTCCAATAACTTATTTTCCAGTTGTGTTTTCCGACTTGTTCTAAACTAAAAATAGAAGCATATTTATCACCAAGTATAAACTGTCTAGACACAATGTCCAGTCCATAAGTATAAATGTTGCTAATTTCGGAATAGATATAATCGCACTGTTTAGCAAACTCTATTAGGGTTTTGCCCAAACTAATTACTTTATCTGGAACATTACTGGTTTTCTTACACATTAAAAATCCTTCTGTATATTCTTCATTCTTTTGTTGTTCTCAATTTCTTTCATCCGTTTGATAATGTTGTAAACTCTCCTGCGAATTTCGTCATCGTTATCTAGAATGACTTTCAATTCTTCAGGCCAGGAACCCCAATACAATGCTCCTTTCTCATCAACAACTGCTCCATCGTCACTAACGAATTTTGCGATATACAGACCTGGTTTAGCAATAGAAACATCACGCTTGTAATATGCGAGATATGTACTGTTTTTTCCAGATGCCCAAATACCATCTGAGTCCCAGAATACTTTATCAACAAATGGTTTTAGTTCGGCAAGCAAAAATGTTTTTAATTGTTCTTCAGTCATTAAAGAGTTTTCCAAAGTAAAATTGCGAGAAAAATAGGAACAAACAAAACTGCCAAACACGGACAACAAAGCAACACAAAAAGAACAAATGCGATAACTCCAATCTTCCATAAATCGTGTCCGAGACCTTTCGGCATTTGAACAAGATAATAGTCAGTATCGTCATCGTCATCTGATTCAAAGAAAGGCCTGCGAGGCTCACTGTGACGCGGCTCGCTCGGCTTTCTGTTTTTCATATAATCGCGGTCATAGATAGACATCAGGTCCTCCTACTGCATGTCAGGGACATACAGGATAGTCGGGTTGTCCTTATGGATGTCCATACACTTCAGTTCAATGCCGCGAGACTTACAGAACTGTTCCCAGAGACCCATTTTCGGTTCTTTGCCTTCTTTCTTTGCCTTTGCGATAGCATCAGCATTCGGCACATGGCTAAATGTATCCCTGTTGAACGGTTTACACACGATGTGCTTTCCGCTCTTGGTCGGCACAATGAAGAAGTTTTCAGCCACATACTTCTGCTTGATTTCATCCATTGACACACCACACGGGTTTCCAGTGCTATGAATTTCAGCATTGGTGGTATCATAGATTTCCTGGAGTTTTGCGGAAATTGGCATACACTGACAAATCATATCAATGATTTCCTTTTCATACGGAAGGTATTCCTTATCCAGGTCCACAATCCAAGTCTTATCTTCACCAGCTTGGCAACATTCACCACAAGCAGACGAAACGAGGTGGAACGGACTAGAGTAAGTTTCACCACTAGCAGCTTGTTCAGCGATGTGTTTCATCATTTGAAGTGCGATGTTCTTATAGTTTCGCTTGTTCAGGCGAATGTACGCACGCACATTTTCAAGCTTACAAAATTCAATAATCTGCTGCTTGACATCTTCAAGATGGTCAACTGACTTTATGAGATAGTCCTTGATAGAGCGGCTGTGCATATTGCCGTGATACTTCTTGTCTTTCACACCACCAATCATCGGGTCATCCGCCTGGCGACGGAGCAACTGAACATAGTAGCAATCGCCTTCTTTCCAAGTGAGAGCCTGCTTTGCCATATATTGTTCAATGAGAGCAAAATTATCAACCATTATTAAACCTCTTTTGTTGTTTGTTTCTAAAGAAAATATAGTTATATTTCTTCAGTTCGTCAATGAAAAAATTGTAAAATTGTGTAAAAATTTAGTTACATTGATGCGAAAAAACATTTTCTATGTATCTGTAAGCATAATGAGCCTTACACATACCACGTTCTAAATCACTTAGTTTAATTGTGATAGTTTGTCCAGTTACCAAATTTACATCCATATCTTCACCCCATTCACCATCACGATGGCGAGGAACGTCAATAGATTCAATTTTAGTTTCAATTTTCTTTGGCAAAATTCCTTCCAATTCACCATCTTCACCTGAAAGATAATCACCCCAGCCAAATTCATAAGCTTTGCCTACAATAGCAAGTAATTGTTCACGAACAGTTTTTTCAATGTCTTTCAACTGCTTATTTGTAAAGTTTTTCATTCTTTCTCCTTGTAAAAATTTATTAACATTCAGAAAAGATAGTGGATTCCTTAAATTCAATGCCATTCTTCTTGGCACAGCGAATTTCGGCCTGCTTTCTGTATTCCGAAAGATTTTTGAGAGCATTCACATACTTACGAACGCCATAGGCTTTCAGTACGTAGCCATGCTTGCCCAGTGCTCTTTCATAATATGTTTTACCACCATCCCAACGATAACAGAAGGAACGTTCCCATCCGTCGCGGGGCTGGATAAATCCATCGTGTAGGAACATAGCCCAGGTCTTTGACATAAAACCATCTGCGTAACCCAAACCAAATGCGTTGTTCATCATAGCTTCACGCTTGGATTTTACAATTCGTTCTTCACGAGGCAGACGTTCCAACTTGTAGCCATTGTTCTCATATTCTTCAGCGGCTTGGTCAGATAAAGAACCAATGCTAATGAGATAACGAGCGAGCTGGAACCAACGACGTTCCAAAACCTTATACACACATTTCTTGAGTTCATTGTTCCAGCAGCGAGTTACATAGTAAGGATTCATATTGTTACCTCTTGTTTTATCGTTTACATAAGTAAATATAGAAAAATTCCCATTGTTTGTCAATGGGAACTGTGGAAAAAATTGTAAAATTTTCTTTACATTATTCGTTCAATAATTGGGTATTTTCCCAATAAAACACAGCGAAACCTTTTTGACTGTCCATCCAAATAATACTTTGGATTTGTTCTCGTTTAATTTTCTGTTCGTTAATGTAACGGGCAACTTCTTCTCTGGTATGGCAAAAATGGGATTTTAACATTTTAGAAATCTCCTTTTATTTTTTCAAGATTTATTTCCTGTTGTTTATCAAAAATCATTTTCTTTACTTTTAGAACTTCGTCCCTAATTTCTTCATAGGTTTTATTGTTCCATTGTAGTCCGTCATCGTATTCCAAAGCAGAAATCATATTGTAACAGTAAATTTCTTTACCTTCAACCAGTTTATCAAAATGGTCAAAATCGTAAAGTATATTACCATAAATATAAATTTCAGGTGGGTCTTTGTATGGTGCTAAACTGATTACAGCACTTTTCATTTTGTAATCTTCATCATCTTCACAATTCTCTCTAAACATTGGCATTGGATAACTTAGATAATAGGTTGTTTCTCTCTTATAAAATAATGCTTCGTTTTCCCAAAACATTAAACCTGTATCAGCCGCTAACTTTTTAAATTCATCAACTGTAATCATTCAAAATCCTTTTTAAGTCTAGACAATCTCAATTCTTCTTTAGCAAGTTTTAATTTATATTTAATGTCTAATAAAAACTTTTCTAAATCATCTTTATTATTTATCGTAATTTCTTCGGGATTAAAACTAGAATAGATTTTATCGTGTAAAACAAAGAATAAATTAAAAATTTTTCTGCTGTGGCATTGAGTTAAATCATTTGTTGTTTTATCAAACTGATACTCAATTACAGTAGCACTTGCATAAAAATCTGGGTCATGTAAAGTAATAGCAAACAAAGTAGGGTCAGTCGGAAGAAACCCGTCTAAGTCAAAATACATAAACCCAGATAGTTTACGAACAACATCAATAGCTTCGTAAGGTGTGAGCATTAAAAATCCTCAACAATTTTATCTTCTCTGCTAATCAAATCCATTAGTTTAAACACAAATGTTTGGCATTTGTTGAATGCTTTTTCACAACCATCAGATTTTTTAAATTCTTCAAAAGCCGGTTTAACTAATGTTTCATACTGTGGATGACTAATTAGTTTCTTGTATAAATCAAATCGCATTTTCTTATAGCCGTTCAAATCCAACTTAGATAAAAATGTGTGGTCCTGTAAGAAACACCAGTTCATACACATTGTTCGTAATCTTTGTTCTGCTACAGGATTTTCAACCATTAGAAATCTCCACTAATCTTATTCAGTTTAACTTGTTCGGCATATTTCTTTTCAAGTGGTTTTGCTAATTCAATTAAATACAAAAAGTTTTTAATGTTTTCTTCAAATTCTTCTGTTGTTGTAATGTTCCTAAATGTAGAAGTATGAAACCCAAATTTGCCACTTTTCAGTGCTGTAATTCCAAATTCATAAGCACAATTAAATTCAAGACCATCAATACCAGTTTCAAGTCGCATAAAACCCAAATCGTCATCATCAATCCATATATTACTAGGAATAACAATTTCCCCTAAATCTTCGTCATAAGCGAAGTTATATTTTTTCGCAATCTCAACCGCATTTTCAACAGTTAGTTTCATAAAAGCTCCTTTAGTTCCATTTAAATATAGAAAAATCCTGCGGATTTAGACCACAGGATTTTATATTTTGTTTAATGTAAAACTTAGTTTACATCATTGGCATTTGGAAAGTTGGAGTTTCGGCCTTCTTCTCTGGAATGTTAGTGATAACACATTCTGTTGTCAAAATCAAACCAGCAATAGAAGCAGCATTCTTCAACGCAGTTTTCGTAACGAGAACTGGGTCAATCACACCGTTCGCAACCAAGTCCTGGTATTCACCAATCTTGGCATTGAAACCCTTATTGCCTTCCATTTCTTTTACTTTGTTTACAACAACACTAGCTTCAAGACCAGCGTTTGTAACGATTTGACGAAGTGGTTCTTCAATGGCCTTCAAGACAATGGAATAACCAGTCTTTTCGTCATTGGCAGAATTCAATGAAAGACCCTTAGAAGCACGAAGGAGAGCAATACCACCACCAGCTACAATACCTTCGGCAACTGCAGCTTTGGTTGCGTGTAGAGCATCATCAACTCTGTCCTTCTTTTCTTTCATTTCTACTTCGGTAGCAGCACCAACACGAATTACAGCAACACCACCAACCAACTTAGCAATACGAGACTGCAACTTGGCCTTTTCGTAAGAATTGGTTTCAGGAGTGATAGAATTCTTCAATGTCGCAATACGGGCATCAATGAGTTCTTTCTTACCAGCACCTTCAACAATCGTGGTTGTGTTAGCAGTAATAGTAATGTTCTTTGCGGAACCGAGATAAGCAGCTGGGTCAACTTCGGAAAGTTTAACACCTGTTACTTCTTCAATTAGTGTTCCGCCAGTCATTACTGCGATGTCAGAGAGATTATCGTTTCTGCTTTCACCATAACCAGGAGCACGGATAGCACAAACCTTAATGGCACCTCTCATTTTGTTCAAAATAAGAGCAGACAAAGCTTCACCATCAACGTCTTCAGCTACGATGACCAATGGCTTGTTATGACTAGCAGCAAATTCCAAATGAGGGAGAATGTCTGCCATAGCACTAATCTTCTTGTCATAAAGAAGAATGTATGGGTCTTCTAACACACAGCTCATATTGTCGGAATTTGTAACAAAGTATGGAGAACAATAACCACGGTCAAACTGCATACCAACAACTGCGTCAAGCGTAGTTTCGGCGGTCTTACTATCTTCAATCGTGATTACACCATCTTCACCAACTTTTTCCATAGCATCAGCAATCAACTCACCGATTTCTTTATCGTTGTTTGCTGAGATGGTTGCGATTTGGGCAATAGACTTCTTGCCTTCAATCTTTTGTGCGAGCTGGTCAAGGTTATTGGTAATGTCCTTAACGGCCTTGTCAATACCTGCTTTCAATTCCATCGGGTTAGCACCAGCTGCCACATTCTTAAGTCCTTCTCTAGCAATAGCCTGAGCGAGAACAGTAGCAGTAGTAGTACCGTCACCAGCGATGTCATTTGTCTTTGATGCGACCTGCTTACACATTTGGGCGCCGAGATTTTCAAATGGGTCTTCTAAATCTATTGACTTAGCAACTGTAACACCATCTTTCGTTACTGTTGGAGCACCAGCACCAGTGTCAATCATTACATTCTTACCCGCAGGTCCTAATGTAGATTTAACTGCATCTGCCAACTGGTTTACACCATTCAATAACTTTTCTCTTGCGTTTGTATCAAATTTAATTTGTTTTGCCATTTTCTCAATCCATAAAAAATATAGGGTAACTCGGGGTTACCCTATGTTAATTTGTTCCAATCTTAATTACTAAATTTCAATTTCAACTGGCTTTTCTTCTTCCTTAACAGGAATACGAATAGTCAAAAGACCATTTTCAACTGTCTTTGTTGTCTTTTCAACATCAAAGTTCATTGGAATCAAGCGAGAAAATTCAAGCTTTGTAGCCTTCTTAATCTTCTTAATTCCACCTTCGTAATTGCGAGTTTCAATGGCCTTCTTGTCTTCGTCACTCAATTCTTTTGGTTGAGCCTTAATGGCAAGAGTATTTCTACCATTTTCCTTCTTTACAGTAACCTTGACTTCGTCAGCACCCATACCAACCACAGCGACTTCAAATACTAATGTGCCGTCTGCTTCAGTATAAATGTCAATCGGAAAATCAATCTTTGTGTTGATGACTGGAGCTTCTTTCGTACCGCCGAACATTCCATTCATAGCCTGTTCAAGCTGCGTCATAGCTTCAAGTGGATTTCCAAAAATGTTATTTGTGTTAATCATTTTTTAACCTCTGTGATCTGAATTCAGTATCACAATGCCCACTAAAATTTAAACATAACCACGTTCGTGTATTATGCCTCGTTTGACAGTGGGCTAAGTCAAACAAATGTTATTAGACACCCATAGCTTTAATGAATGTTGCGAGGTCCTCAAGGGCCTTCTTATAACCTTCATTAAATGCGGCGTTCAACTGATATTGTGGGGTAGACTTATCTCCTGTGGGAGCGTGCTTAATAGCTTCATCCAACTTGCGTGGAATGTACTGCTTAATGGCTCTCAAACTATTTGAAAGGATGTCTTCACCTTCAATAACTTCGTAATCTTGCATATTTTCACCTCAATATATTGGTTTAACAATTTTGTTTTATTTATATTCCAAATATAACAAATTAAATCAAATGAAATAATTATTTTCAAAATTTTAAACTTAAGAAAATAACCATTTCATATAAGGTATGTATATGCCGAGTTTTCAGTTAGTCAAAAATCGTAAGGTCGGACTTCAAGAAAGCCTTATAACCTTCGTAAGTATTGGTAATGTCATCTACGTGGGTGATTTCCATTGGACTGTGCATATTGAGCACTGGAACACCAGCGTCCATAACATTGATGTTCAAACGGCAGACGATAGAAGCAATCGTGCCACCACCACCAACGTCTACCTTACCCATAGTATCAAACTGATACTTTGTGCCAGCATCGTTCAATGTCTTACGAACGGCAGCGATAAATTCCGGGTTAGCATCTGCGCCACCACCCTTACCGCGACCACCATTATACTTGGAAAGCATAAAACCACCACCAAGCTTACAGGTCATTTCCTTGTTAGAAACTTCACCATAGAGCGGGTCATAAGCGGCAGACACATCGGAGCTGAGCATATTAGTGTTTGCCAAAATGCGACCAAATTCTACGTGGTCAGGTTGTGCAGTAACATCTGCGAGTACATCTTCCAACCAACGGGATTCGGAACCAGTAGCACAAATTGAACCAACTTCTTCCTTATCCACAAGAACACAACCACTGGTGCGTTCAGGAACTTCATTTTCGTCGGCTACATCAATGAGAGCCATAAGAGAAGTCCAAGCACAAACTCTGTCATCCTGACCATATCCACCAACCATAGATTTGTCAAGACCAACGAAAGTAGCATCACCCGCTGGAACTACTTCAAATTCAGCAGAAAGAAAATCGTCTTCGTCAATGTTGTATTGGTCCTTAAGAATTTTGAGAATGTTTGCCTTGACCGGGTCCTTTTCGTCTTCTTCGTCTTCACCCTTTTCAATCTTTACAGTTCCCAAAAGCAAATCCAACTTTTCGCCCTTGATAGTTTCACTAGCCTTTCGGTCAGCTTGGGTCTTATCCAAATGCGGAAGAAGGTCAGTGATACAGAATGTGTAACCACTACCAGTATCGCCAAGCTTTACTGGAATTTTTGTTCCGTCAAGCTTACAAACTACACCGTGAATTGCGAGAGGACGAGCAGTCCACTGGTACTTCTTAATGCCACCATAATACTGAAGGTCAAAATAACCCATACCAGTATCTTCGTAAAGCGGCTGTGTCTTTACATCCAATCGTGGGGAGTCAATATGAGCACCGAGTAAATTCAAACCCTTTTCACGAATACCTTGCTTACCAATGATAAAAGCAGCGATATTCTTGTCCTTATTCTTGTAATAGACCTTGTCGCCGCTCTGCAAATCAGCAAATTCTTTATTAGACTTGAAACCGTGATTACGAAGTTCACGTTCCGCAAATGCTACACATTCACGTTCTGTCTTATTCTGTGAAAGAAAGTCAATATAGTTTTTAATATCCATAAGTTTTTAATCTCCATTGTTAATTGTTTGATTTTAATATAGTAATTTAAAGCACATTTGGCTATATGTCATTTACCAATTTTGTTTCAAGTTGAACTTAAAAATCATCGTTAATTTTATCTAATCGGCATTGGTTCTGGTCTTCTTTTCGTATTCTGATACCATCCATAATACTCTGTTTACACAGTTCCAATCCTACTTCGTCTACTTGACAAAGTCTTAATTGTTGTTCACAGTTCATATATCGGACTTGGTTTTCTTCTCGTTGATAGACTGCAATAAAAACTATATAGCAATCTTTGTTATCAAGTTCAATTCCGTTCTTTACATAATCTGGTTTGAAGTCTTTATTTTGATTTATTTTGGACTGAAGTGAATGTTCACTATACAATTCATCTGCATTCAAATTCATTGAAGTACCAAAATCGTGTAACTGTTGGAAAAAATCGTCTAATGTCATACAAAATCTTCGTTAATGCTATCTAATTTAATTTGTTGATGATTTTCTTTTAGTCTGACTACTAATTTATCTAAATCTTCTTTACACTTTTTTAAAGTAGTAATTGTGAATTGTCCTGAAAATCCACCACTTTCTTTACCACTTGTAAAATAGATTCCTGCAGTATAACGATCAGTCAATATAGTATTTAAACCAACTGCTACAATCATTCCATACATTCTAAACTGTATACCATGTGCAGCATAGTTTGGTTCTTCTAAAGAAAAACCACTATCTCTAATACCTTCTGCGACTGCGAAACCTAATGACTGAGCATAATCAGCTAATTCTTGAAAAAACTTGTATGGAGTAATTTTTTCCATCGCAGTTCGGATTTCTTCATTTTGTTTTTTCTTGCGGTTAAATAAAAAATCTATTATATCACTTAAAATATCCATTCGCTCTTAACTCCGCATTAAAGTTCTTTTGGATTTTAGCATAGAATTTTCTAGCTTCAAGAAGCATATTATTCCATTCTACAAATTTATCTTCATGACTGAGTATGAACTTATAGTATTTGTCAAAATCTTTTGCGATTTCTTTCATTTTAACTTTGCAAACAGGAACAATATCTTTATCAGTAATTAACTTCTTAAAATTATTGGATTCACCAACTGTAGATTCAAGTTGATAGATTTGTTTAACATTGTTCAATCTCCAATGGAACGGTATAATATCAGCATAGTAAGGGTCTGCTTCATTAAATGACAATCTACTACAAGTAAAAATATATGTAGAAGGCAAATGCTCACTTAATGCAACAGATTTAGTTACACTATAATCTCCTGATTTTGTATTAAATAAAAATCCAGGTTCATAGTTTGAAAAACTTTGTAGACCGTGCCATTCAGGCCACTTCATTACATCGTCTAATACCCATTCTCTAAGTTCTTTTTCGGCAAATACTTCTTCATCGGTCATAGTTCATATTTTTCCCATTTACTTTGTTCTAGGTTCTTGTACTGTTTCAATATACCATCAAGATACTTTTTGTATTCGTCAAATGTGGTAGCAGATATAGTTTCTTCATTACACTTCATTTCCCAACAATCGGGTAATGTAAATGTTTCCAGACCACCCAAAACTATTTCCTGTTGTTCCAGACCAGACGGAACATAAATTTTGTTTCGTGCTTTACAATACGAAATCACGAAATATCTAATGTCAGGTGAGTAAGCATATCTGGTAGCATTTATAGATTTTTCAGGTTCTATTAAATGATAATGTGATTTAAGACTTTCAAACAAGGCGGCAGTTGGGTCAAAATCATCTGCTGCTTTCTTTTCTTTGTATTCAGATTTGAGTTCTTTAAATCGTTCCATTAAACGAAGTAAAATTGCTTCTACTTCTTCAAATGTAGCATCTTCTCTAATTGGTACTGGGTTATCCCAAGTTAAATAATAATCGTCTGGACAATCTTTTGGTAAATATGCCCAGCGTGAATTTGGGTCAGTTGGTTCAGGCCATTTCCAATGAAAATCAGGAATATAACTGAAATGATGGTCATCCATATTGGAAGATGCATTTTCGCAATAAATTACACACCATTTTTTATCTTGGAATTCAAGCTCAATGTTGCACCATGACTCACTATCCATACCAGTCAAACAGTACTTTTCTTTTAGTTTGTCTATAATGGCTTTCTTTCGTTTGTATTCAATTAGATTATTCCTTCCTTCGTGTGTAACTTGTTCGTGAACACACTTCTTAACTCTGTTAGGAAGTTCTAACAAATAATCAAAAGTATTGCCGAGTATATCAACTAAATCCATTTTAGAAATCCGCTTGTAGTTCCTTAATCTTCAGTTCGTCCAAGCATCTCTTATAGTCCTTAAGCAACTTCTTCAACTGCTTTTCGCCCTGAGAGAAGGTTGTAATTTTAATGTTGTCCTTCTTTGTGTGGTGAATGTAGTATTCAGATTCGCCTTGACGGACTTCAAATCCCGCTGGCATATATACTTCTGTATTCTTGAACAGACCGAAGAAACACGGTTCAGTCTTCATCATAATCATAGTAATTTCTTTGTTATCGTGAACTTCGTCACAGAAATTACCGCTAGTGAAATCACCGCGCTTTGTTACTTTGAAATTCAGGTCCTTAATGATACGCCTGAACATTGACTCTCTGCCTTCAAAGAGTTCATATACAGGTCCCAACAATGATGGGAGCTTCTGTTTTGCTTTGCCCTGAATTTTGTAACCGTTCTTCTTTGCTATCTTAATAGCATCGTCCATAGTCATTTTCTTACGTGGATAAGCCATATCAGTACCGTCCTCCAATTATTTCTCTATCAATCATTACTTTCTCTTTTTAACTGTTAGTTCTCGTCCAGTAATGTCAAGAACCTTTTTGTCATAGAAATAAATGCGAACAAATTTATTGCCAGCATTATCTGTTTTCCATTCCCAGCTCTTTACATTTTCAAGAATTTGTGTGTAACAAGTTTTGTCATTACAAATGTCAAACACAGTCTTGTCAGCAGCAAATGCGACGGATGCGAGAATTGCCAAACTAATCATTAACTTCTTCATTTTAATCATTCCTTTTAAGCATACTAACTGTCTTTTCAATAAGTTCATCCATAGTCTGGAATGACAATGCAGGGAAATTCAAACCAACTGCGAGAAGGTTATAATCACCATCATTCCACATTGGACGCATTTTACAAATCCAAACAACCTTCTTATCTTCGTCTTTTAGAACAAATGCATAATCGTCTCGGCCGTTTTCGTCCTGTTTCATTCGTTGAACTTCTTTGACTGCAAATCCTGCATTTTCAATGGCTTCTCTCATTTTGTCAACTTCGTCTTGGGCGAAATTATACAAATTAGGACGGAGAATAGCATCCTGTGGTTTACCCAAAATCAAAAGAGCATCTACGTCCTTTGCGTTGTTAATCATTTCAATGGCATCATTGAGCTTTGACAGGTCATATTTCTGTGGGTCGCTTTTTGCCATTTTGGTAATTTGCTTAATAGCAGTTTTCTTATCCATAATTATCTTCTCCTGTCACGGTCATCGTCAATAGTGTAATTGTGGATAATCTGAGTAATGTCTTTAACGATAGACATCCCGCTATCACCGAGTTCCTTAGCAGTTTCTGTCTTACTGAACTGGTTCACCAATTCAATACCAGCAACCATATAAACGGCCTTCTCACTCGGCATTAAAGCACCAATCGTGGCGAAAACGAGAGTGAACACCCACGCAATAATACCAGCACGATGACTGAATTGCTGTTTTTCTTTATCACCAGTATCAAAGAAGTTTATCACAAACAAACCGCCAATGATAAATGCGATAACTGCCATAAGGATAAATGCGATACCAATGCTGTGACACACTACCCGCCAATACAAGCCAACTGAGTGAAGAAAGCCCCATAGTTTATTTCTCCTTTAGACCTTAATCTTTTGAATGATGGTAATCATTTCGCCATCGTTATAATCAAACATATAAGGAATTTTTCCACCCTGGCGACTTTCGGAACATTGGTCTTGGTGTTCCTTAATGTAGGTTTCCATATCAAATTTACCTTCAATTCCTTCATTGTCTTTAAGGAATGGCTTCAACTTCTTCTTGAACTTTGCGATAGCTTCGTCAAGTGTATTTTCTACGAAAAGAATCTTAATATCAGATTCCCAATTCCATACAACTGCAAATCGTTCATTAGTAGCGGGAACAGTATTTGACTTCTTCATTTTATTACTCCTTGTTATTTTGTTTGATGACCCTTGCCAATTTTTCAGCATAGTCAGATTTCTTTTCAATCCAACCATACTGTGAAATAAAGATGGTCTGATACCACTTGAGATACTCATCCCTAAATGTCACAGACATTTTCTTGTCTGACTCAAACCATTTAGCCGTAGCATAAGTCCTACCGTTGTATTCAACTGTGTAAATTGTGCTGTTATTACGGAAGTCTGTTTTACTTCCAATCTTACAACCTGCTTTTGTTGAAATGTCAATAAAGTCTTTAATTTGCATTAGATTGCTCCTGCGTTATCAAGTTCGTGAATGTAGTTAGGAAGAATCGGGTTTGTCGGTTCAAAAGCTGGAATACGAATAATATCAGTCTTGAACTTGTTTGCCTTGTACTTCTTGATAATTTCGTCATAGTGCGGACCCTTCACACCATTACGAACAAGTTCGTTAATTTCGTGATAAGTGAAACCGAGATTATCTTCATCGGTCAAACCACACAGACCATCACTCGGGGTTTTGTGAACAAGGTCATGCGGAAGGCCAAGGGCATCACCAATGCCAACAATTTCTTCAGTTGTCAGACGAGCGAGAGGGCTGAAGTCGCCGGCACTGTCACCATAAAGGGTAGCATAACCAACAGTATCTTCCGAAAGATTACAAGTGTTCACAACACGTCCACCAATGTTCTGGGCAACACCATAGAGAACAGTCATTCTCAAACGCGGTGGCATATTGATCTGCGCCTGGCTAGAAATGTTCTTTTCGTTAATCTGGTTCACCAGGTTCAAGTATGCGTACTGAATGTTTACAACCAAACCCTTAATTCCCAGGAAGTCAATAATCTTTTCAGAGTCCTTAATGTCGGACTGAACACCATTTGGCATCATTACACCAATGACGTTTTCTTTTCCGAGAGCTTCAACACATAGAGCAGCTGCCACAGTGGAATCCTTACCACCCGAAATACCAATGACGGCCTTTCGTCCACCAGTAGATTTCATATAGTCGCGGATCCATTCAACGGCCTGTGTACGAAGCTTTTCATTGAGTTCAGTATTTTCCATAGTTGTTTTTCCTTATTAGTTTGTTGTTAGTGGTTAGTCATTGATGACGTCAATCTGCTGCATATTGAGAACATACTTCGTAGCTGCTCGGCAGAAGGTTTCGTCACCCTTATCGTCTGCCATAAAACCACAACCAGCATAGTCCACAATAATTCGCTTGTTCGGATAAAGTGCTCGGAGACCGATAGCATTTGCGACCGGACAAATCGGGTTCACAGTTCCCATAATGTAAATCACATCAATGTCATCAGCCGTTCCAAGGATTTCCTTCCAACCAGTGAAACCAAATGTGTTCTTTTCAATGAAAATCGGGGTCTTCGTGAGAACATTGGTTAGTTCAGATGCGACCTTATGACCCGGAGTTCCCTTGATACAATGCGGAACTGGGAGCTTCTTGCCTTCAAGAGTGTTCGCATAATTTTCATCGTGTGTGTCCTGTGTAAAAATCACCGGGCGCTTTGCATCACGAATCTTATCAGCAATATAGCCCAGCTTTGCCTTGAAATTGGCATTACCCAACGAGCCGTCAATAAAGTCGGGCTGGGCATCAATTACGACGTACTGGATTTTGTTTTCGTCAAGTTCAAGTTCCATTATTTAATCTCCTTATAGAATTTGTTTTCTTGGATTTTGGTAATTTTTAAGCCGAACGCATTCTTGAACTTATTCTTTGCGAAATAGTCCAGTCGCTTTTCGGCCTGTTCTTTTGTTTCAAATTTCATAGCCCATTCCGGGGTCCTGCAGAAAGTAATAAACGCATTTGGAGCGAAAGTCCAATTTTGAACCAGTTGTCCCTTTTGATTCTTGATTACGAAAAATTCTCTTGTCATTTATTACCTCTCGTTTACACCATATAATATAGAAAAAATTGAGAGGAATGTCAATAAAAAATAGTCAATTTTATGTAAAATTTTGTTTACACTTGAAATCTGTTTCCAAGTTTTGTATCTTTTTGTTTACATTCATTTCTTTTGCTTTTAAAATCATTTCGGAAACTGCTGCTTTTGCGGTGTCATAATCGTTATAACCATTCGCACCAAAATAGAAACATTCGCCTTCGTCAGTTTTGGAAACTTCCTTTGCCACCATAATATAATCGTGTGTCGGCACCAACGCAATCAAAAATCCCGCAAAACCAGGTAGTTTTCCGTACTTTTCGCCTTTTCTATCAACAGAAACTGTCAATCCAAATTCTATTGCTAATTTGTTAAAAATATCTTCCATCAGTTGAAATCCTCTTGTGCTTTTATAATTCTTTCTTGAATAGCTGCCATTTTATCCCTGACTTTAAAAAATTCAATTTTCTCTTTAATAATCTCAGGAGTTACTTTGCTAAATGGTAAATTTTCGTCATAGAAACAAACCATACTGAAACGGCTTGCGATAACACACAACGCAGTTTCATCTTCCATTGTATAGACTTCTGTCAAATGTTGTCCTGGAACTAGAACGCAATCCAGTTTATTAAACAATACAATCATCTCAGCTTCAGTCATTAGAAATCCGCCTGAATTTTTCGTAATCGTTTGTTTTCAATTAGTTGCTTTTTATACTTTTTGTATTCGCCAAACTTTGATACTGTTTCGTCAATTCGCTTTTTAAATTCGTCAAAGTCCTTTGGTTTGTAATACGCATTATGAACCCCTTCATTTATTACTATAAGTGTTGGGTCATTTATTCCATCAAATTCCCATTTAAACTGATAGACACGTGGACTAAACTCTCCTTCGCAGTATAAATCAACTATCCAAAATGTATCGTTAGCATTTTCGCCATATTTGAATCGCCAACAGTTAACATCAGCACCAACAGAATAAAACCCAGCTGACTTCATATAGTCACCATACTGTTTAAATAGTGCTTTTTCTTCTTCTGTATATCCCATTAGAAATCTTCCTGCATCTTTTCAAGTCGCTTTTCAATGTATCGTTCTTTATGAAGGTTTCGGATATAACCAATCCTAGCAATCAGTTCTTCTTTGGTGAAATTTTCAAAACCATCTACCTGTGGAAAATGATACGTAGAAGAAACTGAACCTATTCCATTAAACGTATTTGGGTAAATCCAACAGACTGAATTATTGTCATTCCCTTCCATTTCGGAGTATAGAGTGTAGTTTCTTCCATCTCTATCAGGAACAATCAAACACTGCATTTCCGCAGCAGTCATAACGATTTCATCAAAGGTCATTAGTCAGCTCGCTTTTTGAGAAAATCCTTAATAATTTGTTCGTGATGGAAACCGAGCTTCGGCAAATTGTTCAAATCAAACCAACGAGCTTCAGCAGCATCGTCCGCACCAGCAGCCTTACTCATTTGGGCCTTCGGAACACGAACAGAAAATGCCGTATCAACAATCTTCATACGAGGGTCAAAATTGTGGCCGTATGTCTTAATTTGTTCAAACTTCGTCGGATCCAAATCCAAACCTGTTTCTTCACGCAATTCTCTAGCTGCGCCATAGTTCAAATCTTCGTCATCCTTTTCAAAGAAACCACCCGGCAAGCACCAACTATTTTTGTATGGGAAATTGCCACGCCTAATCAACAGTACTTGCTCACCATTGTACGCAACTGTATCGGTCGTAACACTAGGTTCACCCCAACCATTCTGGGCCTTCTTGATAGCATACTCCGCAAGGAACTGCTTTTCCTTCTTTTCATAGTCAGGACCATTTTGGAAATAGAGTTCGTGTTCCTTAATGTAACGGAAGGTCTGGTGAGTTACCAAATTCTTAACTTGTTCGTAATGACAATCCGGGTCGCGGAACAGAATTTCTCTCGTTGCCGAAGAAGAAATACCACTGGTATCTCCAGCAGACAAGAAAGAAACATTCGGGTTAATTTGTGCCGGAAGTACAATTTCTTCGGATTCGTCTCGGTTGAAAACGATAAATTCATACTGCTTTAAAAGCAAATCCCAGTTTACCCACTTTCCATCACAGAGGGACTTCCATTCGTCTTCACCCACGCAAATTGTGAAATCAGTTTTGCCACACTGTAGCTGGTAGTCCTGCAAGAACTTGTATGTTCGTGTGTCCTGACGGATGACTCGGACCTGGGTATTCTTGAGCTTGGTTTCAACCAACTTCTGTACCATAACCATTCGGTCGCCAATCGGCGCCTTATAATTCTTTTCGTCATTGTTCGCAACACCAATCAGGAGTGTGTCATTTTTACGCAGCTGCTTAGCAATAGCCTTAAACAGTTCAATGTGAGCGAGAGTTACAGGGTCAAAGGAGCCGCCATAGTAGTAAATCATAGAATACCTCTTTTGTTGTTTTCTAAGTATAATATAGAAAAATTTACGCAGTTCGTCAATAAAAAAATGTAAAAATATGTAAAATTATGTTTACAAAGGACTAAAAATCTTCTGCCATAGCAAACATTTTTTCCATTTTTGCGACACCACGCTTGTACAGTTTCTGTTTTTCTTCATTCAATTCTTTAAGTTTTTCATTCAGTTTCTTAATTTCTTCCATATCCTTTTCAAGTTCTTTGTTGAACACAATAGAGAAACCTTTACGGAAATTCAATAAAGATTTTTCCATATATTCATCAAACTTCATAAACCATTCTTGAAGGGACTTTTTCTCGCAGTTCATAACTCTATTATTGAACACATCATACTGATTTTTCTCACCAGTTCTAAACCAATCATAACACTGGCAAGACAGTTCCCAATAATGAAACCAACTACCTGATAAGTCAAAATACCAACCTTTATCAATTCGTACAAATTGTATCTGGACTAATTCCACGTCCAAATCTCCTTCATTTTGTAACTGCGGAATAGTCTTAAATTTGGAGAGCCAAGGTTCTTTCAAAAACTTCATTCTACCTTCCCAGGTAATGTAATTAGATTTGAATTTTGTTAGATACAGTTCTGTAACTATATCAAAACCACTGGCGTCTAACCAATCGTTCAGTACTTTTTGAGCGATTTCAAACTGTAGTTGATTTATTTTTTCAGGTTCTATATTTGTTAGTTTCATAGTCATAAAATATAAAAATCTATTGAGCTTGTCAATAGATTTTTCTGGTTAAATTTTATTTGGGTGCTTTGGGTGGCTGCTTTCGGTTCAGTTCATCAATGTTACGTCTAAGATTTTTCAATCTGCGCTTTTCTTGTCTGACTAAAAAACCAACGGCAGTAAGTCCTAACACACCGAGAGTAATCTTAATTAATTTCTTCATAATATCCTTCGTCATAGTGTTCTAAACATTCCTGAATAATAGGTTGGAGAGACTTATAGAACAAACGAAAATCATCAGTCCATTTGTAACCAACAATTTCATTTACCATTTTGCCGTGTAACTCAAACTTACTATCACAGTACAGTTCGTGTATATCACAATCCACAAACATTAGGTACACATACAAATCTTTATTTTTAAGATACTGGAACAAACCACAATCAAAAATCTTTTCGTCTGTAATAGTGAAACCAGTTTCTTCTTTTAACTCTCTGATAGCTGTCTCCAAAGTTGTTTCACCATTTTCACGGTGACCCTTCGGAATGTCATAGTTACCAGGAGTATTTGGTCTGCGACCATTTGGCTGGCAAGCCAAAATTTGTTTTGGATTTTTCCTGTTAATAATAATAAAACCACAACTTAATTCTTTCATAATCAAATTTTCCTTTAGTCTATTTATAGACAAATTAGTTACGAAAGAGTCAGCAGGACAAAATTTTATCCCTGAAAATTACTTCGCAACATATCGTCCAGTTCTTCAAATGATTTAATGTCCCAGGCTACTTTCTGTCCGAACTTATCAAACAGATAAATAGATTTCTGTCCTGGACTATTAGACATCATTAAGTCATAGGCGGCAATTCTGTATTCCTTTTCGCCCATTTTCACACCAACAAGTTTATTGTCCTTGGTGATGTACTGTGGTTCTACTGGAATTGTTTTCTTCTTGAAAAACATAGTTGTCTCCTTTAGAAATCGGATTTGGCAGTTCTTACTCTTACAAAGTTATCACGATACTTTCTATCGTATTCACTAAAACGAGTTTCTTCTTTGTCTTTCTTACTTTGCAATACACCAATTTGTGAATCGTATTCGGATCTGATTTTTTGACTTTCCAAATAATTCTTTACATCATCTTGAACTGGTTCGGAAACCCACCAAGCTCGGCCTTCAATAACTGAATTATAACCGAGGTCAAGGAATTTATCAAACCATTTCAAAACGGACTGTGCAGTCTGTAAAGTTTTGGTAATTCGTTTGTAATTACTATATCCACACCCGAAAGACTGGAGTGGTTCATTCCACCTTTCGTGCCTGTAGTGAGCATTACGAACTTCGTCAATTACAGATAATAGAAGTGATGACGGGTATTCACATTTAATAGTGTAGCAATCACAGTCAATTTCAATTTCTATCTTGCCATTTAATTCCCTTTTGTAATTCGGGTCCAAATCTCGGAAAGCAGGTTGGCGCTTAAATAAAACTTCAATTTCGTGTGCACACCTGTAACCATGACCAGTGTCCTTAGTCGCAGTAAAATCTATCAGTGAACCTTTGAAACTTTTCTTTCGTAGTTCAGTGACTAAATTATCAAAGGCATTGTTTTTTAGTTTATCCATCATTTGTTCCTTTATACAAAAAAGTGGCGGTCATTTCGGACCGCCGTAGTAGTTTAAACTAGGCGCCAACAGGCGTGTAGATGTCGCTGAGTTTGACATCCTGGAAAGCAGGAAGCATCAGCTTGATTTCATCCACAGTCATATCGTCAATGGACTTGTAGTTGTGGACAGTCTTCACATATTCAATGTAACCTTCATCGTGGCACATTGTCTTGCCGATGCTATCCGAGAGCTTTACGGCTGGCTTACCATTCACTTCCACCACCTTCATAACCATAGAGAGTGGCTTCTTCTTTGTTCCACAGACAGTGGCGCCGAGATACGTACCAATGCCGAAAGCAATCTTGATGCGACCATTGAAGTGCTTTGCGATGGCGAGAGCCTTGTCAATGTCAAGCGAGTCAGACCAGCAAGCAACTTTCGTGGTCGGGTCAATGCCCAACTTCTTATAGTGGGCAATCAGCATTTCACCCCAACGAATCGGGTCGCCGCTATCGTGACGGCAGCCATCAAAGAGCTTCGCAAATTTCAGACCAAAGTCATTCAAGAAGCTCTTGAAACCATAGTTGTCGGAGAGAGCGATGCCCAGCTTGCCGTCATATTCATTTGCCCAATCGGTGAGCTTCTGTTTCTGAGCATTCGCAATCGTCACATCCGAAAGGCCCTGATAGGTAGCATCCAATTCGTGAGCGAAGGTGCCAATAGCCGTGCAGTTGTGCTTGATGGCGAGATACACGTTGCTAGTTCCCACAAATGCCGGACACATAGCAAGCATACGGCCGACCATATAATCTTCCCATTCGCTAGAAATCGTGCGACGGACAGAAAAATCGGAAATCGTGAACTTGATACCAGCTCTGGTTGCTGCGTTCACCTTGGCAATTTCATTGTCAAGATTTGTCTTCGCCTTATCCCAATCAAGTTCTTCATCTGCCATCCAAAGAGCCTGGACAATATGGAGAACATAAATTTCAAACGGAGAAACATTCTTCTGGGAACCTTCGGCTTCTACGAACAAAGTAGTGTTCTTCTTGTCGGTATAGCACTTGATGTGGCGACGCTTCAGTTGGAAATCTTCAAGGAACTCAACATAATCGTGAGCAAAATAATTCTGCTTCTTAAACCAGTCCAATTCAAACTGTTGGAACTTCAAAGTACACAACCAATCCAATTCCTCGTTAATTCTCTTACAGAGAGGAGCGAGATTTACACCCTTAGTGCGGCACTTAAATTCCCATTTGGCTCGGTCATTCGGGCGAACGTGGAGATAGAACTGCTGCTGGGTGAATTTGTAGAGGTCAGTTTCAGTTAAGAAATTGATGATGTGCTTGTGATAGAAAAAGTCAGCGCCATCGTGAACCTTAAGATGGGGAACCTTCTTTGCGGTGGTCTTAACAGTCTTCTTCGTGGTCTTCTTGGTGTTCTTTGTGTTCTTTGCCATAGTTTTTATACCTCTTTTTTGATTTGTCAATAATATAGAAAATTATACAGTGCTTGTCAATGGATTTTTACCAATTTTATGTAAAAAATTGTTTACTAAAAGTTAATACTTATACCTTTTTCGGTTCGTCCTTAAAGATTGTTCAAACGATTCTTAAAATAAATCCAATCCGGGTCATCTGCTCTGGACTCGTTAATAGTGTCAATTAACCTCTTGCGCTTCTCCGGGTCCATATTTTCCATAAACATATTGTTCCAAGTTTCCCAAGGAACACCTGCTTGATTCCACGGGTCCCATTTATTACCAACGATTTCATACTTTATTTGAGATTTCCAAAGCTTCTGTTGGTCCTTGGCCTTTTCCATAGCCTTATGGGCATAATTACAATCACCAGATGCAAACCATTCTGCAACCTGCTTTTCGTATTCAGTCCAATAGTCAGTCTTCTTTTTCATTTGTTTGTCTCCTTATTAGTCCTGTTGAATTAGTGCGATAGCAATTTCAGTGTAAAATTCTTCAAATGGAATTTCGTGTCTGACGATTTCCCATTTACCATTTCTATGAGAATCCGAAAGCGAAAAAATCTTATCAAAAGATTTAATAGTGTAGTCCGCACCAGATTTCATATAGATTTTAAACGATTGTTCCGTTCTTTCGTGTAAATCACCGGCATATTCAAAATTTTCGGATTTCGTTACATCCGAAACACCTTCAATGTTCTTAACGGTAACCAATGACTTGTTATTGTTAGGATGCTGAATTTCAAAAACTTTCATTTGTACCTCTTGTTGTTGTTTAATAGTAATATAGAAAATAAAATAAAGTTTGTCAATGAATTTTATGTAAAAAGAAATTTACACAAAGTCTTCACTGATTTTGTTAACTTTAGCAAACATTTTTCTTTCTTTTATTGCTTTTTCTAATGCCAGATCGTAAGTTTCAAATTCTGTAATCATTTTCTTTAATTGCGGAATACTCATATTTTTCCAGTTGCCCTTAAATTTTGTTGGGCAAATTTTTTTGTGCAGTTTTCGCATTTTACTTATACCCTGATATGTGTTCATATTATTAGTTAAACAACGCAACGGGGTAGAATACGAATCAGTTTGATTTGCTTGTTTCCCGTAATCTAATTCAATGTTTCGCATTTTGAAATATACGCAGTCTGTATAAATGTAAGAATCAATTTGCTCTTGTTTAGTCAGATAGTGACTGAATTTATAACCTCGTTTTTTGTGTGGTGGAAAACGCTTGTCATAATGCGGCGCCACAAATAACATAACTTGGAAATACTTATACTGTCTGTAAAATATCTGATGATATTCCGAAACCCAACAACCTAGTGAGTTGTAATATGAATTCCCTGGAACATATTCAGTGAAATCTCTGTTTTCATAAACAAAGTTATTTTGTTCTAAAAAGGCTTTAATGTCTTTTCTCATTTGAAATCCTTCTGTATATTGTCCAGTTTAATTTCTTCTTTAGCTTGGTTGTACTGTCTTATTATGTTACTAATTCGTTCTTGCAGTTCTTCAGGACTCATACATTCGCAACCACCCAATGAAATAAACGGGTCGCTTTTCATCCACTCCTTTCTAACACCCCTCATAACTGCCCACATACAGAAATCTTTATCACCATAGTAAGATACTAGCCAGTACCCATTCCAGCTATAACATCCATTACCAGTATGTTTCAAACCAAATGTATCTAATACTTTCTTGTATTCAGGTAACATTGATGGTTCGTCTAATTCATTCTTCATTCAAAATCCTTCGTTACAGAAAGTTGTGATTTAACATTCTTGTAAAATTTTTCTTTGTATTCATCAAGCGCAGTCATTTTTTCTTTAATTTCATTTGTCAATGTTACAACTGTCTCCCTAAAATCGTCCAGGTTCAATGAACTTAAGAACTGTTGGATTTTAACTTCTTGTTCGTCAAACTTATCCAGGAAATGTTTTACATTCGCAACAACTCTGTCAAAATTCTTTTCTGTAATTTGTTTATCTTCAATTATTTTAACTGTCCTAACATTTTGCCCGTAACGAAGTACATTTGTATTCGTATAAGTTATTAGCATTGTCTTTATGCCATTGAAGTTAATGGTCGGAATATACCCCATAATGGAATATAAACCTTTACTGTAAATTACTCTCATACAGCCCCAGTCTACATTTTCCGCATATTTCAGCGCATCAAAATCGCCAAGGTTTAATTCGTATGTTTTAAAATCACCAAAGTCGCCTGAACAATGCTGTTGTAGGTCAATCCCAAATTTCTCAAACACCTTAAAAATCATTTTCCATCCTTTTTATTCTTTTTTCGTTTTCTAGTTTTTTAAAATACTTTATTACTTGAACAATACAGTTCATTATTTCATTTTCATCGTTAATATCTTCAATCGGATAAGGTGTACCAATAGAAATAACATCACATACAAGTTCATCTTTATCATTGTGATAGTATCTTCCAACAATTTCCTTGTGATAGAATAGAAGGTTACCATTAAAAGTAACATTTATACTATCACATAACTGTTTTAGAGAATCCATAGTCATTAAAAATCCTCTGCCATACTGATGATTTTCTTGTAACAATCATTTTTCTTTCTGTAAAGAAGTGTTCTCTTTTCTTCAAGAGCTTTGAGCTGTGCTTTGAGTTTGCGTTCTTCTTCATAGGTATTGTCAATTTCATTTTTATAATTAACCAAATCAGGAGAATTGATGATCTGGTCAACTGCCGCAAGTTCTTGAATAACTGCGTTGAAACCCTTCTTCAGAGTAGCCACATCAGTTTCTTCATCTTCAATTTCAGCTAGACTCAACATTCTGTCAGTAATGAAATAACTGCCACACGGTTCAGTCTTTGGCAACTTCGCAAAATCAATCTTGTTATAAGAACATTCAATACTGAAGTCCTTCAAGAATTTTACATAAAGAAATGTCCGGTCTTTATGAATTTCCTTCTTCACACGTTCAGCAACTTCACAATCCAAATCCTTCATTTTGATTAGACAAACTAAACGCTTCTTTTCAAAGGTCGGATGAACTGTCTTTACTTGTGGTAAATTTGACTTGATAAATTCGTTTGCTTTCTGTACTTGTGCTACTTGTTCCGGCGTAAACATATTAAAAATCTCCTTGTAAGTTAATTTGTTTTAAAATGGTTTCTACTGTCTTATCAGTAAAATCATTTCTCATTTTGTTCAAATCAGCGATTTGCTTTTTGTATGCTTCCATCTTTTCTGTATATTGTGTTTCTTCCAATACATTAAACATAGCAGCATATTTGAAAAGTTCTTCCTTCTGTTGTTTAGCATACGGACGAATTACTTCAATTACTTTATCAAAATCACTCAAATCTTCAATCCAAATTTGGTTTGTTCGGACTTCTTTATGGAAGTAATCTTGATAATCAGTTCCATACGGAAGCGGATTTTTGTGCTTCTTATAGTAATCAATATATTCATAAATGTGTTCTTTTTTTGGTTTATCTATGTTGAACACATTAAAATAATTATCTGTAATTAAACCAGATGAACTTGGGCGAATTCCCCAATTCAGCACAGGCGCAGGAAGTTTAAATTCATATCCTTTTATTTCAACGTATTGGTAGAAATTAACCCAAATTGTATCTTTTTCATCACACAGGTCACAGAAACCAGGATATTGCAGTTCAAATTCTGTATGAGTAGTAGAATACGCTTCTAGAAAATTGTGAGCAGTCAACTGTAAGCGATAATTCCCACCATACTTCGTCCAGTATTTGGAATGGAGAAATGAAGTTTCAGGAACTGCATCTTCCAGTTGAACATTTACAATTTCTGCTTTCTTGAACATTAAAAATCCTTTTTCATTTTAGACAAACGAAGTTCCATTTTGACTTGCTTTAAATTCATCTGAATTTGAGTACACTGTTCTTCAAGTTCTTCATTCGTTGAAATAACAATGTTTTCCGATTCAGTTCTAATTTCTTTACCAATGTTACAATAATACACTCTCGGCCACATTGTTACAGTTTTGGAAAAAACATTATATCGCATCAATTCTGTTTCAGGTTTAGCTGTTCCAATGTAATAACAATCACCAGTTAAATCATACATTTTTAGATTTAACATTTTCGCTTGTTTCGTGTAAAAATCGTAATCAACCATTTACACTCCGCACATTTTGACAAAATCTGCTTCGCTCAGGAGAGTGATACCCTGCTTACGAGCAGCTTTGGCCTTACCCGATGTGCTATTCACATCTGCGAGAACCAAGTAGTCAGTGTCCTTCTTGATACCTTCGTGAACCACACCACCATTCTTTTCAACCAGTTCCCAAAGCTTCTTTCGCGGCATACTAGCAGCACCGGTGAAACAGAAAGATTTACCACCCAACGAACCACCAGCAACCACCTTCTTCGGAGCTGCGTTCTTAATCGTTACGAACTGGAGTGTCTTTTCCATATCACTCTTCAGGGCCTTCAAACCTTCCGCCAACTTCGTGCTAATCACATCACCCACACCATCACACACAAAACGCTGTGAAGAGGTAGAGCCATAAAAATCGCTGAGTGTTTTGAAATTGTAGAATTTAATAATGTTCTCAATGACCTTCTCACCGATACCCTCAATATTGTATCCCGCGATAAACTTCGCCAACGTCATTTCCTTGTGGGCATCCAATTCCTTCTTCATTTTCTCTGCCGAGCGCTTACCCATTCCTTCAATTTTCGCAATCTTGTTCAGGTCCATTTTGTAGAGGGACGAAATTGAATCAACCACACCGTTGTCAATTAGCAGGTTAATCGTTCTCAAACCAAATTCCTTCACATCCAAAATTCCAGTCCATTTGTTAATGCGACCGGCGGTCTTGCTCTGACAGAAATCGTTTACACATTTGAGCTGACAATGATTATCGGACAGTTCCAATTCACCACCACAAATCGGGCAAACAGTCGGAACATTCCAATTATGAAGTTTGGCGAGAGTTTTAATTGCGTTCATAAAGATACCTCTTTTTTAATTTACAAGTTAAATATAGAAAAAAATCGCCACCTTGTCAATGACGATTTAGAAAATAATTGTAAAAAGAATTTTACATCTCAAATTCTTTGTAGATTTTAATGTCCTTTTGAATTTGTTTACTCATTTTATCTATCAGTTCTCGTTTCTGTCTGTTGATTTCGTCAATTTTATTTTCTAAAGCCGTAATTTCTTTGTAATACTGCTTATAAATTGGTTCTTCAGCAATATGTAAAATTCCGTAATACTGCTTTCTCAAAATATCCAGATATTGTTTAAATTTAGTTACAATCTCTGTCAATGGGAAAACTTCGGACTTCTGTTGAATAAACATATTTCTATCCAGGAATTTCTTTTGATTATCTGGTAAAAATTTGTTTTCATTCATTCGGTCCATTAAATCTCGGAACTGATACTGAGAATCAATCAGATAATCACGCAAAAACCAATACAGTATTTGGCAGGAAACGTGGCTAGGGTCCGTTTCATGTTCGGTTAATGTGAACGAACAATCAAAAAGAAAACTGTCCGGGTGGATAACAGTACGTGCGAAGTCAAACGATTTAGGGAGTTGAGCCATTTGTATCTGGAACCTAACTCTCATATCGTAAGAACCGCCATAATAGCAGTTTGGCGTATAGTCAAACGGGACATTCAATAACGGCCTAATGCCGTCAATGTATTCTTTTAGATTTAGCATTTGTTTCCTTAAATTTACATCGTAATCGCACCGGCGAGCTTCGTGATTTCTTGGTCCTTAACAGCCTGCGAACTAGAACCCGCATAGACATCTACCGCCAACTTGAGCCACTGGCGTAATTCGTCACTTTCCAATTCTTCCCACTGAGTTCCCTCAAATGAGTAAATCTTAATGCCGTGCTGGAGAAATGCCTTCAGCCTGCGATAGAACTTGGAACGGTCACGAATCAACTTCAACTGAGCCTGAGCAGCTCGGAGAGTATTGGGCTTCTTCAAACAATCACTAGCCCTCATATTGTCCTTGCTATCAGGAACGTAGTGCTGATAATTCTTCGCAAATTCGTAAAGAAATTCCATTTGTTCATCGTGTGAATACTGTGCCATAGTTTATACCTCTCTTTGTTAATTGTTCAAGTTTAATATAGAAAAAACCACCGACCTTGTCAATGGTTTTTGTGGATAAGTATGTAAAATTTTGTTTACGAAAAATCGGATTCCAATGAATTACTGCGTTTTTGTAGATTTCTAATCTTTATAATCAAATCACAAAGTTCTTGACGCAGGTCCTGTTTACCATATCGGCAATTATACCAGTATTCATTATTATCTAAAATAAACTTTGCACATTCTTCTAATGTATCGCAACGGCACAGTTGTTTTTCAACCAGTTGTCCTAATGGTGTTTCACCAGGAGCAAACAGTTTTGTAACAACATATTTTTTAGATTTTTGTGAGTTTTCGGTAGTCATAAACATAGCCCATTACTTTAGGAACATAATTTAAAGTTTGATTATGAATTTCGTCTGCTTTGCGTTTTCCAATCATATATTCGTGATACTTTTTAGCACCGCCACTTCCACCATTGTAACCAGCTGCAGTTAATTCGTAACTGCCGAACTTGTTTTTCAAATGATACAGATACGCAACACCAATCTGAATGTTTGATTCTATATCATACAAGTTCTTATAATCTATATCGTATTTCTCAGCGATATATTTAGCAGTTTTCGGCATTAGTTGCATCAGGCCGACAGCACCACAATAAGATTTCGCATTTACATTGAAGCGACTTTCTGTTGTCATTATCCCCAATGTAAAATGAAAATCTATATCGTATTTTTCAGATTCTTCATACGCAACAGTACTAATCTGAAATGCTTCTTTTTTTGTAATGTTCTTGTTTACAGATTGGATGATTTCCGAACCCTTAGAAATGTAATAAAGGTCGGCGAAATTGCTCTCAGTTTTACTAGAAAACCCGAGCGAGAATAATAGAATTGTTAATAGAATTATCTTTTTCATAGCGGTCAACAATATAGTAAAAATCTATAAATTTGTCAACCTCTATTAGGAAAAATCACCGTTCATTTTCAATTCTTTTATTTTATTTTGAGCTTTCTTATAGTTCCTGTAAACATCTTTTATCATATTCTTAATGTCATACAGAATGTCAACTGTATCTTCAGTTACATATCGTGATACATTATCACGCAGTTTAAGTGCATATTGTTCTTCAACTTTATCTGCGTGGTAAGATATGTTATGATAGATTTTAACTGTGTAATTAAATCTAGCAACAATGCGGCGCATACTTCTATTTTCTTTCTGATAATGAAAGAAAATGTCACCAACAAATTCATTATCTATGTAGAATGTATGCCTACCTTCATCGTTATTTAAACGAGGAACATCAACCACAAAGCCAATTTGTACAAGTTCATTGGCAAACTTTTTGATAATGTCCAGCATTGCTACTTTTGTTTTAAATGGTGAAGCCATTAGAAATCCGCCTGCATTTTATCTATCTTTTCTTGTTGCTTAAGGTTCTTTACTTTCTGTACAACATATTTCGCCCATTCAAGGACAGTGTTAAAATCCTTTTCTTTGTATTCTTTACTGCCCTTAAATTCATACTTCGTTTTAATCTTGATACCAGTTTTGGTAATTGAAGTATCTTTGATTTCACGAATTTTACTTTCAACACTGAAATAAATTGCTGGAGTGTATTTTCCAAATCATATTTTTCAGGATGTTCCCAATCCATTTCAGGAGCATTTATACAAACACCTATAAACTCATCGCCTTCGTCCATTTCGTTTTTACTTAGACAGCAAGAAAATGATGAACAATCTGGATAATCTTCATCAGGGAACCACTCTACGATAAGTCCAGTATTCCTAAGTTGATCCGCATACGGCTCCATAAGAGAACGGAACTTTGCGTTAATTTGTTCTATCTTTTCTTGTTTCTCTTTATTTGTCATAGTTGCTCCTTATTCAAAGTCCACATCAGCTTGGAACTTTCGCTTTTTAGCTTCCGCAGTCTTTAGTTGTTTCATAATGAGCTTTGCCCAGTCAATGAACTTCTTGTAATCTTTATCTGATGTAGACATCTGTCGGCTAACATTCAGTTTAATGTTTACATCGTGTCGCATATTGGTTTTAGTGAATATGGACTTCATTTCAAAGGTTACCTTTGTTTGTAATGATAACTGAACATACGGGTCATATTTCCACGATTCTTTAGTGTCCCTATCATAACCATACTGGTACTGCATCATTATAGTACCTATCTGATAGCCGAGATACTTTAAATTCGCACCATAAAACCAGTCGCCAACATTTTGCCCACCAGACATGTAATAGCCGTCATTGTAACTGTATGGTTCAACACCACAGCCCAAATCAGCTGAAACCTTGTCAATCCAGGGTTGAATAAACTTCTGGGCTTCTTCCACAGTTTTAAAGATTTTTTCGTGTGCCATTTAGAAGTCCTTTTTAAGTTGAATTTGTTTGAGTAATGATTTTAATTGAATTGCTCCATTATTGACATCTTCTTTTTTCTTAATGTCAGTAAGAATTTTAGCAAGTTGCGGAATAAACGGATCAGGATTTTTGAACTTCATTCCTTCAAATGATTGGAAAATCGGATCCATTTCTTTACAGTATGCTTGTTTTTCATTCCATTCCAAAGCCCAAGCATTCATTTCAGGAGCAAGGTCTTGAATGACTAGCACTGATCCAGTTTTATTGCAACAGTTATATTTCAAACAAATTGTTGCGTACTGTGTACAGTTCATACTTGGAATGTGAGAATTTCCTTGAATTTCAAAATAAGGTTTGTTTTGTAATGTTCCACGGGTGTAAATTCGCCAACACCATCCAGGAAAATTCTTGTCCGTAAAATATGATTCTACGAACTGAAGTCCCTTTTCCATAAAGTCCATATTCTTACGGGCTTTATCAAAATCATTTCTTATACTTTGTATTGATTCATTCACTGCACATTCCTCCATACCCAGTCAAGATATGTTTCTACAACTGTGTCTTTTGCTCCTTCAATTTTGTTTACTTTTTTCATATAGTTAATGAAACCTTCTTTATCCATTTTGGCGAAAGCCTTTATGCTGGACGAAGACAGAAAACGCAAAGTATTATCTGTTGTGAAATATACAGTTTCTACATTTGGGTTAAGTCCCTTCGTGTACCATTCCTGTGCCATTTCACTATCAAGGTCAGTTCCGTTCCTGAGACCCTTAACAATGTGAGTTACACCATTTTCAGCGCAATAATCTGCGAGAAACTTATATGCGGAGAGAATTTCAATCTTTACATTCAGTCCGATTTCACTGAAAAGCCATTCGTAAGTTTCTTTTCGTCTTTCTGCCGAAATGTAAGTCTTTCCAGGGTTAACTGCTAATACCAAAGTAACATCACCAAATAGCTTGATTGCCCTTTTAAGAATGTCAATGTGTCCAGCGTGAAGTGGGTTGAATGAACCGGCGTAAATTGCTTTCATTAGAAGTCCTCTTTAAGTTTTTTAAGTCTAGAATTGTTATTCAGTTTCTTTGAAATCAGTCTACATAATTGAACAGAAACGTCATCGTCATTTTCATCAGTACAACTGATAAATCCATAAGGAACAGTACACATAAATTCGGCAGCTGCGTCCAATGAACTAAATGTTTGTGGTTCATGTGCTGGGAATGTTAGTTTGTACATTAGAACACCTGGAATAAATAATTTTGAATTTCCTGATTAGAAGCATAGCCGGTGAATTTATCACTAACATCATAAGTCAGTTCCATACCGACATCGTAAATCTGCGTTGGGTCATAAGCAAAATGTAGATAAACTACAATTCCTTTACCAATAACATCGTCCGAATAACCAAGGTAGAACGAAATGTACTTCAACTTTGGATTTTTGTGCAGTTCGTGCTGTGGGTTGTTCGGAATTCCATTTTTCCAAATCACAGTTCCCAAACCACCAGGACCATTTGTGTGAGTGTTTCCGACCGGTTGAAAATTTCCCTGGTGAACACGATAGATACAGGCCTGTGAAGGAGCCGTAGTTGCCTTTGTGGACTTGAGAGTTTGTTTGATATAATCTTTCCAATCTTTTACTGAACTAAACATTTGTGTTATCCTGAATTAAAGTTCGTAACCTTCGGCATACTTGCCAGTGTTAATGTCCTTGATAATCTTCGGAATAATCATACCACAGCGGCAAATCATTACCTTGTGTCCGATTTCAATTCCCATCTGTTCCAAACAAGCGATGTTACAGAGAGATGCTCGGCTAATCGTGGCTCCCTGAAGTTCAACCGGCTTGAGGATAGCAACAGGAGTGAGTGTTCCGTTTCGGACCTGCCATTCAATGTTTTCCAAAATCGTTTCTTTGAAAACCTTAGCCGGCTTGAGGGCGATGTTGGTCTTCGGACGTTCGTTTGTTCGCATATCGTTCATGTCAATGGAGTTCTGCTTCCAAACAATGCCGTCAATGTCATATTCAAGATTATCAAAATCGTCAAACACTTCTTTCAGGTAGTCCATAGCAGTCTTACCAGTAAGATTCTTGAAAAAGCGGTATTCCGCAGCCTTAAAGCCGTTGCGTTCAAGGAAAGAAACGAGATTCTGTTGCGTTCCAAATTCTTCAGTCTTGGAATAGTATTGAGCGTCATAACAAACAACGTCCAAATGTTCACAACCAGCGCCATCCAGATGCTTCATAACACCACTAGCACCATTACGGCAGTTCTTAAATTCAGGGAAATACTTCTTCTTGTTTTTGCGAGAGAGCAACACTTCGCCACGGACATCACCGGTGAAATTATCCACCAACTTCTGCGGGACGAAATTCATCTTCTTCACATTTTCTGTAATGTCATCACCAGTGTAACCATCACCACGGGACGCAGCACGCACCAATTTACCATTCTTGTAAGTCAAGCAAACAGAATTGCCATCCATCTTGAAGGAGCCAAGCACCATAGACGGGTCAATCGTGCGGATCCAGGCGTTCATTTCCGGTTCCGTATTTGCTTTTGACTGAGAACCCATAACAATGTTGTGGGTAACTTTCTTGAAACCTTCTGTGTGGTCAGAACCAACCACAGTTGTGAGCAGCGGATTTTCCGGGTCAAGTTTGGAGAGTTCATCCACCAGGGCATCAAATTCCATATCGGAAATGACCGGCTTATTGTTGTAATAGAGTTCCTGGTTCTTCTTGATTTCTTTTTCAAGTTCGGAAATTCGTGTTTTATTGCTCATATTTAACCTCTTTTTCTTTTACAAGTAAAATATAGAAAAATCCACCGATATTGTCAATGGATTTATTGTAAAATTGTGTAAAATAATGTTTACAAAACTAGAAATCTTCATCCATCTTCTGTAACTTTTCTTTTACCTGAAAATCCTTCTTGACTTTAACATAATCGTGAACCAATTTTTCCAGGTCTGTATAAACGCCGATTTTCTGTCCCTTGCCCCTGTTTCTGTAATAATACACTAGAGCATATTTGAATCTGGGTCTAAACAAATACTCAGTTAAAAACGCATACCCCTGTGACTCAATTCTAACAACAAACTGTTGCCCAATCGTTACCCAAGGAGTGAAACCATCAAAACATACAAAATCATTATTACCATATTTCTCTAATAGTTCTCGCAGTTGTTCTTGGATTTTCTTTCCGTCAGCGTCTTTAACCTCAGTCATTTTGGTTTTCATTCTTAACAGAAACATACTGAGTCCAATTAAAATCGCAACACATAACAGTGGTGTCGGCCATTCTTTACCAAGTTCTAGCATAAATTCCTCAAAAGTCATTTTGGATCCTCAATAGTTTGTTCACATATATTCGTTGCTTATATTCAATTAACATTTCGTCTGCAAAACGAGCAAGTAAATCAAAATCAGGAGCATAATCTCCTTTTATTAGTTTATTATCAAACCTCATTCTATACCACATTGAATATAAATCTTGAGTAAAATGAATGAACTGTTCATCATAGTTTATCATAAAATGAGGTACATTACCCAAACAATACTGCCGACAATTATTAGAGTATTCCATTTTATACCCTTTGTCAATCAGATAGGAATTTAATTTACAAGCAAATGTGTACCAGTTCTGTTCTTCATTTGTCATTAAAAATCCTTCTTAATGCTTTCAAGTTTCTTTTGTAGTGGAATTGACTTAATAGCAACAAGAGCATCAGCGTAATTGTTCTTAATCGCATCAAGTATTCGTTCAGGAATTACATTGTCATTAAATTCCTTGTAATGCCATTCCAAGTTTCTATCCACATAGCCGATTTCGTGAAAATTCGGCTGAGTGAAACGAACACTAACAAATACCCAAAGGCGCTTAAAATCTTCCTGGCGACCTGGATATTTGCCAAATTCAATTTCCAATGGGAACAAGTTAATATAGACAAACACATCTTCTTTTGTGTGTCTAATTCCAAGACCCATCAGGTCGGCAAATTCGTTCATTCCATCATAAAATTCCTGATAGTTCATTTGAAGTCTCCTTTCAACTTCTTTAATCTTTCTTCAACTTCTAGCTTCTTGAACTTCATTTCTTTTATTCGCAAATAGTCCATAAAAGCACCTTTGTCCACAATGTTATCTTCTTTGTCAAGAACACCAACCAAATAACAGTCATCAGACCAGTTGTTTAGTGTGCCGATACATCTGTCTTTAAAGTAAACATTGTTATAGTCATCAATTTTCAAATTGAATTTTTCAACTACAAAATCAAAATGTTTTTTCTTCATTAGAAATCCTTTTTGAGTTCTTTGAGTTTCTTTTTTTCTTTCTTTTCTTTACTCAATCTGCGAGCAGTTGAAATTGTCTCACTTTGACAGTTGAGCCAGCGTTCAAAATTATCCCACTTGAATTGGTCGCAATCCTTATAAACCAAACTATGGTCCTTAGAAGTGAAAGAATCCATTCCAGTTGGTGCGATATAGTATAACACAGAATTGAAATCTACATACAACTTCTTCTTACTCTTTGGGTTATAATAATAACTTACAAATGCGTCTGGCTTACCAGGTAATTCTGTTCGGTTCACATAATAGTCCTTATCAGGTTTCCAGCCATAATGCCAAGTGTCCTTTACAAAACCATATTTGGCTACAAGTTCCGAAAATTTAATTTCAAATTCTTCAAATGTCATTCAAAGTCTCCTTTCATTTTGTTAATTCGTTCAGTAACTTCGTTCTCTTTAACTATCAGTACATATTTCTGTACAAATTTTTCAAATACTTCTTTGCTCGGTTCTCTTTTGCCCTGATTAAAGTAAATAATTCTATAATCTTCCTTTGTGATAGCTTCTAAATTTGCGATATGATACAAATAACCGATCCATATCTGATGACCAGTTAAACGCAAATGATACTTATTGTGAATCTCAAAATACTCTTCTCTAGTCATTGAAATCCTTCTTAATTGCGTTCAGTTTGTTTTCTTGTTCCATTCGTTTCATATCCAACATTAAATTATCCACAATTTCTTCGTACTTATCGTCATATTCATTTTTCCAATCCATACCAATACCTTCATCAGCTACAGTATTAGCAATAGCAATATAGCAAACCCACTGGTCGGCTTCAGCACTGCTAGAATAGACAGTAATGTTGAAACAATGATACTTAAGATTTGTCATATCAAGAATGCCATCGTTAATTGTATGGGCAGTAATTTTACCACCATCAAGTTCACAACCGCGTTTTTCAAAAGCAGAAATTACTTTATCTAAAATGTTTACTTCAATAAATGCCATTAGAAATCTTCCCTCATTTTGTTCAATTTCTTTTGTAAATTCAGCTGCTTGTACTGTTCAACCAATTTCGCAATTCGTTCTCTCGCTAGTTTTGGTCTCAGTTCTTCCAATCCGAAACAACAAATGTAACCACAACCAAAGCCCAAATGATCAGCACAATAAATCCTATGTTTCTGTCCATCATATTTCATAACGCAATCTGACGGATGGATTCCAGGCAAAGTACAAAGATAATATGCTTTTCTATCTAGCCCAAAATCTTTTGCGATTTGACAATACTGTTCATAGTAGTGGTTCATTAGAAATCCTCTTTAATTCGGTCAAGTTTAATTTGTTCCAATTCCTTCGTAAAGTCAATTTGACTATACTCAGACATTTTCCTTAGAATGTCGCAAAATTCTTCTCCATTGTAATCTAAGTCATGAACAGGACAAAAGTACTTTCCATTTATACAATGAGAAACATCTAATTTCTTAAAATGTTCAATAGTTTCTTCTTTATTCCATTGGCTCTGAATATAGTCCTCTGGAAAAGGGATATATTCAACAATCTTACAATATGTTTCTCTGAGGTCAGGATATGTAGCACCAATAATTCTAGTCCATTTTTCGCCTTTTGTTCTAGCAACTTCAACACATAAATGATAGAACAGAAATGTTTTATCACACTTTGGCTCTAAGCTCTTAATGTAATTGTGATACAACTGAGCAAAACTACCATACGGATACTTGTTGAGTTTATCTCTCAACGCAACAGCATAAATTGCTTCTTTCAATAATTCATTTGTCATTAAAAATCCTCCCGCATAGATTTAAGTCTTTCTTTTTCTTTTTCCAAAAACCTGGCTCTCATACAATGAGTAAAACTAACTTCAAGAAATCCTAAAATTATTTCTTCAGTTGGTTCGTTTTCGTCATTGAAAATTAGTGTTTCGTGAGTTGTTCCATCTTCAGCAGGTTTAATATGTCCAGGTGTTGCCTGGTCCCAAATATGGAGAGGATTCTGTTGAGCAGACCAGCCATAACCATTCCATTTTGAGTTATTTTCGTAATAACAAATTTTTGTGTATGCTGTTGCTACATAAATCTGTAACTGCCGCTTTGTGTTCATTCCATATCCATAAAAACGAACACAGCCGAGCTTGATTAAATCCTTTGACAGAAAATCAAACCACCCCAAATCCCAGTCAAAATTGGTATCTAAACCCATTTTGTCCGCTAGGGCTTTGAGTTTCTTTTCAAATCGTTTAGTCATTTTCATTTTGTAATACCCAATTTCTTATAAAGGTAGACGTAGATAGAATCTTCTATTGCCCCATAGTCATCGTAAATACGGGTAGCAATACATACCTTACCATCAGTCACATCATAAAGCGACAAATGACCAGATTTTGTGCGTTTAGTAGTGAATGAATAACCACCAACAGTATAGTTAAAAATACCCTGAACTGGATCTTGTTCACCAGCAACCTTATTTTCAAAAAACCATTTGATATATTCAGCAGTATTCATTTTGTTACCTCTTTCGTTTTATGTTTATAATATAGAAAAATTCGCCCATTTTGTCAATGAGCGAACTGTAGATTTGTGTAAAATTATGTTTACAAAGTGTGTAAATTTTTGTTTACCAACCATCAAACGGGTCTATTCTAGGTCGGCCTTCGTCTTCTTTGTGGTAAATGACATCCATGTGATTTACATTGTCAGATTTAACTAGATTTTCTTCCTCCAACAAATCATTCTTTTTCAATGGGTCATTTATCTGATATTGTTCAGGGAAATCACTGGTAGCAACATTGTAAATCGGATCGTTCTTGTCACTGATGGTTTCATTTCGGAAATCTATTGTTAGTTTTGTGTCCTTATAAACTCTCAATGTCAATGTGTAAGTATGGCTCATTAGTCCAAATGCTTCCTGATAGTATTTGACATCTCTAATTTCGTAGAAAGTATCATTCTGTGGCAAATACACAACATCACCAATTCTAGGTTGAAAATCGTCATAAACCTTTGGTGTATTTCTGTCCTTTCCACCATAAGTACTCCAGTATTTGAATGCTGTTACTCCCACGAAACAGGTTATAACATCTTCACCCCAAATACCTTGTAATTGGTATGTGCGAACATTTGGAGGTAGTTGTTCAGTATACATTACTATATTGAAAGCTCTTTGGACTACCTGTAATTGGTCTTCACCCAAAATTTTATCTCTCTCCAAATTCTCGGATACTTTATAATAAACTACCTGAAGACCGAATGTACCATAGGCTTCGGTTGTGTATGCTTCAGCTTGATGACCTTCGTCTTCTGTTACAATGTTACCAGCTGACGAATAACAATCCCAGTCATTTGTTTTAGGCATTGTTGAACATAACCACGTATATGCTGTAATGTTTGTATTTACTGTGCCTGCCATTATTCCGCCTTTATAATTCCGTCTTCGTGCCAGTCAATTTGTAAGAAGTTATAATTTGAATGTAATGTTTTTCCAAAATCATAAAATGCTACTGGTAGTTCGTTCTTTCCTGTGAGACCTCTTTCTTCATCTTCATAAGTCAACAATACACCAGCTGCTCCATAGTCCATAGCAACAGTATTAGTTCCAATGTATCGGTCATCCATAATAAATGAATCAGCAGACAATCTAACTACACTCTCTTCAAGTTTGTTTACATCCAATCCATAAGACTGGTATTCTGTTTTATTATAACCTGAATTAAAATTATATTCATTCTTGAAGTATTCCATTGTAGATGTATTTGAAGGTGCTGTTATAGACCAATCCAAATCTCCTGTTACCCAGGAATTGTTATTATCGTAAGAAAAAATTTTAGCTGAAGCTGGAATGTTTATCATTTGTTCATAAGATGCTTCGGATGTATATCCAGTATCTTTATTGAATGAATCTGTTATAGCATTTTGTAATGTTAATTTAGTTGTAACGATATGTGTACTTAGTCCTTTTTCAGCAATCAATTTTCCACTATTATCGTAAACATTCCACTTGTATGCTCCTTTCAAATCACCAAGTCTAATTTTATTATAGTCTAAATTCTTATCAGTAGTTGTTCGTTCATCCTTAAGTCCTTTCATTCTTCTAAAGTTAGTATCATAGAAGTTCACATCAGTAATGTTAATTTTTAACTTGCCGTAATCAAGACCTTTGAGTTCGCCCATGCCGAGCGAATACTTAAAAGCATTAAATATACATTCTTTATGACCTGACCAAGACATTAAACACTCAATACCAATTTATTATCTCTAACTTTATTTATGTTTGTCAATCCTACTGCTTTGAAAGCAACAGAATTACCAGTAATAGGCATATTTGTTTCGTTATCCATAAACATAACATTTCGGCCTGAACTATCTACTACCAACAAGCCACCAAAGTTTTCATTAGAAGAAACACTGGTTGTTGTGAAGTACTTATAACCTTTATCGTCTTTATGAATAGACTTTTCAATGTTATTTCTAATTTCAGCTGGACTGAAATACTGACCAATAGTAATGTAATCATTTGTTGCAGCATTTTCACCAACAATAGGTGTTGAATAACCGAATCTATCATTTTCAGCAGTAAATGTTATTGGTAATGTGAACGCAAAAGCATCAGTCAATGTATTAAAATTACTGTTGATTTTGTTAGGTTCCGATAATGTTGTATTGTAAGTATAATAGTAGTAAGTATCGTCAGTTTGTCTTGGTGGGAAATAAGGAATTCGGTCATACCAAACTATATCTCTGTCAAAAGAAACATTCCAAGCCATATTGTAATGAGTCAATAAGTTCTTTTCATATTTTCGTGGGTTATTGTAAACATTAGCGAAATCATACAAACCATTGACTTCAAAAGCAGAGAAAGTATGTTGATTCAAAGCATAAGTAACATCATTTGTACCAGTATACCAAGCGTAGTGATTATACTGAACAGTAGTATAACCATCATAAGTATTTTGTGTGGCTAATGAAACATAAGGGTTAATTTGTGTACTGATTAAACCTTCAATATATAAGCTACTTACTTGAATGTCTGTTCCTGGTATAGCACTTGTATAAAGTGCAGCAGAAGCAGGGTCCCAACTCAATATACCATTAGCGGAAAGTCTTTCACCATTATTTTGATAGCCATTATACTTTGTTCTATTTCTATTCCAATACTTTTGAATAATATAAATTTCATTAGCATCAAAAGCAGTTTTACCTGCATATACATCTGGAATCTTCATATAGTTCCATTGGTTCATATAATCGTCATAAAGTTGAATCCAGTTGTCAATGTTAGAATAACAATTATTCAATGCTATAAGTTTAGAAGCCATATTTCGTTTGTTATAACCACCATTAAACGCAGTAGGGTCATAGTTAGGTGCATTGTAATACTTATGCAAAACGTCCCATCTATTACCATCTGACAATGTTAAATCAGGGTCATCAGCATAAACGAATCCAAACATATTGTGCGATTTAATCATACCTCCGTTATGTGAAGATAAATCTATTGGATAGTCTGCTGCCCAATAAATTCCTTGTTCACTCAAAGACCTTTTATCTTTGGGGAAATAACCAGTTGCAGTATTTGGTTGTGGAGGACTATATGCTGTATCTAAGTAGGTATAATAATATGAACCATCTGGTTTAGAAGTTAGTGAGCCATTAACAGTATAAACAACAGGGTCTATTGTATTATACTTCAATTCATAAACACCAACATAATGATTTACTGAATGTGCTTGGTCTAATGCGGAAGTACCATTACCCTGGTCAATCCCTACTGGAGTCCATTCTTTACCATCAAAATAGTTACCATATACTTTATATGGCTCACCGACGAAGCTCAAAGCAGAAAATTCACAATTATTACAAGCCATACCGGCTTCATAATAGAAATTGTATGAGTTCGTAGCATAATCTACTTTACCAACAAGAACACCAAAAGCATTTTCAGCTCGTTTAAATTCTTCATTAGTTGTACTGTAGTTATCCTTATACAATACCGTAGAATTATTAACAAATGTCTTTAATGTAGAATAATTAGAATTAGAACCATAACTTGGAACATATCTACCGAACAAACCACCGACAATGAAAATAGGTCTTAATTTATAAGAAATAACATCGTCAGTAACTGTCTGTGCAGTGTTACAAGTATATGGGAGTGTATTAGCATCGTCTCGGTTTTCGTCATACCAGGGCTTACAATACCAGTTGATTAAATTGTTCTTACCAACAGAATCATTTAATTTACCTTGTATGTAATTCTTAATAACATCTGGGAATACTGGAGTTTGTTTATAATAAACTATATCTCCATATTCAGGTTGGCTACCTAAATCATAAACAAGTTCGTTATCCATAGAAACGATTACATTGTTTACCTGACCATAAGACTGTTTACCAGCAAGTCCACCAATGAAACCAACGAAGTTACTGGTGTTCTTTACAATAGCACTAATTTGTATGTTATTAGCTGTACCATAGTTAGAACCAATAATGATACCAACATTATATGCAGCTCTTGCTTGAGGGTGCATTCTCATTGAACATCTTGTAGTTTCATAACTTGGTGCTAATGCAGAATTCATACTATACGCAGTTCCTAATGCTTTTTGACAAAGGTTACTGTTGTAGTTTTCAATCCAAGATGAAATTTTTGTTTCATATTTACCAACACCACGAACAGTATAAAATCCGAAATTATCAAATCCGTAATACAATGGGTTCTTCAAATAAGTCTTTAATGCCTTATTTGTTAAAATAGAACTGAATGTTAAATCATAGTCAGCTGATACACGTTCAATATATGTAGACTTATATGCTGTATCAGCATAACCATTTACATAATAGTTTCCGAGAGGTCTATACCAAACTGCAATTTGATCTGGGTTATATGGACTTTGCTTTGAACCGTAATATGTCACATAAAAAGATAAATCAAAACCATTATCTACCATACCCTGTGTAGCAGTCAATTTTTGACCCCAGTTAGCAAAGTAGTCTTCAATATAGTTCATACCAAAACCACCATCGCCAATAGTGGTAATTTTCAAATCAGTCATTAAGCCACAGGCATCATCAGCAAATTTACCTTCATTGAAATAACCAACATAAGGACAAATGTTACCTGGAGAGTTTATACAGAATGAATTTAGATACATAAAGTTTTCGTTGTTTTCGTCAAATTTCTTTCTAACGAAATTCTCAGTTTCATTCCACTTATAATCATCAGACTTGTTAGTTACAGAATAGACACTTGGTACACAACCAAAAATGTTAAAGTTGCCCAAATTTTTAGCATCAATGTTTTCAATTAAGCCATAGTTTCTACCAACCAACAAACCACAGTTAACATCTCGTCCGTCATTCTTAATGTGAGATAATGTAATACCTTTTTCACAAGTAATACTATTAACATTCTTACTGTTAATTAGTTTGAAGTTTCTAACTATACCAAATGGGCCGAGAATACCAACAACACCGTTGTCAGTACTTTGTGCTTTAATTGAAATATCAAGTGTATAATAGTTTCCATCTAATATACCATTAAAAGGTTTATCTTCATTAACACCAATAGGTTTGTTAATTACACCTTCCAAATTATCGCCGATAACACCGATGATAGTATTATTGTAATTACTACGATCTGCGAACCATTCAAGTTCATCTTTAGAACGAATGAAATAGAAACCACCACGACTTAAATATGTCGGAATGTATGGGTTATCTTTAACAGACTCTTTATAGAATTCCAAGAATGTTTCATAGTTTTCAGTAGTTACATAAAGTGGTTTATTGTTAAATTCCTGGTCTTCAATTACTTTAGTCCATTTGTATGTAACCTTACTGCCACTATATAATGTAGTACCTTGTAATTTAAAATTATCTCCAGTTACATTTACATAATCAGCTTTACCATTACTTGTTTTATCTTCTGTACCAGAATAAGTAAACATATTTTGGTCTTTTTCTTTTTTACTATTTGATACATCTCTAAAGTCACTTAAACTTCTATAATGGTCTAAACGAATATCATTAAATTCAAAATCTGTTTTAAAAGATTCATTAACTGGAATAAAAGTCCAGTGGTCTGCACTTGGAACTTCTCCATTCAAGTATCTTTTCTTAAAATCATTAAATACAAATGAACTCATTACTTATCCCATCTTTCAATATAATCTTGTCTATCTTTATTATTAGTTCCTGGGTTTGGTCTGTTAGCCGCTATTGTTATACTATTTATTTTCTTTTCCGCAACATTAAATGTCAAACTAGCAGCACCATAAATTGTATCATCATTACTTGAGCGAATTTCACTACTTCTTTCTTCAGTGAAATCTAATGTAAAGTATCGTTTCCAGTCTTTGTCAATCGTTTTGTCATCACCGGCACCGAATATATCTCTACATCTTTCATTTGCTACAGTTGGGGATATAATATGGAATGGGTTTGTTTCTGTATTAACACCATAGCCATTACCAACAACATAATAAGTATAACTCAATGCTATATTGCCATTAGTTTGTTTAAACAATACAGGACAATACTGTGTAGGAACACCGAAAACAGCTTGTCTAGTTGAATCTACTGGAATTGGAGTTCCTGCTTGAGTCGTTCTAGCACCTAGACCTGTATTTGAAATTTCACTTCTTTCACCAGTTTGGTAAATCTTTGTATCGTGTAAATTTTGGAACTTATTATTGTAGTTCTTTACATTCGTGTCACCAGTCAAAATCAAAGTTCTATAATAGATTTGTGCTATTACACCATTTGGATAACGGATAGGGACGAAACATCCCCATCTGTCATTTGGATAAGCTATTCCGTCCATAAAGAAATATGGTGAATACAAATACTTTCTTGCCAAATAATATAGATTAGCTGCATTTCTAGCAACCATTATATCAAATACAGAATCCCAACCATCTATGCCATTCCAGCACATTAGTTGTAATATGCCATCTTTTTCAATATATATACACCAGTTCTTAATAGTATCTACCCAAAACCAATTTCGATCTTCACCAATGTCTGCAAATGCATTTTCAACATTTTCATTAAAAGTGGTTAATGAATTAGCATAGTATTCTGTTGGAGTTTGGTATTTTAACTTATTTTCTTCCAATTCTTTATTTAAAATTTCATCAGCTGAAGGAACAGAAGTTATATTCTTATTAACGATAGAAAATACATTAGTTGCCTTTGAGTATCTTGAAAAATCTTTATAACTCCATAATGTAGTTTCTGTTACAGCATGAATTGGAGTAATGTCATCCATTTGAACTTGGAAATAAGTATATTTCTGTTCTCTTACTACGAAACTACCATTTTCGGTAACGGCAGTATGCGAAACAATGTCATTATATTTTGTGGCATCATTTGATTCATTATATAAGTTAGGGGTAGCAGATGGTAAACCAGGATAGTAGAACATATAAGTTGTTCCACCTTGTGCTGTTTCCCAATATGTCAATAATTCTAACTTAACTAACTGATGTGCTACACCTGATGTGGTTGCAGCATTTAAAGCAGCGTGGAAATCATTAAATTTATATCTTATGAAAACATAAGTAGGAGTTCTGTGTTCAGCACCAACATAATGTGGATAAATGAATGTTAAATTAGTACCATTAGGACCTATTCCAGCCTCTGACAAACAATTATCGTTATTACCATTTGTAATAACAATCTTATATGTTGTTTGTCCTTCTTCTGTTACTGATTCTAAATTGTAATCAAATTTTTGTAACTTAACACCTGGGAATCTTCTACTTAATAAGAATTTACGCCAGTTCTTTGTGTTAATAGCATCTGGAAATGGGTTTTCATAAGTTATGTTTTCGTATTTTCCATATTTCTTTAGGAACTCTTCGCACGAATCAACTTCACTATTGCCTTCATCTACCAAATCATACAAAACATTTTTTGATACACCACCAACTGTGTATTCATAGTTTTTTAAATTGTAGAATGAATATAACTCGTCATCCCAAATTTCGCCAGCATTAGGACACCAGTTACCCATATATTCAGTCTTGAAATGAACCCATACTTTAGTAACACCATTTTCGGTTTTCTTTTCAAGCCAATCACTTAAAATAAAACCAATACCATACTGTGTCAAAAGTTTTTTACTGAAAATATATTCGCCGTGAACATCCATCACGAAACGACTGTATACACTACCATTTTCTAAGTTTTTGAAATCATCAGTTTCATAATTTAATGGTAAATTCTTTGTTAGACTGTATATTATGTTATTGTTATACGAAGCAAGATAAACATTTTCATTATAACCTTCAACTGAAAATGGTTTGTCATATTCTGCTGTTTCACGCAAGTCATATAACTTACCATTATCATCTGGGTTTTCAGGGTTACAATCAATCGTACATACAGTGATTTTACTTATATCATTCTCTACTGCCATAGTAATATATTTATAGCCACTATATGTTAATTGAGGTATTGATTACCGGGAATTCTTGCTCCTTGTAATAGTTCATTCGTTCTTTCCAGTGCTTAATCAAGTAATTCTCTACCAATCTACCTCTAGATGTCTGGTAGGTCAAATCGTCAATCACATCATACAAAATAATCTGGTTCTTTGTTTTGTGCTTACGCAATCCACGTCCAATAGACTGAAGAACCTTGATTTTGGACTTACTATTAGCATACAAAATAACATCGTGGAGCTTTGGCATATTAACACCAGTACTCATAGTCGCATAAGTAGCAAGCAATATAGTACCATCTTCATTCTCAATACCTGTACGAATTTGGCTACGTTCCGAACCACTAACAGCACCGGTGATTACAGAAACCTTCTTGTCAGGATACTTTTCTTCCAACCATTCTTGAATTAGTTTGACGTGTTTCAAGTGGTTCATAAGAATTAGAATGTTATGGCTAGGGTCTGTGTGTGATAGAATAAGTTCCAACACCTTATTTCGGTCCTGGTATTCTTCTACCATTTTCACTTCTTCAGGATAGCTTCTACCCTTATTCTTCTTGATAAATTCAGCAGGGTATTTTGCGATAATGTTCGCAATCTTAATCTTTGTCAATACACCAGCATCAATTAGTTCTTTAGACTTCAATTCAAATATGACATCACCAACGACTTCTCTAATTTGTAACAAATCGCATTTATCATTAGGAAGTGTACCAGTTGTACCAATCTTGTAATAAGCATTGACACACCATTTCATTAGTTTAGTCATAACATTTGCTTTTACACCGTGAACTTCATCTACGAACACAGCACTATATTTTTCAAAGAACTCAGCGTCTTTATTCTGTAAACTCTGCCAGGTAGATATGAGAACAGGTTTGTCAAATGTAGCTTCGTGACCGCCACCCAATCTTTCTACTTCGTCATCTATGTTGTCATAACCATAGTCCTTAAAGTCATCATACATCTGGTCTACAAGCATAATGTTCGGAACAATCAAAAGTATATGGTTGTAATCTTTCTTTCTAATACAACGGACTGCGTTGTAAATCATTAAAGACTTACCACTAGAGGTACAAGAAAGCAAAATGCCCTTATGGTATTTCAATGCGGCACGAACTGCTTTATCTTGATAATCACGAATTTCAAAAGGAGCATTTTTCATATTGTCCTTTATCATTTCGGTATATTCTTTTTCGTCTAACTGTTCAAGAAATTCGGCATCTCTAAATCCGTTCAAGTTCAAATGTTGTTCCCTGATTTGTTGCCCACAAAATCAAGTCTTTCGCAAGACCAATAGGGAGTACACCTGAACGCATATTGAATGAATGGTGTTTACCATCCCAAACTCTCATTTTGAAGCGTGGCTGGAATTGGTAACCAGATACATACTCGGAATAACGAGCATATATGTTGTATGTAATGTCTTCAGGAGCGGAAATTTCAATGAAACTTTCGTTTAATTTTTTAATGCTTATATCTGCCATATCTATCCTTACTTTTTACTTTTAGACAATTTTTCTAAAGTCTTTATATATTTTTTCCAAGCTTTCTTGTCAATTTTTGGCTGTTTATTTTGTTTTTATTTTTAAATGGTAAAAATTCATCGTACCAAATGAAGATTAGTCCAAACACCATTATTAGTAATGATACAATACAAAACGCAATTTTAATTTCAGGTGAAATACCTGAATTATTCATAGCCATTGTACTCACAGTCATTGCTGAAATTGCAGCACCCATTATTTACCTAATCTTTCAATTATATCTTTGACTATGGCATTATAACCTTCTTCAGTCCCATTTGCTTCGGTAAATGGTATTTCGTTTTCTGTCAAGAAATTTTTAATTCGTTTATCAATTTCTTTGGCTTCTTCTTCAGTTTGATTTCTGCCATTTGGGTTGTATTTCTTAAAACGATTTACAAAGATATTGAATGTTGGTTTATACTTCTTTGCTTCATACAAACAAACATCTTGATATGGTTTCTCGGTTGTGTACATCGCACCAACTGCTATTGGACTATCGGTGACGATTACATCCACTTTTCCTAACAAACGATAAATCTTCAAACATTGTTTACCGGTAACATAAAGTTGACAGTGTTGTAATGGGAATTGGTCTTCTTGCCAAACTCTATCTTTGGCATATTCGGAAACATACTCACAATCAACACCTGCCATTTTCAATTTTGCGAAAATATAAGCGGCACCAGTAGATTTACCAGCACCAGGACCTGCATACAAATTAACTAATAATGTATTTTTCATAAATTCACCTATGATAATATGTATAATATAGAAAAAGAACTGGGAGTGATGTCCCAGTTCTCATTTTTTATTATTTTATTTGTACTTAGGTCTCAGTTGTGTCTTCACCAGGTTCTTCTTCAGGAACATCTGTTGATTCGTCAGTCTGTCCATCAGTTTCTTCTGGTTCTGGGCACTTAATCAAACTCAACACATTTATAAGTTCATTCTTGAACTCAGACCAATCATTGAACTTTGTGCTTTCTGTTGGTGTAGTCAATGTTACAGTTTGGAAATCATAAGAAAGCAAAATCTCATTATCATTGTTGAAGGTAATCTTGTAATTTGGCAAATTCTTTTCGTCAATTACTTTACCAACATCATTGTATGGAACTTCAAAATCTTCCAATGTTTCAATGATGTCAGTTACACCTTCAGCAATCGTGATGGACTTATCGTCAAATGAGTTCATAAGTTCTTCGTGATTCTTCTTTGTGTCTTTTGTTAGTTTTGTGATTTTCTTTTCAAGTTCTACACAGTCTTTTTGTAGTGCTTGAATTCGTGTGTTGTTTCGGCAAACGAGAAAGAACATATAAATGAATAGTCCTAACTCTATTGCTCCTGCAATTATTTCTATCATATTTTTCTCCTTTATTGTAAATTTAGAATAAATTTTATTATTTAGAAAAGAAAGTGTATTTTTGTGAACTTAAATGTCAATGATATAGTCACTGTGGGTGGTTTTGATTTGTTCCCTTTCCCACTTTCCGTCCTTTACTACACTAACATCTGTGTATGGGTCTCCTTCACCAGGATATCCATAAGGGTTACACAAAATTTTTATCTTCTTTCCAGCATCGTTTTCAAATTCGCAAATCTTTCTATTATGGATATGTCCGCAGGTCCAAATTGTGTCCTGTGTTATCTTGTTAAAGAATGGACTGCCATTAAAATAGAAGAATGTATTTGTTGGATGGTTTCTAAACTCAAAACTTATTCCAACTTCAATCGGTGCGAAATGACAAGCAATAACCTTTGGATTTTGTGCGATTATGTTGTACATTTTAGCTTCATAATCAGTCCAAATTTCGGATGCTTTCTTTTTGACCTTCCAATGTCTACCGTCAAACCAGTCAATCTTCCACTTGAAATCATAATCTAGTCCAGGTCTTGCTTCACACTTCAAATCAGTAGTCATCATTGTGCCACCAATCCCATTTACAATGTTTCCTTCTAACAAATGAACATTTGGGAACTTCATACAGTATTCCTGCATTTTCTGTATCTTTTGTTCGGAAGTATGGAATTGTAAATTAGACTTAGACATCGTAGCACCACGGACAATCAAATCGTGGTTTCCAAGTGTGAAATAAACTTGTTCGTATTTCTGTGAGAGCCACTTGATTACTCTTGTGAATGTCAAGTAATCGTTTGCTATATCTCCTGAAATCAAAATCGCAGGAGTTGAAGGAATGCTCTGAAAATCCCACATCCAATCCATTGTTTTCATAACAAGTTCTTCAGGTGGGTCTATGCTTGATTCTTTGTAAGATTTATCACAACAGCCAAGCCACATATCAGGATGTATATCACTTAAAACTAAACACTTCATTTAAAATCCTCTTTAATACTTTCTAACTTCATCTCTGCTATAAAGTCTTTAATTTGTTTTTGTATTACAAGCAAACGATTTACTACAAAGTCCATTATAAGTCGCAGCATAAATTCATTCAATGTTTTCAAATCCAAATTTCTTGACTTATAAGTTTCAATGAATGGAAGTCCAAGTCCATCATTTTCAAGTCCTTCTAGTGAAATCAAGTCATAAACAGATACAGACCCTTCTGTTCCATACACATTTAAGATAGTATCATTTGCTATATAAATGTCCTTTGGAAATAGGGCTTTGTTCAGCACTATTTCAAATCTTTGCTCATTAGTCCCTTCTACTGCGAAATAGGAAGGATAAGTGGCAAATATAAAATCTTTAAGTTCATTTGTATTCATAATTTAATAAATATAGTAAAATTGTTAAATTGTTCAATATGTATAAGGAAAAAATATGACTGATTTTAAGCTTACACAAAATTTCAAGTTATCCGAATTTACAAGTACTGATTTGACTCCATATCAAATTGCGCTTGTTCAATTACTCGCCTATAACTTACAGAAAGTTCGTGATTATCTCCAACAGTTCAAAGTAGACCAAAACAAGAATGTCAGTGTCGGCATTTCTAGTGGTGTTCGTACACAATCTGACTATGATAAACTCGTAAAGAAAGGTTATAACCCAAGTAAAACTTCCGACCATTTCTGCGGGCTTCAGTTAATGTGTAAACCTTGTATTGGAGCAGCAGATGTTTATATCAAGAACTGTTCTTTGAAATTGAAGGATATAGCAGCTAAAATCATTGAGTTAGACAAAGCAGGTCAGGTTGATTTTGGACAAGTTATCTATGAATACAATCCAGCTACTAGATCCGAGTGGATTCATTTGGGTAATGACTGGGAAAAGGTCTTTTCCGACCAAGGCATTATTGACAGTATAAATAAAACTCGCAAGAAATACTTAATGTCTTTGGATAACGGGAAAACATACAGAGACTTTAAATAATTGAGTGTGTGTTCATATTGTACTCAAACCAGTACTTTCTCAATGTAAAGTAATTTTCCATTAAGTCTTTTTCAAATTCTTTAATGTCTGAATATGTTATATCTGTTGTGCAAGTACAGGGTGCTAAAAATGAATACTTCACTGGTTTAAACAGAGTCACTTCATTCCCAGTTACAAACACAATCAAACGAGCCAATGTAAAGTTAATGTTTTCTTTATTATCTTCATAAAAGACTTTGTAGAAATCTTTATATGGATAATCTTTAAAAACTTTGAACCCGAGTCTAGTACAAACTTTGTAAAATTGTTCTTTTGTAATCATATTGTTCTGGTGTTTAGTCTTTCGTAATACTTGAAAAAGTATTTTTTCATTGTAAATGTATTTTTCAGTAAATCTTTTTCAAATTCCTTTTGGTCATCATACTCTTTTGAGTGGCAAGTGTCAGGCGTGAAATAAGTATAAGAAACTGGCTCATACAAATTAACTTCTTTTGGTGAATACGAAGCATCAAAATAACGGCCCATTTGTTTAGCCATTTTCGGGTCATTTCTGTAATACAAATGATAGAACGTATTGTCATCTGTGTATACTTCATATCCACAGCGTTTGGCAATCGTGTAAAATTGTGCTAGAGTTATCATTAAAAATCTTCTCCCATAGCAACCATCTTTCTAGCAACTGGAATTAGTTTGTACAACATATCGTGGTATTCTCTCCATACAGCATCAGTAGGTTGTTTATCATTTTGGAACAACATAAATGCGTGTGTAAAGGCACAGTGTTTCTCTTTGTAAATGTTCAATTTAAGAACAAGGTCATACAAGTTATCACCTTCAAATCTGGTGCATTCCATTCCATCTGCGTAAACAATAATCTTAAACATTATTCAAAGTCTCCTTCAAGTTTAACCAATTTTGATTTAACTTGGAATTCTTTATACTGACGAGCCATTTCTTTTTTCATTGTTTCTTCAGTCCAATCTATTCCTTTAATTATGAATGTATGGTTTGTTTTCTTACGAGAACCATAATGCTGGTTTGAAGAATAAACTCCACAATCGTCAAGCAACCAATCGTGAACACCTGGGTCATAAAAAATTTTAAAATAGAATCCAGCAATATCTGGTTTATTTTTCTGTCTATTCCACCAGCAACCATCTGGTGTACATTTTTCCTGAACATCTTTCAACCAGCCCAGCATTTCTTCCTGGAAACCTTCTAGTGTTACAAAATCGCCTATTATCATTCAAAATCCTTCTTCATTTTTTCTAGTTTGCGTTCTAATTTATGGTATTTTACAAAAATCTTACTTGCTATATCTCTACTCAAAATTGGAAGATACGCTTTAACCCCAGGACAACTGAGTGTGCCATCTTCATTTGACAAAACTATCTTAAATTTGTCATTCCCAGTTGTTACAACATAATGAGTATCAGGTTCTAATCTCGCACCATCGTTAATTGGAACAATACTAAACTTATCCAAATCTATAATGCCACCAACCAGATAAAAAGGTTCTTTTCTCCTGGATTTTTGATATAGTCCACAATTCAAATCCATCTGGTCTTTGAACAAATTATACATTGTCATATTCGGATAAGCATTGTATTTTTTAAGTTGTGAACAATGACAAATTGTGTCATCATTACCATTACAACCGTGCAATAAAACGATACAGTTATTACCATATCCCATAACAACATTCTCAGTCATATAATAGTATTCATTCAGCATTAGTCAAAATCCCTACGGATAGATTTAAGTTTAAATTCCTGACAGAGTTTCTTTGCCGTTATATAGGTATCTTTTATTCGTGCTTCACATTCTTCAGGGTCTTCAATTCTGTAACACGGCTCCTGAACCCACTGCTTTACTCCATTTAGGTCATGCTGGTTAAGTACATAAACTGTAACCAATTCTGTTTTAAACCAGGTCGCAACAATGCTTCCACCAAATTTATTATTCCAAGCAGGAAACTTGTATTCATTCATTGGCCCGCATTGAACCAATCCATTTCTCTGACAAATTTCGTGAAATAATTTTTTACTAATCATTTGAAATCTTCCTTAATTCCTTCCAATTTTACTGCAACATCCAATTCTTTGCGCTGCTTAATAGCATTACTAACAATGTATTTTACTTTGTCTAAAACCTTATCAAGTGGCTCACTAAATGAAATTGTATTGTCATCAGTTTCAAATGGAAGTTCTGTGTGGCAATTTTCAAAAATGTATTTGTAATCTTCGGAATAAATGCTATTTGAACGAATTAACTTATTGAAAAAGACAACTGCGCTGTAATAGTGTTCATCATAGTCAAACATTCTAATTACTTCGCCGAATACAAAATTGGTTTCTAGTTCAGTACGATACTCAATGGAATCGCTAGTTCGTTTTTCTTTCAAACCCATCTGCAAACAGAGTTCACCAATCTTCTTCTGATATAAATTGTATTCTTTTTTTGGCATCAATTCTCGCATTAAAAGTCCTTTTTCATTTTCTGTTCTCTTATTTTGGTTTCGTATTCTTTGACCTTGAATTTTACCTGGTTAATCTTTTCTTCACACTGAGCAATAACATCAGCAATTTCTTCTTCAGTATTGTAGTGTATCAAATCCACATAATAATCAGTACAACCAAAATTTATTTTGTTTGGTTCTGTAAATGTGTGATAAAGAATTGGAATAATAAGGTAACCACTTCCGCTGCCATATAGAGTTACTACAATTTGCCATTCATCACCTACAATGTCAATAACTAAATCATCACCTTCAAACCAAATATAATCTTTCTCTTTACAAAGATTTTTCTTACCCAGGTCATAATGTCCGTTCAGATGTGAGTTAATCTTTCCTTTACGGTTGTAAAGTTTGTCCTTATCTTCCTGTGAAATTGTCCATCCATTATTCCCAAGAATTTTTAGGATAAGTTCAATTTTTTCTTCACGTCGCATTTACTTGTTCCTGAACATTTTGATAATTGCCTTCACAGCAGAAAGTTCGGCCTGACTCAAATCGTTTTCGTCATACCTGGACCAGTCATAAGAAACGAACAGGTCCAAAGAATCATAACCATTATGGGAGTTAATGTTTATGTTATTCGTAAAATGAATTTCAACCAAATCAGCATTAGACTTTTCGTCCTTAACTGTCAAGATGGTTTCTGTTTCCATATTCTTTGTACGAAGTTCAAAAACACAAGCATCAAAGAACTGGCGCAGATGTTCAATCGTTTGGTTAAATTCCTTGAGTTCCATTAGCATACCTCCACTTCTACATGACCAGCGGGTTGAATGGTGGACGGGTCCCGAATCCACAACGCAGAATCGTATTCACCCTGTCTCAGATGATGACCATCAAATGTCAAATAGTCTTTTCTCCAATCGTTCGGGTCATTCAGTGGAACGATACAAGCAGTATCACCAACAACGATAAGTTGACCCACAACTTCTACACCCGAAATGTTAATTCCCTTAAACATTGGGACTTGAATTTTTACACTTGCCATATTGTTACCTCTTTTATTGTTTGATTATAATATAGTAAATTACAGTTCCATTGTCAATAAGAATTTTTCGTTTTAATGTAAATAATTATTTACATAACACTGACCAGGAAACGTGGCAAGGAGACCAGAATAGTGTCCGATGCTAGGGCTATATCATTTTACCGAGAGAATGGCAGGAAACGCACAGTACTGTCAAAGTATGGAAAATTATAAATACATTATAAGGAGATTTACAATGGAAATCAAAGAAGCTAAAGAAATTTTAAACAAAAACGGATTTATTTTGGAAGATTCTGCTGACGATAAGTATAAAGCCGATTTAGCAAAAATGGGTCGCTATATGGCTAATCAGGGAACTGAAGACTATATCAAAAATGTTGCTAAATTATTCGCCAAAAATAATAAACTTTCTGTTGAAGAAGTAACTGGAATAATGCTCAATTATATGTTTAGATTTTTAGCCAAATATCAGGACCAAGGTTGTCCGGCAACTGCGGCTGCAACTGACGAAAATGTCATAGCAAAATTTAAAGAAGAAAGCGGGAAATAAATTTTCAGTATTTCCGTTTCCGTAACTCATACCGAAATACACAACTGCGAACGTCACAACAAACACCAAAACGATAAACACAGTAGCGCTTGCGTCTGAGTCAATAAAATTCTTCCACCACTTTTTCATTTATACCCCCAGTTCAAATGCTAGTGTTCCAAGTACCGGACTAACAGAAATTTCATTATCCCTGAATGTAAGAATGAGCAAGTAAATGAAATCCATCTTGTCAATCTTACAACGGTTATTCGTACAAAATTCATCAGTTACCTTAGTAAAATAATTGGTGTCAATCTTGTACTGCTTCGTAACGTTACAATCTTTGTCAATCACGATTTTAGTATTAACTACCTTCCGACTGACACCAAAATCTGACAAATAAGAACGACAATCAAAATCGTTTTCAGTGAACTTGTTCACAATCTTTTCCTGGAGCCAATCCTTTACCAGCTTAATACGTTCTTGTGTGAACTTGATTCGCTTTTCTTCTTCAACCTTCTGTGTTGCGGACAAATAGAAAAATTGTGAGGTCATTAGTGTTTCTCCTTATTGCGAAGGGTTTCATAAATTTCATTGAACTTTTCTCTAAGCTTTTCCTTATCCATAGTTTTATAAGTAAAGCCCTTATCAAATTCATCTTCAATGTATTTGCTTACAAGGTTTAAGAGTTCATCACAATCACTAGTGTTCAAGTGCTTGTACTGGGTATTTGGCTTTACAATACAAGTAAAGTAGGAGTAAGAACCTTCCAACCAATAAACATCACCATTAGTAATAGTGTGTCTAATTCTTGCAATCTTACCGATTGCATAAACATCATCTGTATGCGGAATGCCATTTCTTGCCATCACCAAATCACCCACTTTTGGGTTTTCTACCTTCTGAGGATAGTAGTCAATTACATACTTATTGGCTTCGTAGTATTTCTTGAAAATTCGTTCAGCAACTACCTTATAATCTTCTTTCTTTTTCCAATATTCCTTGATTTCATCACGATGAACATTTATAATGTTATAAGCAACATTTTCTCGGTCAAACTCCCGAGCCAACTTGAGCATATCATAAATAATTTCAGTGATTGCACAATTATAGGAGCTTAGATACTTCATTTTTTCTTCATAAGTTTTAACTTGTTCCATATTGTTACCTCTTTGTTAATATTTCTAAGTTTAATATAGAAAATATTTTAATAAATGACAAGTGTTTTCTTTAATTTTTTCATAGCAATTTTGTAATTCTTCATAATTGGCTGCATTCTTTCAATGTATTTAAGGATATTCAGCTTATCATTATCATCTTTTGGCGGAATAGTCAAGAATTTCAAGCCATTCAAACCAACATCAGGCAAATGCTTAACATCAGGGTTCATAGACTTGTTAAACATTTCGTTGTTAATTAAGATAACAGGCTTTACCCAATTTTCAATATGAACCTTTTCAAAAATCTCATAGGTTTCTTTTATCCAGTAATTCGTAAGGTTAAATGCTGATATACACAATAACTTACAAGATTCCACATCTTTAAGGAACTTATCAAACTGTTCATTGTAGTTGGAAAGATTGTAAAGGTTAGTGATGTTAATCATTGTTACCTCTTTTGTTTTGTTGTTTTCTAAGTTTAAATATAGAAAAAACTGTCTATTTGTCAATAAACAGTTAAGTTTAAATATGTAAAATATTGTTTACTTATTCTTTAAAAAAGTTTCATCAAACTTCTTTGCAATTTCTTTGCCGACCCAAGGTTCAACAATGTTCTTAATATTGTATTTGATTTCATTCGGTTTTGCGAAATTTGCCATAGTGCTTCTACAAGACATTAGTTGTTCTCCCATTGATAAAGGTTTCACCAGTAATTCCCAATTTCTTTGCCAAACGCTTAATCATTTGGGTGTTGGGTTTTCCATATTTCAACGGAAGTGGCTTAGGCTTGCCAACGAACATATTACCCTTGAAACCATATTTCGGCATCTTTGCTAGTTCTTCTTTGAGCTTTTTAATATCCATAATGTTACCTCTTTTGTTGTTTCTAGTTTAGTTTATCGGCAATTTAAAGGGTTATTATCTGTACAAGTACAACCACATTCTTGTTCAATTCGTATTGCTGTAGATGTAGAACGACCATTACCATTTGCTGCTGCTTGACTACGAATATTAGATGCACAAGTTGTATTACATTTAGAAACATTTTTATTAGTTGACTTTGTTATAGCCGAGCAAGAACAATTTTGGAATGCATAATTACCTTGTGCTTGATACTTAGCACACAATGAACGAAGATATTCTTCACTAAACCCACTATCATATGCTCCCATATCACAAGCCTGCTGTTCCTTTACATTATCACAAGTTTCAAAAGCCATACAATAGTTCAAGTCATTCTTGGTCATACCAACAATATTAGCCAAATAATATTCATAATCATTACAAGCCTGTGCCTTGGAAGAAATGTTATTCGCATTAAGAACATTTGCTGCTGCCATATCACAAATTTCTTCCAAAGACAATGAAACACTAGAAGAGCTAGGACGCTGAATAATGTTAATACTTGAACTTGATTGAATTATGATTTTAGTAGCACTGCTACTATAAATTGGATTATGAACCGAAGAACTTGAATAAACCTTTTGAGGTGTGTAATCATATTCCGGTTCAGCTGACATACCATTGTCACCACAAGCAATAAACATTGTAGCGAAAATCATAGAAAGAATGAGTTTTTTCATAGTTGTACCTCGTTTGGCTAATTGTTTCTTTCTTTTACATAAGTAAATATAATAAAAATATATACAGTTGTCAATGGAAAAATTAAATAATTATGTAAATTTTTGTTTACATTATTAGAACTTGATAGAGAATTTAGCAGTGTCAATGAGAACTGCGTTAAATTGTGTAAATTTTTGGTTACATATAATAAATATATTAGAAAAATTTTATTTAATAGGTAGTATATGGTAAGGTATCAAAAAGGACATAAAAATTCCAAAGGTGAAAGTGCGGAATGGGTGATTGTTTCACATAAAGATGGTCATATCATTAGTTCACATAAGACCAAAGAAGAAGCAGAAAAACATCTAAAGGACATACAAAAATTTAAGCACATAAAAGAATCTATGAAGATAGATGAAGCAAAAGAAATTCTAAATAAAGCTGGTTTTATTCTTGAAGATTCAAAATAATGCTTCTTCAAGTTTTTTAGTTTCCTAATAGATTATTATACTTAGAATTACTTAGATTTGCTTTATGTTCACAATATTTCCAATGATTTACAGTTTTATATGATGGATAGCATGTGTAACCATTAAGCGATAAATCTGCAATCAACTTTCCTGTTGAACATTGATAAACATACTTAGGACGTTCCCCTAAATATAGCTGGTAGCCATCAGAATCACAAGCCCATTGTATCAATGGTGTCTGTTTGACTTTTTCCAAATAGGCTTCTTGTTCTTTCTTATTATTTGCTTCTAAAACCTTTGGAATAATAATAGCTACTAAACAAATCGCCAATATAATTCCAAAGAACCATGCCACAATTTTGCCAAAAACTTTTAAGGGTGTATAGTTATTTGTACATGCACCAACAATGATTAAAACAATTAAAATTATCCATAACATAAGAATTTATTTTCCTTTGTTAATTGTTTTTAGATAGTTCAAATTTATCAAAATTTAAGCAATTTTGTCAAATAAAATTGTGTAAATTTTTGGTTACATTTCTAATTTTGATTATAAAAATCAACTTTTCTTTTATCATAATCAGCATAAGAAATATAATAAACTTTTATCTTATTCTTTTTATGTACTGATTTATGGCAATCATCACAAAGCAATAAAACTTCATCCATATTATATAACCAAGGTTCTATCTTTTCTTTATCTGGTTTTTTATAATATAATTTATGATGTACTTGTAAATTATGTTTTTTCTTACAAAATTCACAAACATAACCACCTTTATCATATATTACTTTTTTTCTAAAATTATACCATTCTTGTTTTGTTAAAAGTTCTTCATAAGTTTTATTAATTTTTTGTACTGATTTAACAGGATAGTCATTTTTCAGTCTTTCTTGCTCTATCTTTCTTAAATTTTCACTAAATTCTTTTGATAAATCATCCCATGACTTAGAAGGTTCTGTTTTAACAACATTTTTCGGTTTAATTTGTTCTTTTTGAGTAACCGAATACCATTCATCTTGTGGTTCATCTTTAATTACATTTTTTAATAACCAAATTACACCAACAATTATAACCAATAAACATAAATAAAAACCTATTTTACTATGTTCTTCTTCTATTTCGTTCTTTTCATCTTTTGTTACATAAGAAACATTAACTGGTTCTATTTCTTTAACTTTTAAATAACGCTTATAAGCCATTTTACAATCAAAATTGCTATGCGTTATATTGTATTTTGTATATCCTATGTCTGATAATTTAGATTCTGGTATATCTACATAGGTTTTGCCATTATAACATTGAATGGCATTTGAAAATGAAATTAAAAAGATTAAACAAACAATAACTTTTTTCATTAAGTTTTAATACCCTTTATTTTAAAGTTTCTATCCTAAAATAGAAAAATGAACACATTTTTCAATAGGTTCATTAAATGAATATGTTTGAATTTAAACTTTAAAATAGGGTGGCATTTGAATACTAAATTTAATGTGTTGTGTTTTGTGGGTTTCTTAAATGCGTATCTAAATTATAATCGTTTTTATAATTTCTTAATGTAGATACAATTTTAGCAGTTAAGTCTACTATTTTGTTAAGTTTTTTAGGGTTTTTAATTTGTTGCATTTTTATATTTTCTTTATTTTGTATATATTCAAATTCCATATTATTTAATAAATTTCTTAATTCTTTAAAGCTTTTACCTAATTCATCGGTTTTAAAATAATCATAGTATTTTGTTAATGTATCTTCAAATGTAAAATGATAGCATTCCTGTTCATTATCAAAAATTCCCCAATCACTAGATGTATAGTTTTCATTAAAACTCTTTATATTTTGTATATTTAAAAGTTTATTCATATTTCTAATTATATGATAGGCTTCTGCTGTGCCAGCATACAAATGATTATCAAATCCACAGTTATTAAATGAATTTTGAAGTTTAACTTTTTTAACATCACTTTTTTCTTTTTTACGATTATCTAAAAAATTTACGATTGATGGAATTTTACTAAAAAGAATATATGCCCCTGAAATAATTGCCGTAATAATTTGCCAATGTTTGTTTATCATTGTAAGTATAGAATCAATAATTGTTATATAATCCATAATTACTCCTTATTTAAATTTAATTATTTAAAAATAGAAAAAATGAATTACTTTTGGCAACTCATTTGAATGTAAATTTTTATTTACAATACAAATTCTTGTAAATCATAAATAATGTAGAGGTCATTAAATGAGTGAACATCCTGAATACAATCGTGATACAAATCCATATCCTTCTTTCGGAAAGAAATACAATGGCGAACGTGCCATCATCAGCTTAACATCGTGGACTGCAAGAATCAACACAGTATCAAAAACATTGTTTAGTTTAATCAAACAGTGTCCTGGTTTTCATATAGTATTGGTATTGAGCGAAGAAGAATTTCCGAAAATGATGGATGAATTGCCTGATAATTTGAAGTTGTTCGTGGATAATGAACTTATTGAATTGCTATGGGTGTATAAGAACTATCGTTCGTTTAAAAAGATTTTCTTTACACAAGATAAATATAGAGAATTACCTATTATTTCTGCTGATGATGGCTGTATATACATTCGCAATTTCGCTCAGGAACTGTATGATAATTGGTTCAAAGAAAAAAATAAAATAATCTCACAAAAACAATTTCAAGACGCAAAATATAAAATAGGTGGTGGTGGATATGGCACTTTATATCCTCCATATTGTTTTAAAAATAAAGCCTTAATTATTTTAACTTCATTTTATAATACTTTAATTAAAAATCCTAATGATGATAGATTTATTTCTATATTAGCTGCAAAATTGGGTATAAAATATAAATTTTTAAATAATAAAACATTCGTTAATATAACCAAAAATGATGGACTAAGTGAACTTGGTAAATATAAAGGTGGAAGAAATACTGAATTTGAAAAAATGGTGAAATTAGTATGAATATAATTTGTAATAGTTGTTTAGGTGCCAGATTATATCAATTAAATAAAATGGAATACCAAAATCCTTTTATGTGGAATATAATTACATCTGATGATATAATTAAGTTAATTAAAAATTACGATAAATTAAATTTTAAAAATTTTGATTTACTAAAATCAGATTATTATAATAGAACTGAATTTTATAGAAAACAGTTTAAAAATGAATTAAAACAACCAATGTTCATTTTTAAAATAAGAATAGATAATCAAATTGATTTACATTATATTCATTATAGATTTAATGTTAATGAAAAAAATACAATAGTTAAAGATGTAAATGTAGAGAGTAATAAAATTTGGGAATATGTTGTTGAAAAATATAATTCAAGATTAAAAAGAATGTTAAATAATAATGAAAATCCAAAATTTGTTATAACTGCATTAGAATCAGATTATACATTGAATAAACAAGAAGAAATTGCTAATATAGAAACAAATTATAAAATAATTATGTTATGTGATAACCCAGAAAAAATACAAACTAATAATTCTAACATTTTAATTAAAAAAATAATACGTCCCATAGGGACGTGTATGAATTTAGCAAAAAATTATAATGATTTAATTCTAAATTTTTAATTTATTTTTTAATTCAGTAGTAGAAATTCCATCAGTGCGAGGTAAATAAATTACTTCGCATTTTTCTTTTAGAAAATCAAATTTTCCTTCCCAGTCAGCACCAATTACAAAACAGTCTACATTATATTTTTCCACATCTGTAAGTTTTTGTTCCCAATTATTTTCAGGAATTACTTTATCAACATACTTAATTCCTGATACGATTGCAGCTCTTTGTTCGTATGGAATTACACACTTCTTTCCTTTTAGTTCATTAAATTCATCAGTAGAAACAGCTACAATTAAATTTGAACACATACCTTTAATTCGTTCTAAAAGTTTCAAATGTCCTATATGGAATAAATCAAATGTTCCGTATGTTATACAAGTATTATACTGCTTAAAAGTAAAATCAAAAGATGAAACTATATTAACTATATCATATAGAAAATACTTGTCTTTATCAAAATGTTTATTTAGTAATGGAATAGCATAAGACTTGAAAAATGAATAATTATCTTCATTTATAGAATCGGCTAATAAGATATGTTGTTTAAAAAGTTGAAAATTTTTATCACAGTTATTTAACTTATCTAAAAACTTTTCAACTTGTTCTTTACTATATTTCTGTTTTAATCGTTCTAAAATTGTCATTTTTCAAAACTTGATTTTTGTGGTAAAATACTTTCCATAAATTTAATAAAATTCTTTTTTAATTCTTCATAATTTTTTATATAATCTACATCATTAAAACAAATTATGTTTTTTCCTTTAAAACACGAAAAATCACTGTTGTTACACCAATAATACTTGGCATTAGCAAAAATGTTTATATTAGTTATGGCGAATCCTGTTAATCTTTGAAAATCGTCAAAAATCCAAATTTGATTTTCATATTTATTTCGCATTTTGGAATGACTTAAACCTTCTTCAAATTCAGTTTTTAATTTACTCCATACAAATTCAATAAAATTTTTATTAAATGGTATTTGAAAATGTGGATGGTTACAACGCATAAGTTTACCTAAAATTTTTGCTTCAAGACGATAATTATTGTTTTCTATTTTACACCAATCATCTACTTCTTTTATATAATTATTCCATACACCAGCTAAAGGACTAACTGGTTTATTATTCTTGAAGAAATAATCTTCTGGAATAGTTTTTACAAATAACATATCATCGCAACTATAAATGAAATTATCAGCTAGTCCTGGTATTTTATGAATAAACATTTCAATTACAGAACTTGAAAATGTTGGTAAATACTTTTCTGGTATATAATCACGATGGTAACATATATGTAATTTTGGATTTGTAGTGTCTAACCATTCTGGAACCATACTTTCATCAAATAAAATTAAATGAACTTTATTTACCCAAGGACAATTTGTTTCAATACCACGAAGAACATATCGCATTGTCCCCCAATCACGAAAACGATTTGCCCCTTTGATTCCTTCTTGTTCTTTATATTTGGCAAATTCTGCTTGCCAAGTTTTACTTTCAGGATTTAAAAAAGGTATTACTATATCAATTTTATCATTTGCCATAATTAAATAACTTCTCGTATTTTTCTTTTATTTTTGGGAAAGCATTAAGAACATTAGCAAGCCAATTATCTCTTCTTTCAAGTCCATTTGCTTCTACTTTATGTGTCTGTGAAACTAAACCCTGCCACATTTTTACTTTAGAAGGATTTATTTCTGTACCCCATCCAAAATTAAGCCAAATTATAGGTACATCAAAATAAACTAACCAAGGTGTTATCCAACTTTCATCACAAATAGGTGTGCACTTATCTCTAGTTTCAATATAACCTTTTTCATAGACAGCTTTTGGCATTACTTTAAATGGGAACATACTATTACCATTTATTCTACCAACATTAACATACGGCCCACCTAATGGTGATACAGGATAAAGCATGTGTTTACCTTGGTATTTATGGCAACTTGCTCTATTATAACTAATAACAGCATTAGGATGTTGTTCGTGTACTTTCATTACTGTTTCAATCAAATTATCTGCATAATAAGTATCATCGTCAATAATAAAAATACAATCATTTTCTTTTGCTATATTAAAAATTTCGTGTCTTTTATGACAATAAGTATTTTTAGGCAACCAATGTAGAAATACTTTATCGTGATTAAGCATAGCAGCTAAATCAGCCGGTAAATCTTTTTCTCTATTTTTAAATTCAGGTTCAGCCAACCATAAATGAATTTCATCTGGTTGTCTAGTTTGTTTGGTAAGCAAATAAAAAATTGCTTTTCCAACATTACAAATTCTACCAGGATAACTGGTCATTGATACAATCACTCTTTCATTCATACATTATTTATAATTATCAAAACAATATAACTTTTATCTGTAAAGTTTCCATTTTTGTTTAATGTCATTAAATTTTATTCTTAATGTAATGCCATTTTGTTTGTAATCATTTCGTTTTCGTATAAGATTTAAAAATTCAAAATCATTTGATATATTTTGATTTGAACAAAATATATCTAAAATTTCATCAAAATCTGCGAAACCATTTATATCTTCCATAGTTCCACTGTGTAATGCTGGCATAATAGAACCATCTTGTAATCTGCATAGTGAATTATCTATATAATCTTCATTTGGTTCAGTTGCCAGTATTCTATTAAATATAAGGTCATAAATTTCTATCTCTTGTTTTATTTTATCGTGTTTTTCTTTGTGTTTTTGTGATAGAAAATCCCAAAATCTAGGAATAATTTTTTCTAATAGAACAACTATTCCAGCTCCAGTAATAAAACATACAACATTTATTGTTACATTTATCATAATTTAACCTTAAATTGGGATTTATAGCACCTTTACATAAGTTCCCAAATACATTATGGAAAAGCAGGTATCATTTAATACCTGCATTATATATAAAAAAGTCCATTCAAAAATACGATATACTTTTTTTCTTCCATACTATCTATTTATGTAGGCATACTTTGGTCTAATACAAGGTTACCTTCACAATTTTCAACACTACCTTCACGGTTTGTATATCCTAGATATTTTATCTTCTTTCCTGATTTATCGCAGGCGTAATAAAGATAATCTCCATAATCTTCATCGCATTCTTCAAGATAAAATTCATCATTACTCAAAGTATCGTAATAGTAATTGTTGTTATAACTAGACATTGACTTGACCCAGTGCCAATTACTACAGTCAATCTCTATTTTGTTTGTAGATTCTACAAGGTAGCCATTGTTCTTTAGGATTTCTTTAGCTTCGCCTAATTTATCATCTGGTTTACGCTGTCTATTATTATCATAAACTGCCTTACACATATCATAAAGTGCAGCTTCTAATTTTTCGTCTTCATTAATTTCCCACATAGTTAAACCAGTTATTTTTGTAAATTGTTGGTGAACGAAGTTTGTTCCTTCATCAACATATTTAAATTTACTTGCGTCTTCCAAGATTTTTACAATCTTGTCTACGTCAAGACCGTATTCATCTGTACCATAAGAATATACAATGTTTTTTGCTTCTTGTTCAAATGATATTGTATCTGCATTTTCAACAATATAGCCATTCTTTCTCAAAATCTGTTGTGCTTCTTGTATTTTCATATAGTATTTATGCAAAAAACAAAAAAGGTCGCCCAATAGAGCGACCTATGATTTAATTTGTTTTAAATTAGGCTAAAGCACCATCAATGTCGGATAAATCGGTAATCAAAGCACCTGGTTTGATACTGTTAATTCCATTGTCATCAAGAAATTCAATGTAAACCTGATTATCGTCTCCAGTTACTACCTTCAAGAAACCATCTTTACCATTTCCTGACAATACAGCTATTTCGTTTCCCTGTACAGTGACAGTGTCTTCCTGTAAATCGTAATTATCCATTAAATAACGGACAACAGACTGAACAGAAACACCTGAACCTTCATCAATGAGTGAAAAGCCCTGGGATTTCAAAAAATTTGTAGCTTCTTCCAATTTCATATAATAATCTCCTGTAATGTTGATTATTATATTTATGAAAGTTACTACTTTACATATCTATCCAAAATCCTTTCGCTATCAACCCACGAAGCACACAAGTTTCCGTTTGGATGAAACACCATTTCGTAAACCTGGTTCTGATGTTTGCCTACTTCAATCCCCTGCTGAACCATATTGGCAGATTCACTAGCAACTGTGGCTCCCTTGTACTTGTAGATTTCCACATAGTAGTAATATCCGAGAATGTTCAAATACTTTTCAAACTCAGGATACTTGTCAATCTCTGCCCAAATGTCATTTAGTCTTACTTTGTTCTCAACGCAATACTGAGTCTTTTCAAAGTTAATTGCGTCCTTGTCATAGTCCATTAGTTCTCGGAAAATGAAGTTGTTACAGCCCAAATCCAAATAGGTATCAAGGTATTCCTTCATTTTCGGAACGGAATTGACACATTCCTTCAAGAGCAAGCAAGACAATCTGTGCTTCATTGGAGATTCATTCGTAATTCGGAAAATTTCCTTCATCATTTCGTTAGAACAGAAACCTTCCTCGTTATTGAAACGCATAATTCGTTTGGACTGTTCATTGTTAATTGCAGGACGGGAAACATTCAAATGATTCCACCCATTGTCAATCAGATGGTCTATAATCATCTTGTTTCCGACCTTATTGAACAGTTGCGAACCATTCGTAGTAATTGTTCGCTTTCTAAAATCCAATTCCTTCACCATTTCAAGAACTGGAATTAAGTTCTTGCTGAGAGTGGGTTCACCACCAGTAATAGAAATGCTCGGATTCAATGGACGGATAAATTCAAGAATTTCTCGGCAACGCTTGAGCCATTCTTTATCGTCAAGCTTGTCCTTCTTATACATCAGACCCTTATTCGCATATCGCAACTGAGCAACACAGAACTTACAGTCCGCATTACAATAGTCAGTCATAAAGATACTGAAATTGAAGTTCTTGTAAACATTGTAATTACCCGCCTCAAAGGTGAAAGGCGTACTTTCGTAATTGCCAATGTCATAGTTCTTTTGGCGGTCCAATCTCAACTGCGGATTCCACCCGATTTCTCTGTCAGCACCGACTTTAATTGCCATATAGTACCTCTCCGTTAAATCCTGTTCTAAGTTTTCCTTGATTATACGATAAAGTTCCAATCACAGTTTTGTCAATCACATTAGTTTGGTAACATTTTACAATGTATTCCTGATTTGTTACTGGAGACTTGTAAATGTAAACGATAATGTCATAAAACATACCGTGAATTACTCTATCAAAAACAAAATTCTTGTCATTCCTAATTTGTTCCTGGAACGGAGCAATAGAAATGAAATCCTTTGCGATGACTTCTCTAAACAAGCAACTATCTATGTTGTTCGTATACTGGAAATCAACAAAATTCAAAATCTTTTCTAAACTGTCAATATGATTTTCAATAATGTTCGTGGAAGTTCTCAACTGAACACCATTGACCTTAGCATAAAACGCAATTCTAGCAAGTTCTTCATTCGTTATGTTCTTGCCCTTCAAAACATTCGCATTTTCTGTATCAGTTATATCCATTCTGCTGATGGAAATGTTATGAACATAATCATTGTCAATCAAATGCTGAAGAACAGGCTTGTTTTCATACAAATTCATCAATCCAATACCCGTTGTAGAAACAGTGCGTTCTTTTACACCAAACTTACGCAACATTCTAATTGTTTCTACAATTCGTGCTGGATTCAATGTTGGTTCACCACCAGTAATCGTGGCTTCCAAATGAACTGCTTTCATTCCTTCCAAAATTGCTTCTAAATTCTTGAAATACAGTTCATTGTCAATGTCAGTCCTGTCATTTCGTTTGTTAATACAGAACTCACAATCGTTTTGACACTTGTTTTGAATGAACACATTTAAATTACACGGGTTGTAAAACTTCCCATTGAAACCAAACACATTTGCTTCGTAAGCAGACGCATTTTCTACATCGTGCTGCTCTGTCACAAAATCATTGTATGGTGCGAACTTAATTGTGTTCATTACTTAATGCCCTTTTCGTGTTCCGACCTTGCGACCAAATCTGTACCGAAACATTTTCCATCCACAGAATAAACTTTCCAGTTTTCAATGTTCTGTACAATCGTTACACCATCGTAATTCTTGTTTCCAGTCATCTTTCCATAACTTTGAAGGAAGAATGAATGGTTGATTTTGGACAGTCCGTACTTCGCAATTTCTTCGTCAATCCAAGCATCGTCTTTACGCTTGCGAGTGTTCAAATAAATGTTAAAGTCAGGAATGTAATTTGTCGCAAATACAATGTCAGCAATGTTCTGTAAATGGTTCTTATTGACTTTGAGCAACCAATAATTTACAGAAACCTTAATTTCAAATGGAACATTATACCACTTATGCAGTTCTACCAATCGTTTAATGTTGTCCTTGAGAACAATGCCGTTAGACAAAACAATGACCTTCTTACAGCGCTGTGTGCTAATCGCATACTCAATGAACAAATAAATGTTTCTGTTCAGGAGTGGTTCGCCACCTTCAAGCTGCAATTCAAATTCGCCATCGTTCTCGTCAATGATTTGCTTGTAAGTTTCAAATGGCATTTCCGTTGATTTGGATTCACCAGAATACATACAACAAAACGGGCAAGTTGTATTACAACGATTTGTAATGTTAATGTATAAGCGTGTTCCAGTTTTCATTTTAGTCCTGGCAATCCTTGTTGATAATATACTTCTGCTTGATTTCATCCGGAGCATCAATCAGTTCAACCTTGACCTTTTCCGGGGTAATCTTTTCTTCATTCATACCCATAATGGCGACTGCCTTAAGTTCATCGTATTCTTCGTCAGTTGCGTTATCCGGGACCGTGAATTCACGAACGGCAGTAACAGTAATCTTAAACTTCTTCATTTTTATCTCCTTGTTAATGGTGGTTTTTGTTTGTGATTATAATATAGAAAAACCCACTGCGCTTGTCAATGGGTTTTATAGTAAAGTTTTGTAAAATTTTATTTACACTTCTTTGGTGTTAATTCTTGGTAAATTTTCCAGCGTTCATCTATATCAGTTCTGTCATAAATGTCAGCCCAAACGTCATCCATTATCGTTTTCCAAATACCTGCTCGTTTGCCTTTCTTCAATCGTTTGCCCCACATATCAAATGCGAACAAATACAATCGGTATAACTGCTTATTTATGAATGAACTGCGAACAGGTTTAGATTTATTTTCTTCATTGATTCTTTCGTGCTTGATTTTGTAAAATTCTAACAGTGCTTTATCTAGTTCTTTGGCTAATGTTTTTTCGTCCTTACATACTTTACAGATTTTTGGTCCTTTATCAAAGGAGTATATTTCAACCCACTTACACTGTTCTTTATCGTCATTTACGATTATGTGTAAGCCTTCAGTAATGAACATGTGACCGACTGTTGGATGTGAATAGTCAGCTTTAAGATAATAGTAATCTAATTTTTCTTTAATAAGTTTTAAGATTTGATTTTCTTTCATTTATAGCCCAAAATAAATAATTCGTTTGATACCCAGTTAGCAAATTTTACCATATCCCATTTTTCTACAACCGCATATAAATTTGGCTGATTCTTTTTATATGCTTCTAATGTTTTCTGTGCTTCTTCTTCAGTATGATAAAACTGATAGATAGTAGTATGTGGTTGATAAATTAAAACATAAATTTCATTCATAGTTATACCGCAAATTTAAATACAATGATAGCAATAGCGATTATTCCCAATATAGCAGCGCCACGAAGTAATCTTTGGACTTCTGTAACTGCTTTCTTTATATCTTCGTAATCATCAAATTCTTCATTCATTTTCATATCATTAAACCACCAAATCTTGATTTAGGGTCTTTTCTGATAATTTCAGCATTGATGGCACTCAATAAATCGTACAATCTATCTTTATATGCTTTCAATGCTTCAACACTCATATCTTCTAATTTGGTTTTTGTTGGTAAACCATTTTCGTCTAATACACCGTGAAACTTTAAGTATTCTTCAGCTAGTTTACCTTTTCTAAATGTAAACTCTCTGTCAAGTTCTGCTTTTTCTTTTTCGTATTCTTCGCTAGTCATATAATTTTCCTTATAATGAATTAAGTCTTGCTTGAAAATCTTCAGCACACTCATAAATGGCATCGTATGCCTTTTCTACATTTTCTTTTTCACCACTGTAAACAATGTTGTATTCATATTTCTTACTGAACCAACCTGTCTTTATCACATCAGTGTCAATGCGACAATCAACTTGATACTTATCAGCAATTTCGTGTGCTGTTCTTTCCAAACCCTTTATAGGATAACTCCAAGCTACCCAAAATGTCTTTCTGTAATTACTCAATCGTCAATCTCCACTTCTTTTATTACTTTTGGTTGATATTTGGTTTTATATTCTGCGATTTTATTAAATGCATTTTCAGCTAAGGCTAATGTATAGTATGCTCCGCAAGAAATATAAGCTTCACATTCACAAGGCATTTTATAATCATTATCCCAATACATTATTTTCCATTTATCTCCAGCATGTTCTTTTGCTTGGATAAACCAAACTGTATCTTGTGAACAACCAATTATTTGTCCGCGATTATATTCTACAATTTGAAGTTTCATTGTAAAATCTCCACAAATGATTCTGGTAGAATAACATTATCCATATCCAATGCGTCCTTAAAATATGGTGCTACTTCTTTTGGTGTAAATCCAGCAATTCCACAACCAACTGGAGTTACATAGAATATCAATTCACTGTGGTCCTTTGCAAATTGAATGAAACGATCAGCATAAGGTTTTATACAACTTGGGTCTTCGTCATCCATAGTTGGTAACGCATAGCTCTGACCATATAGACCTTCGCCTTTACCCCACACAGCTCCGAAATTATCCATAGCGAAGGCCGCAGCTCCACCAATATGTTTTCCTTCCTTATTTGAACCAAATACGAATACTTCGTTTTCTTCTAGTTCGTCAATAAATTCAGGTGTAAATTTATCTCGCATATATCTCCTTTAATGTAAATTAACATGCTGTGTATCAAGAAAAGCCTTAACACTTTCAATGAAATTATACTTTGCTCTATACATTATATCTGTCCAAGCACCATCATCGTTATGTTGTGTGTTAGCTGTTTCAAGTGTCAATGCTAATGCTTCCCACTGCTTATCTGTGAACTTAAAATTTTCTTCATTTTCACAACGTTCAAGAATAGCAATTAGTTCTTCTCTAAGTCCTTTAGAACCAACATATACAGAATAATCATTTTTGGTATCAGACAAATTCTTATAATAGCAATAAGGAGTCCATTTTGAATCCGGACTATTTTCTTCTTTTCTGTATTTGGCGAACGTATCGTCAAGCAATCCTAATAATTCGTGGTATCTCATTATTCTACTTTTTTAATCGTCACTATCTGCGTCTTCGTCTTCTTCTTCACTTGATTTCTTTTTCATTAAGTTTATAAGAACAATGCCTAGAATTGCGATGATAGTAGCACCACCACAAGTAAATTGTAAACCAATTAACTGGCAAGCAAGGTAGATAAGTCCTATCCAGAAGAAATACTCAACTTCTATGAGAAATAGAAGCGCACAAATGTAAATGAAAATCAGTTGCTCAGGTTTGAATGTGCTGGGTATCTTCATTAAATTACCTTTCCACTTGGATAAAAGATTTTGTTATATTCTTCTTCAGTCTTAATTTCTATAATGCCATCAGCAATACATTTCTGTTCGTCATAAGGAACTACTTGGAATAAATCATCTGGAATTTCTTCTGGTGAATTAACTTGTAACCATTTAGCTGATTCACTATATTTTGCTAGATAACGAAAAACTCTAATGTTATCTTCTATTTATTTTTCAAGCATTTCTTTAGTGTAACATTCATCAACTTTTACTACTCTGCCGGCCTTATTTACCATCATCCATTCAGGGTCTTTTTCCCATACTCGCCAAAACTTCTTTTCAGTTTCTATATACTTCATAATTCTCCTTAACCAAAAATTATTGCTACAAATGGAATCCACCCAAACAATAACATACAAATTACTAATGCTGTCCAAGTTCCACCTGGAATGTCCTGGTGCATTAAACGGATATATGGGTCAGGGTCATTCTTCATCATTTTCTTTATATCTTCGTGCATTATTTTCCTTATTTAAATAGTCCATCCAATTTATTTTTAAGTTCAACTGTCTGTCTTAATTCTTCGTTTTCTTTTAATAATTTATCTACAATACAAGAATAAAAATAAGCAAGTCTTGAATTCGCATTTAAAGCATCTTGGGAATCTGAATCTTGATAATTAGGGCAAGCCTTAGCAATTTTGTCTAATTCAGCAGCTTCTAATTTCTTAAATTCTTCTCTAGTCATCGTGTTTCATTACCACTCCAATGAAAAATAACCACCCATTGTTAAACCTGTGTCTTTAATTGCACTAGCACAATGTTCATACTGAAGTTCCTGGTATTCAGGTTCCTGATAATAAATTGTACACCAATTAGTACATCTGTAATGTTTGATTTTATAACCCTTCCACTTGAGAACAGTCATAATGTCATTAAATCGTGGGTCTTCACAATATGGAATGTCTACTGAGGTTTGGCTTCTTTTAGCTTGCTCAGCAACCATATTTGATATGCGCTTAAAATACTCATTGTTTAACTCCAAATCATTTTCCAATGCTGAAAAATTAGTTTTTGCGATTTCTTTTGCCTGAAGTGCGTCTAGCATTTTTTCTCCTTTTATTAAAGTTCTCTTTTGCGACATCTAAAATTGTTTTTTCAAACTCTTCCTGGTTCGCTAATAGTTGTGCGCAGACACTTATGTCAATATCTGGTGAAAGGTCTTTATCTTTCTTTAAGAACCTTTCCCACTTCTTGAAATTTCGTGATTTCTTTTCCATAAAATTCAATATAACAAAAAACCCGACTATTAGCAATAGCCGAGTTTATAAATTTTGTTTGTGATGGAACTTAGTATTTACAATGAACAGTCACTTTTACTTTTCCGTCAGATTCCTGGTCTAAATCAAATTCATCTATACCAGTTATCATTACATTATAATATGTCTTGCTATAAATTGGATTCTGTACAGCACTATCATATAATTTATAAGTAAAATCAAATTGTAAGTTCTGTTGGAAAATACTTTGTAAAGTATTTGTCGCATACATATCCTGATATTCGTCAAATGTCAAAGTAAATTCATTCTGTCCTTGATTATGCTTTATTGACTTACATCTCAATGACAAATCTGGGTATGATTGTCCAGCAACATTAAAATAACCCTGCCATAAGTAGTTCTTTACCAAATCGGGTAATTGACTAATCGGTGTTGTGAATATAATAGGGCCATTTCCCACAGCATTTATACTTATTTCTTTTTTACCTGTAATCATTTCATCCCCAATTCATTTAAAATAACTTTACATAAATCATTTTCGTTTATATAGAATTTATTTGATACAGAATATACTGAGTCAATACTTTCAAAATTAGAATCTCTTGGAACATCGTTAATTATGTACCAGTCAATTCCAGCATTCTTCGCTAAACAACCATAATAAAAATCATCGTGTTTTGTTTCAATAATCTTTGGTGTCAAAGTATATTCTTTGAAACAGTTAGGTGGGAACAAAATACCACTTCCACCGCCACCAAATGTTATACCCATTCGTTTCCAGTTATTATATGAAATAATCTTCTCTGGATTGTCTAACCATATTTGATATAATTCTTCAGCATAGTTTCTGTAATACCTTACTCCATCATCTGCCGTTATAATTGGAACATTTGGGTATTTCTTCATTGTTGGTAACATTTTCTTGAATGTATAAGTATTATCTTTTACCCAAAGGATTTCAACATAATCATTGTTAGCCATATCTAACAAATCTTTTGGTAAATCTTTTTCTTTATTTGGGAATTCTTCAGTACATAAGGTCAAAACGATTTTATAACCTGGACAATTTTTCAACAAACTATAAATTGTATATGGAACTGTGTGGATTCGTTTCTTCCAGCTAGTCATACTAATAATAGCATCTCTTTTAACTGTTGGTACTGGTAATTTCTTAAAATCTGTATCAAAGATTTTGTACAATTTTACCAATTTATCAAATAAGAACCCTTCACTACGCTTATCAGTATTAGCAAGTATAGGATTTATATTTGGTTTCTTATGTAAACACCATTTCATATATTCCGAATGAATAATCTGCTCACTCATTGGGAAAACCTTTGTATCATTATACAAATGGTTCATTAAAAATGAATATGCTGTTTGGTCTAATCGTTCTATTTTATCCTGTGTACCTAATTTCTTCAACAAATTAAAACAGGCCTGGTCTATCATTTTATTTCTGTCAGTATTCTTTACAATTCTAACAGTCATTTCATAAAGACCTTTGTAATTGAAATCATATCCCATAGCAGTCATTGCTTTTAAACATTTCTGCTTCTGTTCAGTAGGATATTTTCTACACTGTTCCCAAATGTCATATTCTTTAGTTATGCTAAATCTAAGTGGGTGAATTATCAAACCTAAGTCACAACCACTATTAGTGAAATCGTTATATAATTTAGTTAGTTTCTTATAAATTTGTACTGACCCATCCAAATAGATACAGACAGGAGTTGTAGCATATTTAAATAAATTGAAACGAACACTATAACATTTATCAAAAGCTGAAAGCCCGTCCAAATCTTTATCTACAATGACCTTCCAAACTTTTGTTTGTTCCTGGTATTTTGGATTGTCGGTCACATAAATGTATTCACATTCAGGGTCAACTTCTTTTGGTTCTCGCATAATTTCGTAATCATTGAAATTATACATCAATACACTGTATTTTTTCATAAAATCACCTCAATGGTTTATTTATAAAAACAGTGCCCACCGAAATGAGCACTGTAAAAGGATAAACAAATGAAAAACAACTTACTCCAAACCATCAATAGTTGGTTCGTCTACAGGTTCTGCCTTTTTCTTTTTTGTTTTCTTTGGCTGAGTTTCTTCATTGAGAACAGGAGCATCTTCAGCTACTGTTGTTACAGTTTCAGGAATAACTTCAGCTTCTACCTTTGGTTCTTCTGTGAGAACTGGAGCTTCGGCCTTCTTTGCTTCAGCTTCTTTCTTTGCCTTCAAATCAGCAATAAATTTCTGGTATTCTTCTTCAAAAGAATTTATTTGCTTCTTTGTAGCAGGAGCTGTACCACCAGTACCACCTCTAGTTGGGGCAACGTGGTTCTTACCATAATAACTTCTTCTAGGGAATCCTTTCATCATTATATCACCTCTTAATTAACTGTTTTATAATTTTATAGTATTTATGACTTTTGAGCTTTTTGTGCTTTTAGCATTTCTATGAAGGCCTGATATTCTTTTTCAAACTCTTCTAAGGTTTCGCTATACACTACTGTTTCTTTATTTTCAACTTTCTTTTCTGTCTTTACTGAGTCACCTGGATTTGAACGAATCTGGTCTACAACAAGTTTTCTTTCGTAACTATCTTCATCATATTTGCCACTAATAGCACTAGAGCCTTCTTGTCCTTTCAAAGAATCTTTAAATGAATTATAAGCGGCTTCTATAATTTCTTCCCAGTAACAAGACGAAATTGTAGCAAAGTAATTAGCCGATTGTATAAATGGAATATGTGCTGAAGGAACATATTGACCACCATTCAATCCACTAAATGTTCCAACATTGTAAGTCGGATAAAGTAAATAGTTATGTAATATACGCTTAACTAATAATGGGCGACCACTTGGATAGATAGAAGAATTAGCTGCCCAATCTGTTTTAAAATCTGGGTTCTGTAAACGATATAAGTCACTAGCACTGTACTGGTCATAACCTGGGTCCGAATATGATATATCAGCACTAGGACAACCCAAACGAAAATTATTATACTCCAAACCATCTTTACAAATCCCACTTAAATTTGTAGCACTTAAACCAGACAGACCGGAATAATAAGTATAAGTTTCATTTGCTTTTTCAAGCATCCACGGGTTAAATGCCGAATTGACAGGTCTATTGTCTATCGGGTTGTATATCCTGTGTAGTCTCGGTCTCGGTAACCTTTTCATTCTTTTCCTTTTTATTTCTTAATTCTTGAATGAATGCTTGATACTCTGCTTCAAAATCACTTTCTATCGGACCGATTTTTGGTGTTTCATCAGTCTTCTTAATAGGCTTTCTTATAACTCTTGGTTTTGGTAATCTTCTTAATTTACGCATACTATATTTATTAACACTGATTCCTTAAATCCCAGCGACTATCACATTTCTTATACTGTTTGATAAATGTTTCATACCAATTTTCACAATCGTCCTTGCTATCACAATCTAAAGGTGGGTCATAATAAACACCACATTCGTTTGTTTCAACATAGGTATTACAATTATACTTACAGACAGCACAACAATTTGCGTGTTCGCCATCAAACTCATAATCTTCACCCTTTCCAGGTGGTATTCTAAAGAAGTATATCATACCTTATATATGAGAAAAGGTCCCATTAAGGGACCTTTTCGTTAAATTATTTTATTTGAATCATGCTGCCATTAAGTAAGCTCATCCAATAATGCTTCTTTTAATTCCATATAAACTCCTACATACAAGCTATTCGCATTTCTTTATCGTTCAATTCTTGAAGATAGTCTTTCAACCAATCTTCACCCATTTCAGCTAATTCGTAAACATCCCAATCTAAGTCATAAAAAGAATGATTTAAAACTTCTTCGGCAAGTTCCATAACATCATCTGGTATTTCGTTTTTGTAACTTTCTTGTACTTTCTTCTTACCAAATATGCGTTTAAAGAATCCAGGTTTTATTGCATCTTCAATATATTCTTTACCTGGTCTAACTATATCTTCTAGTTTACCATAAAATGCAGGTGGTTCACCAAAACCATTTCGCTTATATGTATCGCCTTTAATAGTAAAATAATACTTTGCAGCATATTTGTGCTTTTCTCTATCAAGTATTTTACAATAAAATGTATCTTTGAACAAATCATCTTTATCTATTACAATACAGTATCTTTCTGTCGCATCTACAGGACAAACATAAACACTATCTTCCTTAATTCCACACTTCTTATATCCTGCGTCTTTAACTGCATCTAATATATTATTCAATAACAAAGTTTGGTCTAGTTCTTTATCCATCTCATCCATATACTTATCTTCTAATAAGTATCCGGCTTTATTAAGGATTTTTGGGCTTCATTCAAATCCATATTATTCTCCATTAACCAACTTCTTTTTTGAAATTTTTTATTTCCCAAGGCAAAGTATCATTTATAAATTCTTCGTATGGGTCATTACCGCTTATACCACTGAACAATTCATAATTAACCCATAGTTCACCATCTTCTACATACAAACAAACAAAACCTTCTTCAGTTTCACCTTTGTATTCAATTTCTATATCATAGTTTGTCAATCGTTTGTCTACAAGATCACGATTTGAACCGGTAATTGTAAGACCTAATTCTTTTAACTTAGCAATAAATTGCTTTTCATAAGTCTTTATGTTACTCATCATATTGAATGTTTTAGCATTACCAATCTTATCTTTCACAGAACTGTTATGAATTCTACTGTGAACATCAAATTCATGCTTAGAAGGGAAAGAATGGTTTTTATCCAAACTATCATATTCATCTTGAAGTGTATCTGTATCTTCTGTAATAAATCCTCTAGTCTTTAAATAATCTAATGCTTCTTTTAATAACATATAAGCTCCTTATTATATTCTATATTGTATTTATATTGTATTTATAAATTTTGAGTGAAGTATTGTTTTTATTTGTTTCCTTCGGAAACACCTTCTAACGAAGGTTAATTTTTTGATGGATTGTTTGCAGTGACTTAGATTTCAGGAAAGACTCTTAGCCCATAACTTGGAACTTAAGAGTCTTTTACAGAATTGATGCAGTTGACAATCATTCTATCAGACCTTGTGGGACTTACTAACTAACTTATGGAACGGTCATCCTGTATTCCAGCTACATTTAGTTATGCCAAATGACGGGCTATATCTCAAAATGCTACTTTTGAGCTTATCGTTAGTGATTACATCTTCAATGTAGGTACACTTCACCTACGATGGCTCTGGACATGCCGATACTCGCATTGAGTTGCTGTTCGTTCCTGTAACCAGAGACTTTATATTTTTTCAATCCAAATATAGAAATTATTTAATTTATTGTAAAGAAAGTTATTTTATTTAAACTGCAATAAGTTCCAAAATAAATTAAATTTTTGTATGTATGTTTAACAGAAATAAATAATTTGCTATATTGGTAAAATAAACGAAAAAGGATTTAACAAATGACAGTAGAAGAATTCAAAGTACTTCAAGATAAAGCAACTGAAGAACTCAAAATGCCAGATAAGATGAGCGAGATTATTGACAAAAATAATCTACTTCCGACCTTTATTTCGGAATGGCAGAAGCTCTATGCGAACCAAACTTATATCGTTAAGGATATGGAAATTAAGGCAGCCGAAAAATACCGGACACCTTGTAAAATTCTATAAGTTTGACGATAGTTATAGTTGGGGTAACGCAAAGGAAATTGACTCCCAAATTAACGCAAATCCTGAGTATTGTAAGTTAATGAGAGAAATTAACCAGCAAAAGTATTTCTTGAATTTCATTACAGAAACATTAAGCAATATGAAGAATTTGGGATTCGTCATAAAAAATTATCTGGACTACAAAAAGATTGTAAGCACGAATTTCTAATGAAAAAATCTAAAAATTTCTACAATTATACTTCTAATACTTCTAAAGGTGCACCACACGAAATTAAATGCTTACCTGAACCATTAAACAAATTATGGGAAAAGTACAAAGATAATTTCGTAACTTATTATGAGTGTGCTTGTTACTATGGGGATTTAAAGAACTGTATCAATCATCCAGGTTGGACTATTGGTACTTATCTCCCTAGAAAGGATAATAGTAGAAACTTTAGATTTGTCTTACAGTTCAATTATAGACCAAACTATAAATTTGATAAATTGTATGTACAGGTTTATCATTGTAATAGACACGAACCAACATTAAGCTTTGAAGTAGATGAAAAACTTGCCGTTTCACAAGTTGACGAAGAATTTTTTGAATACTTGTTGAAACACAGAAATGCTCCACACAAGAAAATGAAGGTTATTTGTGATAAACTAAATAAGATAATTGAGAATAAGAATAAACTGGCGAAAATTGAAAGCGATTTTTAGTCCAAGTTTAAGAAAATAAATAAAATCCATCCACCTGATGGATTTTTATTATATTTGGAATAAACGAGAAAGGAACATAAATGTTTGTTGATTTTAAAACCATTAAGTTTAAGAATATATTAAGTTACCGGAAACAATTTTACAGAACTGGATTTTCATTCTGGTTTGAATTTGATTAAGGCACAGAATGGTAGCGGAAAATCTACTATCCTTGATGCCATCAATTTTTGTTTGTTCGGAAAGCCATTCCGCAACATTAAAATGAACCAGTTGGTAAACAAGTATAATGACAAGAACTTGGAAGTCTATATGACGTTCCAAATCGGTAATGACGAATACGAAATTATGCGTGGATTGAAACCAACACTTTTTGAACTTAAAAAGAATGGTCAGTCCATTGACGCTTTGTCCTCAAAGAAATTGAACCAGGGTGAAATTGACAAGTTGCTTGGTATTAACGAGCGCTTGTTCAAAAACATTGTCGGCATTGCTGTTACGAACAACAAACCATTTCTCTCTATGAGCATTGGTGATAAACGAGCTTTGATTGAATCAATTTTCAACATTGACATTTTGAGTGAAATGGGTAAGGAAGTCAAGAAGCGTAATACTCTTGACAAGTCCGAACAGCGTTTAAAGATAACAGAACTGGATGGTTACAATGGACGAATTGCTGACAACCAGGCGAACATTGAAAAGATTAGAAATTACATTGACCAGTTTGAAGATAACAAGAAAAAAGAACTGGATAAATTGTCAGATGAAATTTCTAAATTTGATACAAAAATTAAGAACAATGTAAAGAACATTAAACTCGGTGAAGATAAAATAGAATCGCTCAAAGGAAAATATGAAGTCCCAAGCGATGCAGAGTTCGCCAGTCTTGCGAAGTCCTTGGGTGTTGCTGAACACGAAAGGGCTACGATAACCAAAACATTGAAAACTATCGGGAACGCCACAGAGTGCCCTATCTGCGGAAGTACGCTAGATGAAGGTCACGCAAAGGAACATTTGGATAAATTAAAAGCTGACCTAAAAGTTCTTGATGAGGACACTATCCCAAATCTAAAGAAATTGGAAACTGAATACAATGCTAAAAAGAATGCAGCATTGGAAAACCAAAAGATTATTAACGAAATAACAGACCGAGTTAAGGAACAAATCTTTAACAAGGGTGTTTACGAAAAATCCATTGAAGATTTGAAAAAGAAGATTGAAGAAATAAAGAACAAGAAGTGCGAATTAACTCTTGACGAACAGCAGAAGTTGATTGACGAACTGAACGAAAAGGTTGAAATTCTCCAAACGAACATCAGTGAAATTACACACAAAATAGAAATTGACAACAAACTAATTGATGTTCTCGGTGACGAAGGATTGAGAATGTACTTCTTTAAGAAGTTGCTCCCAATTTTGAATGGAAAGATTAACCATTACTTACAGAAATTTGAATTGCCTGTGACTTTGGAATTTGACTCCTTTATGAACGAAACCATTAAGACAGGCAGATTTGAACAACAGTACAACCAATTCTCTGGTGGCGAAAGAAGCCGTATAGATATGGCAATTTTGTTGTCATTCTTTGACATCAGTAAGATTATCAGTAACTGGTCTTGTTCGTTCCTTATGATTGACGAAATCCTTGACTCAGGTGTAGACCAAGATGGTATTTCTCAATTTATTGCTACTTTGTATAACATTGTAACTGAACAAAATAAAGAACTTGGAATTTATGTTATTTCGCATAAATTATCAGAAATACAAGTTCCTTGGAATGAATACATAGAAATAAATAAAAAGAGTTTGTTCTCAGAATTAAAAACAAAACAATGTGTGATTTAGTTTGTAAGAAATGTAATCTTCCATTTGTTAATATAAGAGTTTTAGGTGTTCATATTAAACGAACACATAAAATGGAAACAAAGGAATACTACGATACTTATTATAAACAACCAGATGAAGATAAATGTCCTGTTTGTGGTAAACCCACCACATTCAGGAGTTTGGCTTATGGTTATAATCATCATTGTTGTAGAGAATGTATAAGTAAAGATACTAAAGTAAAAGAACATAAAGTACAAACTTGTTTAGACAACTGGGGTGTTACAAATTGTTTTCATTCACCTAATGGAAGAAAACAGTTCTATAAAATTGGTACTTCTAAACAAAAAATGATAGATAGAGCAGTCAATAAACTAATGGATTCTTGTGATACAATAAAGAATTTAAAATACATTGACAAAGATACTTATTCATTTGATTGTACTTGTTGTGGCGAACATAGAGTACAAGAACATTATATTACAGCACATAGAATTTATAATAAATTAAATCCTTGTCTAAATTGTCTACCAAAGAATTCTTTAAGTAGTGGACTTGAAAAAGAAATGGCAACTTACATAAAAAGCATTTATTCTGGTATAATAATTGAAAACGATTATACTACAATAAAACCAAGAGAACTAGATGTATATTTGCCTGATATAAAACTTGCTTTTGAATTTGACGGTACATATTGGCACACAGACCCAAGTTTTTATAAAGCAGACGATAAAATAGGTAATAGACAGGCAAAAGATGTGTGGAAACACGATAAAATGAAATATGGAATATGTAATAGAGTAGGTATTAAACTTATACGAATAAAAGAATTTGACTGGCGAAAAAAATTAGAACAAACTAAAGAGTATATAAAAACAAGGATTGATGAAAACATAAAAAACATAACCAATAAAATAGTTCAATAAAATTTATTATATTTGTTTATATGAAAATAGCAATAATAGCAGATTTACATTTTGGTGTTAAAAAGTCAGATTTGGTTTTCCAGGAATCACAGCTACGATTTTTCAAATGTCAATTTGTTCCTGAATTGAAGGAAAAGGGAATTGACACGATTGTAGTTTGTGGTGATGTGTTTGATACTAGACAGACTGTCAATGTTCAAACAGAAAATGTTGTGATTAACTTGTTCAAAGATACTTTCAAGGACTTCAATGTTCACGTCATTGTTGGTAATCACGATATGTTCCACACAACCACCACAGAAGTCAATAGCCTTAAGTGTTTGGACCTGTTGCCAAATGTAACAGTTTACGAAACACCTACTGAAATTGAGTTCGATGGCAAATCTACTTTGATGTTGCCTTGGATAATTGACTATACTGACTTTGACCAGATTGTTTTGAAGAATTATAAGTTTGCTTTCGCTCATTTAGATATTTGTGGCTTTGATATGGGCGGTAGAATGTCTGAAAACGGCTTGACAATGAGTCAGGTTTTGAATAAAATAGACCATACATTCACTGGTCATTATCACACAAGAAGTAATCGTGAAACCGTAGACGGCAAGACCATTACTTATGTGGGTTCGCCGTATCAAATTACACGAATTGACAGAAACCAGGAACGCGGTTATCTTATTTTAGATACTGACACAGAAGAATACACCTGGCACAACAACAATCAGTCAATGAAGTTCCAAGTTTTCACTTATCCGAATGTAGATAAGACTAGAGTTAAAGGTCACGTCGTAGATTTACACATTCCATTTGACAAACAGGACGAAACCAAACAAATTTACGATTTGGTTAAGGAATTGGATGGATTGTTCCCAGCATATCCAGTCAATACTTTTAACGATGAACCACCTGTTGGTGAAAATGTTGAATTGACGATTGAGACTGAACGATTTAACATTATGAATATGGCGAAGAGTTACATTGACCAGTTGGAATTGAACAATGTAACGAATGAAGAACTTTTCAACGCATTAGAAGAATTATATGACCAGTTCAAAGGAACAGATGACTAAATTCAAAGGCGAAGTTTGCGATTACGCATTAAACTTCTTAAAAGAACATTCAGGCTATCGTTGGTCTGATGTTCTTGATTACATTTGTGAGAAAATGGACTTAGATACTGAGTTTGAAGATATAATTCAGGACAGATGTAAGTTTCTAAAAAGGTCTTTGGACGAAATATGTAATGAAGCAATTACTAATACAAAAGTTTTTGAAAATGGATTGACACATTTTACGGCTTTTGCTAATTTAGTAGGGTTAGAACTAAAAAATCGTTTTGAGAAAAAACTAGAAAAGGAGTTATAATGAAAAAGCACGTAGTCTGTTTGACAAAAGCATATAATTGGGGTGATACATTAACCTGGTTGCGTTATTATGACCAGCTCGGATATACCATCCATTTAATTGACAATGAATCTGAATTTGATTCTAGCACTTGGTTTAAAGACCGCCCACAGCACACATACGAAAAGATTGAAGGTTGGCCTGACCAATGGAGATTGTTCAGTAACATTCTAACAGAAAATAAGTATGGATTTAATAAGGGCGACTTGGTTGCTTTCATTGACGATGACGAATACCTTTGGTATTACTTGGACTACTGGAAGATGGTAGAATCTAAGGACCCACAGTACAAGAATAAGTATTACGAACCAATGGAAGATTATCTTGTTAAACAAATGAAGAAGCAGACCGATATGGGTGTTCCTGGTTGCGTTCTAGTTCCACAAATCCTTATGAGTTCTTCCGAACTTATTAAAGGTAGAGATGAATCAAGTTACATTGACTCTAACTACTATCGCAGAACAGATACTTCTTCTCAGGGTAAGGCTATTGTCCTTTATGACCCAGAATACACATACGATTTCACTGTAAAAGTCGGTGAAGAATGCGGACATGTTCCTGTCATATATAAGGAGAGTTTTGACCCTAGTGTTTATGCTGATACAGTTGAACACGCAAAGAGATTGTCTTTGGTAAATGGCGAAGGCATTAGTGAAACTACTTATGGTGACGTTGATTATAATGCTTGTTTGCGTTTGTATCACTACCATATTAAGTCCGAAAATGACTGGGACAAGAAGATTGACAGAGGTAGTGCCGCAGTAGACCACCAGTGGTATGCCAGAGATGTGAGAGCAAATAAGTATTTCGGTGGATATAACATTCCTGATTTTACTATGCTTGAAACAAAGAAGTTAATGGGAATATGATAAACGAATACAAAGAAAAGTGGCTTCGTGGCGAAATAAAAAGTGAATACGATGATTGCCGATATGCTCCCGACAAGGGAGCTTTCGCTCGTCAGTGGATAAAGAAAGCACATCCAAACATTAACCCAGATAACCCACAGAATATCGTAGATAGAATTTGTCATTGGAAACTAGAAGATATTGAACACCCAGATGTTGCTTACATTAACTTGAAAACTCGCTGGAGTGATAAAGTTGGTGTTTATGATGAATTAAAAAAGCTTGGTTTACAAGAAATTTGTTTACCATACGAAGTAAAAACTTATGGTGAAACATTTGATGAATCCTATTTGTTTGAACTTGATACCAGACCAAAGGAATGGACTTACATAATCAAGTGTAATCACGGTAGTGGTTGGAATTTGTTGTATCACCCAAACCAAACCAGTCATAAAATGGTTTTGGATTGTATGAATGGTTGGTTACAAACAAACTATGCTTACATTTCAGGTTTGGAAATGCAGTATAAGTGGATAAAGCCAGGTTATATCATTCAGCCAGTTATGGTTTACAAGCCTTTGGATTGGAGCTTTTGGTGCGAGAATGGTAAGATAGAAGGTGTTGGTTTAACTAGAAAATGCGGAAAGAACTTTGAAGAGTATATCGCATTTGTAGATAAAGAAGGTAATCAGAACGATTGGTTTATCGGTGGTGATTGCGATTTAACTGATCTAAATAGTAAACAAAAAGAAATTCTAAAACAAATGATACCTTATGTTGAGAAAATCGCAAAACAATTTAAGTTTGTCAGATGCGATATGTACTATATGAATGGTAAAGTTTATTTTGGCGAAGCTACATTTACTCCTTGTAGCGGAATTTTGGATATAACATATATTAAGAAGGAAAAATAAGATGCATAAGAACAACATTGTAGAAAAGAAGGTTCAACTTACTCAGTTAGAAATCAAGCAGTACTTTGAAATTTTGAACAAGTACATTAGTGGGAATGGCATTGATGCTGAATTGACATACGCAGCATTGAAGACCATTAAGTCACTTGAAAAGGTCTATCAAGATATTGCTGCTGGAATGTATAACCCAGATACAGACCCAAAGTTTGCTGAATACAAGCAGAAGGCAAATGAATTGGTAGTCAAGTACGCAGATCGTGATGAACAGGGCGAAATCAAGTTGGACGCAAATAAGAACCCTACGATAACTGAACAAATCGTTGAATACCAGAACGATATGAAGAAGTTGCAGGAACAGTTTGCTGAAACATTGAAGCTCGTTGGTGGTGCGAATGAATTTAACAGAAATTATTTGAATCAGGCCCGCGAAGTTACTATCTATACTTGGCAACATATTGAACAAGTTCCAGATGAAATTCCTGGTGTCTTTATGCTCTATATGTTCAAGAACGAATTTTAAAGTTTAACTTTAAACATTTTATTATGACCGCATATTGTCAAATATGTGGTCTTTTTTATTTTTATTATTATGAAAGATGAATATACTTAATTTCTAATTGAGTTACTTAATAGTAAAATAAGAGCTTTGCGACTAAAATTAGACCGCAGTAAAAATCCAGTATATGAAGATGATAAATTGACAAGTGCCGAAATTGCCTCTATTGAAGCAGAAATTAAACATTGGAAAATTGAACAAAAACTATTGAGAATAAATGATGACTTCTAATGAAGAAATAAGAGAATTTATGATACGATGCTGTAAACTGGAGATTAGACGATTACAGTTACAGTTATCACTAACATATTCTCCTGAAGAAAAATCTAAAATTGAACTTCAAATTAAGCAAGAAAAAGAAGAACTTAGACAATACGAAATGGAGCAGGATTTCTAATGGATAGCAAAGGACCACAAATAACTTGGGTTGAACAACCGCGACCAGTTGAAGATGAACTTGAAGAAGAACTGTTCTTTCTTGATTTGAACTTGTCCTGCTTAAAAACCGAAGAAAGAGCAAAACCATATTTTCACGAAATGGAACTTCGCAAAAAGAAATTGAAATGAAATTGAAACTGATTAAAATGGAAAAGGATTTCTAATGACATATAGTGAACATATTAAAATTTTCTTTCCAAATGGTACTGAAGGTTATTCATACGAACAAATTTTAGCTTCTATGGATTTAGTTCCTTCAACATTCAAGTATAATGAACAAACTAAAGAGTATGTTTGGACTACACATACAAAGGCCTGGAAAGATATGTCAGTGGAAGAAGCACGAAATTTGCTACATTCTAATGCTGCTTTAAATAGAAAGTTTTATGAACAAAAACGAAGATTGGATAAATTACAAGAGGATTTCTAATGGATAGTTTTTTAGCACAACTTTTACAAATACGATTGGAAACACTCAAGCTCAGATTGGAAGCTAGAGATTACATGACTGGGGCTAGACTTGACCCGATGTCAGAAGAAAAACAAATTGAGATTGAGCGAGAAATAAAAGAGATTAAAGAACAGCTTAAACTTATGGACATTGAAAATGACTTTTGAGGAATATAAACAATTTTGGTTAGAAACTAATAACTCAATGGATTCAGATGAAACCATCTTCAGTTGGTATGATGAAGGTTCATTAGCATATTGGACTTCCGATTTGAAAACTAGAGAACTTCACGCTGTTACGGCTGGCATTCCTGCAAAAGAATTTACGATTGAAGAATTAAGAGAGAACGGCAGGAATTACAGAGCCATTTTAAGATACAAACAAGAGCAAGATAAACTCAAAAAAATAGAGGAAGATTTCTAATGTATAGTCTAAAGATTTTTACTGATAGCAGAAATTGTATTGACGCTGTTGTATCTGGAAAAACAATTTTAGAACTCTGTGAGAGGTACTATCTATACCATCAGATGCACGAAGGCGGGTATTATTTAGATATGTACGAAAACGAAAATTTAGCAAGCCGAGAATTATTTGACAGATGGTGCGAAGCATATAACAAGTATTTTAAAGAAAGAAAACGATTACAGAAAATGGGTGAGGATTTCTAATGGAAGTAGAAAACTATGAAGTCGCAAGAAAGACTTGGCGAGATTTGAATGTTAGTTCCTGGCTAAAGTACACACCACACGAATATGTTTTGTGGATTGACGAAATTATGAACAAGATAAGTGCTGGTTGGTGCGAAACACAATTTGCTTTTACAGAAGATTCTCCTCACGCCAGAATAGTTGTTCCAAAACAAATCGCACTTAACATTACAAAAGAAGAATACGATTTCTATGTAAATGAACTTAGAGAAAAAGAAAAAGTATTTAAAATGAATCGTAAACTCAAAAATATAGAAAAGGATTTCCAATGAACTTGGCTTTGACTGTTGAAAAAATGAAAGAAATTTGTAGTGAATATGGTTTTGTCTGCGACAACGGAAGTATCTATTATAGACAAAATAATGTAGCAAATTATTGGATGAATAATGATATGAAAAGTTGCACTGTATTTTCAGTGCTATTGATTCTTGTACTAATGCTATTACTTTCACTTTGAAACTTGAACACATAATTGAACTATATAAGAAAACTCAAATGGAAAACAAACTAGAAGACATTAAGGAAGATTTTAAATGACATATCCAGATTTTGATAGAATTATCAGCGAATATGGTATAGGTAGCACAGGTTGTTATAATGGATTTATTTTAACCTTCAAAGAGGTTGCGATGGGCAACATTCATTTAACAAAAAAGATTAACAGAAGTATTCTGTGGTTATCTAATTTTTGTGAAATTCTTAATCACATTAAAGAAGAAGATTTACGAGAACGCTTGGAAACAAAAATCAAACAAATTAAAGAAAATATACAACGAGAACGAATTAAAAGTTTGGATAAAGATTTCTAATGACACCTGAAGAGTTTAAAAAATTTAAGGAAAAGTATAATTTAAATGTTGAAATGGGTATAGATTACAGCAACAATTATTTTTATCTTCCTTCAAAAATATACGAACCTACACTAAACACAGCCATTGCTGTTTGTAATTGTACTGTATTTGAAACTAAACTATCTTGGATTTCGCTTAGATTCTACACTAAAGTTCTAATAACAGAAACTTACGAAGAAGCGTGTGATGTAATGGATACTGATTTTTTTACCAAAAATAAAATACCGAAAAATGTATGATAGACTTAAAAAGATGGAGGGAGATTTTGACACTTGACGAATTTAAAACATTGGCAATAAACTTTAAAGAATCCTTCAACATTTCTCTTGAAGAAGCATATAAAAATGGGATAATGTGTAGTTGGAGTACAAACATTGAATTTAAAACAACTGTAAAAGATTCTTCGGAAGTTTTGGTAAAAGATATGGCCGTAGAAGATTACTATGAGCAGAGACGAATAAATAATTACATTGAGAAACAAATAAAAAGCATTAACAAACTTCAAAAGATAAAAGACGATTTTGAATGACCGAAGAAGAATACAGACAAGAATGGCTCAAAGGCTTACACCATACAGATTATAACAACTGTAGATTTGCCGAAGATAAAACTCAGTATGCGATTGAATGGACTAAAAAGAATGTTCCGAATGTAAATTTGGAGAATCCACAAAACATTGTAGATAGAATAAACTGGTGTAAGATTTATGATAAGAACGAAAGAAAAGCAATATGGGCTGACAAGATTTTGGCTCATCAAGAATTATCTTTGAGTTCATTAAAAGACATTGTTATTCAGCCAGCTTATATTTTCATAAACACAGAATTTACTTTGGATATGTTTAATCATTTGCCAGATGGTAAATGGTTTTTTAGATGTAATCACGGGTCTGGTTGGAATATGCGATTTGAAAAGAAGAAAGGAAATGACCCAAGTTACTTAATTTCCAAAATAAATGAATGGTTATTTTTGAACTATGCCTACATTGGTGGTTACGAATGGCAGTATGAAAATATAAATCGTGGAATTATTATACAACCAGATTTAGGACAACTTAAAGACTGGAATTTTTGGTGTGAGAATGGCGAAATTAAGTATGTTCAAACAGTCCGAAAAATTGGTAAGAATTTAGAAGAATTTTTGACCTTTACAGACGCAGATGGTAATACTCCAGATGCTTATATTGGTGTTGAACCAATGCGTTTTCATTTGTTAGAAAGTGAAAAGGTCATATTAGAAAAAATGAAGCCAATCGTTAAGAAATTGGCTTCGGATTTTAAATTTGTTCGTGTTGATTTATATTCAATAAACGGACAAGTTAAATTTAGTGAATTGACCTTTAGTCCTTGTAGTGGAAAATTAGTTATGGCATATATTTAATTCCCATTTTCAAGTCATCAATATAGAAGTTAGATTTTATATTTAAATTATTTTCCAACCAATTTAAAGTATTACTATAAGGGGCTAAGTTGATTATACCTGTTTTTGTATAAGTTGAACCATCAGTACACGTTGCTATTGCAGTTGCATTATTCCATATAGCACCATATTCATCGGAGAGATTCGTTCTATTAACACCAAATGTAAATATAGGATTTGATACACCTGATACATTATGATTTGTTAATGCTGTGGTTGCAGCAGAAAAATCAATATGACCATCTAATACAAAGTATTCATAACTATCTTGCATATTAAAGTGTCTTATAATACCTGTACGAGATAAACTTCCCTGTCCATCTACGTGATTTAAATAAAGAGTTTGTGTGGTACCAGTTACCATAGAATTTACACCAGCAGACATCATATAAGTAAAATTAGTTGCTGTTAATTCTTGTTCATCATAAGAACCCAAAAACATAGCACCACTGGTTTTATTATTTCCAGATACATAATTTCCACCCTTTATACCAACACCAATATAATAAGTAAACGGTTGAAGTGTTCCTGTTACAGAAATACTATTTATGGCTTTACTTATATCGTATGGTATATTAAAATCATCAAAATAAGGATGAGGTGGATATATCGGTGCTCCCCAAGTATAATTAAAACTTGTATAGTGTGGCTCAAACATTGTATTTTGTACACTAACTACACCACCAAAATTATACCTTAATTTATTAGTATCGGTTGTAATAGCACTATAATTATTTAAATTCCAAAATACACCACCATAAGCACCCAAATGTATTCCAGCAGCATCATCTTCATATTCATATCCGTCATAGTATTGATGTGCCCAGTTATTTGAATTAAGATTCACATCTGGGTTAGTTTGCATTGAATAATAATATGGAGTTCCATGTGAATCATTAAAAGCAGTTATAACTTTAGTTCTAGCATCACTAGCATCATTATCAGTATCATTATCAGTATAATTAACCCACCTCGGCCAATCTGAACCACCATATAAAGGATGGGAAAATGCACTTGCTAAAGTGTTGTTGATTGATATATCTCTATTTGGGTATACAGTTATATCTGCTTCCCAGGGACTTAACAATCTATTACCATTACTGCCTTCAAACACTAATGGTGAATATGTATTATGACTATTTTTAATAATTGGGAAACGAATCCCGGTATATTGCGAATTAACTCTAAACTTCATAATTTATACAAAATATAGAACACCACGGGTTGAACCAGCTTGTGAAGCACTAACGATTGCAGTAATTGTATTATTACCAGATATATATCCATCGTGATTGGCAGCTTTAATAACATCAGTAATGTCAGCAGATGTACCAGCACCATTACCAATAGAAAGTTGTGTTGGTGAAATTTGTACAAAAGAACCAGCAGCAGCACCGTGATTATTTATTACAACACCATCAGGAGTAATTTCAGTATAAGCGGTTATAGAACCATTTGTACTAGATGTAGTAAATGAGGTAGCAGTTATATTACCAAACATACCATTACTTGCACTTATAACATTATCCCAAGTAGTAAGTTTTCCATTTCTTACAATTTTATTATTATATAATTGTAATTGCGATTGATGAGTATTATGAATGACAATCACTGGTCCATCTGAATCTATTTCTACTTCACCTTCACCTTCATTTTCGGTTAATATGTAAACTTGTTTGGCTTCGTCTTCACCTAAAGTAATGTTATTTTCTAAATTTATAATTACCTTATTATCTGCAGTAGTAAAATTAATGTTATCACCAGCATCAAAATTAACATTACGTCCAGTAAATACTGTATTATCTACACTAATTGATGATATACCACCAGCAAATGAAGATGTGCCATATCCAGTAATTACATTATTTGAACCATTGAAACTTGTAGTAAAAGCGATTGTACTCTTATTAGTATTTACCCAAGCACTAGCTGCAGAACCAGCATTAGCTGATGTAATTAAATCTCCAGTTACAGAAATAGTATTATTTGCAGTTGAAATATAATCACCTGCTTGATATGTAGTTCCTGCGGCAGTGATAGATAATACACCATTAGTATCATTCTTGAAACCAATACCTTGACCAGCACTCAATTTTACTGCAGACAAATTAAATGTTGCTGTATTTGTAATACCATTACCAAATGCGGAAAGATTAGTTAATGAAGAAAGACTTACATTACCAGCACTGAAATCTCTAGCACTAATAACATCATTTTTAATTACTAATAAATTCTTATGAGATGTTACTGAATAAGCACCAGTTGTACCACCACCAATTACAAATTGTGCATTTGGTTCAACTTCGTTATAACGGCCTATCATAAAACTATTACCAGATAAGCCTTGACCAAAAGCATATTGTCTATCAGCGGTTAAATTATTATGTTCACCAATAGAATAAGAATAATTACCATTTATATCAGAATAATCACCAATACCACAAGAAAATCTACCGGTTATATCTATATTACTTCCTGCAGCAAAAGTACCTTGACCACCAATTACCTTACAATACTCGCCAAAAGCAAATGATGCATTACCTATATTAATTGAATTTGCTGTACTATATGTACCTAATGCTAAACCATATTTGTTGTATTCACAACTGTCTTGATGTAAACCAATTACAAGATGTCCATCTTCTTCACCAGTTTCCAAACCATAGCCAGCTTGAAGATCCAAACGAGCAGAATGAGAACTAACCCAAGCACTAGCAGCTGCACCACTATATGCTGAACTAAACAAATTATCTACAGTGTCAGATTTTGAAGCACCACTCAAATTTGTAATGTAAGCAGTTGTAGCAGTTGTTTTAGTTGAACTAATGTTATTAGAAGTTAAATTCGTAGAAGAAAGATTAGTGAATTTGGCACTATTACCATTAGCTGTCAAAGCTGTTACATTTGTTGCTGAAATGTTTGTAGAAGATACATTTGTAAATTCAACATCTGCACTTGTAGAAATTGTAATTTCAGGTTTATTTGTATCTTCAGTAACAACTATGTTCTTACCTGGATGGACTGCTCCTTTAGCAGACAAATATGTATTAGATATATCACCTGTTAATGTTGCTAACATTGTGTTAATTTCATTAACACTATAATAAGGCTCCATTGAAGCAATAGGGTTAGTAGACCAAGAAGAAGTACCTGAATCATACTGATAATATGTTTGTTTATTGCTATGTTGTTCGTCAATAAGAACTTTAACTATATCTTTATCAGTGACATGTAAACTATCTCTGTCTGCTAGATAATCTGCGTATGAACCATACACAGCGATAACATCTTTTCCAGCTTCAAGTGCATCAATTTGGTCTTTTAATGTTTGTTCTACTGCTTCAGCTCTAGTTTCTTCAGCTGCTATATTATTTGCTAATTCATTTTCTTTATCTTTAGCACGAGTTTCTTCTTCATTAACATCAGCTACTCTATAAGTAATTTCATGTGTCAAATCATCACGCAAATCACCGATTAAACCATCTAATCGTGCTTCTTCAGCAGTTGCTCTTGTTTCTTCTTCATTAACATCAGCAATTCTATTACTTGTTTCTTGTTCTATCTTTTGGTCTAATGCTTGTTCAGCCGCTGTGGCTCTAGTTTCTTCTGCAGCCACGGCATCTTTCCAATCTTGTGTACTGGAGTCAATGGCACTTGCAAGATAAACATCTCTGGCACTTAATGGATTTAATGTATATTTCTGTAACCAAGAACCATCAGCTACTGTCTGTCTATTCCATTTACTTGGAATTCTACTAGCATCAGCACTTAAACCTTGTACTACTGAATCAGCCATACACAATCTCCAAACAAATTAACCTTGAAGAGAATTATAGAACACGATAATGGCAGCTGCCAAGTCCAATGTGGAACGGTCACGGGAATCTTCATTGATAATCATACCGTAAGCCTTACCAGAACAGACTTTCTTCAATTCTCTGCCATCCCAAGCAACATATTTGCCATTTTCATTTCTCTTAATCATTTTCTTATTTTCAACTGTAGCAGCAATCGTTCTACAAGCACCACGAATGGTTCCTTCCCAGTTCTTAATCTGGTCAATCATAGAACTTAGTTCCTTAGAGTTGTTACAGTTGTCAGCGTATGCGTCCTTAATTGAATTTATGGTAGAAGTCGCAATTTCAACCTGAGGCTTGATTAGTTCGTGGACTAATTCACGAGGGTTCTTTCCGTCTTCACCATTTTCTTCGCCAGTAGCATCTTTATCTGCTACTTCTTTGTTAGTTTTTTCAACTTCTTTTTCCATATCTTCAGCAGATTTTACTTCAGTTTCTGCTTCTTCGTTAAGCATAGCCAAATTATCTACGATACTGTAAAATTCTTCTTTAATCATTATAAACCTCTTTATGTATTTATAACAAAAGGGACCTTTTGGGTCCCTTTCTTAAATCTATGTTAGTTTGTTTAGATTTCTTCGCAAGTTACATATTTGGCAGAGTCCAAATCGTCTTGTCCCCAATGGCATTTAGCAGCAAGACCAAGAGCGAAGTCTGCGGTAGAAGCGTGGAAACGATTACAACCAGCATCTCTCAACAATCCACGGAAAATAGCATCAGATTCGTCACGGGTAAATAGTCCGAAGCCCTTATTACCATATAACGCATCGTGAACTACGCCAGCAAGATTATACAAATCGTTTTTCTCGTCCCAGGATTTCAAAAACCATCTGAAAATTCTTGGAACAGAAAGACCATCGCATTTAAAACCTTTGGCGAATGAAAATTTTACATATTTTCTTTCACCACGGTAATCAAGCATTAAGATTATTGATGCATCATTCTTTAAAGTATGTAAATCACCTTTGGTAGTCCAGTTGAATTTTTCGGCTGTTTCGCCTTTTACACTAACTGACATGATTTTACTCCTTAAAACAAGAACACAATCATATCATCAACATCACAAATTTAGTTTACTATATATTTATGAGTTTTGTTAGGTATTTTCTTGTGCGGTATAGAAAAATTCTTCAGGTGTCGCATAAGTAATGGCATCTGCTGAATCCAACATATCTTCATATTTCTTTAATCTTTCTTCTGTTAAGAAAGCATCAGTTTCTATGGTCTTTAGAACAAGTTTAGCTTCTCTAAATGAACCTGTTTGAACAAGTGAAATAACTGCCATTAGTTTTTGTGCGATTTCCAATGGAGTAACAGTTTGGAAATCAGTAAAGATACATTCTTCACGGAATAATGAAATGAAATCACTACCTACAGAAATGTTATAATTAACTTCGCCTGCTACACCATCTATTGCATTTATTTTATCTACATTTTGATTTAATTCTCGTTTAAATCTATCTAAAGAAACAAGTTTTCTTTCTTCTTCAGGTTTAGAAACTTCTATGAAATCATAAACTTTATGATTTTCGTAATCTTCTATGATATATGGTGCTTCTTTAGTCCACCAATCTTTATTCATATAAACTACTTTACCATCTACTTCTACAATTCTGCTTACATATTTCATACCAATTTCCTCAGTGAAGATACAATCATCTTCTAATATTCCTGATTTGTTTAACATTTCTTTGGCAAATTTCATATTATCAAATCTGCCAATGAATTTAAAATTTCCTTTATTTAGAACATAAATCATTTTAAGCTCCCATCAAAACTTCATACTTGTGGTCAGTACTTAATGTTATTCCATTTAAATCTGTTGAAGTTCCATACATTTCATCAAAATAACTACTACGATTAAATGATGATAGTTTAGCTTTCATATTGTCTGTTTCATCTGTCACTGGACTATTTTGTTTGTTTACAAAATACTTAGTTTCTCCAATGCTCGTTACTTTGTAAAATCCCTTACCTTGCCATCCCTCAGAACCAGCATCATACCAAATGTCATCAGTAGCAAAATAAATATCATCTACTGATACTGTACTTATATTTGGAGCAGAAGTAATTTCAGCTTTAATTGTCATTTGTGTATTACAACTATAAAATCTATTTTTTACAAAAATACTGCCAGTTGTATTTCCAGTATATTTAAATATAGTACCTTCTTGTGGTTCTGAAGAAATAATGTTAGTATAATTACTTTGTTCAGATACCAAAATTGCATCACCAGATTTTACAAATGCACCCGTAATACCAAGTTCACTTGCTGGACCACTATAATAACCTACTTCTCCATTATTTGCTGCAAGCATCCAAATATCTTTATCTGTAATTTCGCCTCTATAAGTAAATGCTAATTTACATTTATAAATGTGATTTGTTTCAAATTTGTTTGATGCTCCAGTGTATTTAGCATAATGATTAAGAGAATTAACAGATAACATATCAGTTTCACTCGGTTTAAAACCATCATAAGTTAATGACGATACATTATAAGGGTCATTAGGAACATTTATATTTGCAGTTGTATATCCTACAATACCAAGAATACCACCATTTCTGTAATAATAATGATTGTTATTATTATTTGCGTGTTTTATTTTAATAAAGTATTTTTCAAATCGTTTTAACGAAAAGGTACCAGTATCTAAACCAGTCAAATCTATTGTAACATAATTATATGTTATACCACCTATTTCTTTTGTTGTAATAGATGGTGTATTTGAATACAGTATTTTTTTATAAACACATATACCACTTTCATGTATAACATAAATTTCAGTATTACCAGTACCAACAAATGTAGTAGCGACTTGTAAAGTCTTAATCTCTACAGGTGTGGGTGATGTATTTTGACTGACAACCATCCAAACATCATTTGTAGAATTATCTTCAGTTAGTGTATATGGTATAACTATATTATTTTGTGTTGCAACTGAACCAGTATCAAGAAAAGAACCACCTGCTTTTGAATAAACTCTACAACCAGCATACGAAAATTCACCTTTAGTGTTATCGTATCTAGTATCAGATATACTTTCCGTTTGTTTGTACTTATTAATTAAATCGGTTATAGAAACTTCATTCTTATTAGTGACAGTTTGGTTTGTTATACGATAAGAAGGTAATACATCATTAACAATATATGAAAAATCTGTATAATGGTCTAAACTACTTGTAACATCTACACCATTCTTCATTACCTGAACTGAAAATTTTTGTGTATTGCTATCACCATCTATAATAAGTGTACAAGTGCTATCATAAGGAACATACCCTTCTTTTTCCCAAATGAGTGTAGTTCCGAAATATATCTTGGCAACTGGAATGTTACCGAAATACATTTCAGGAATATGTTTATTTCCAAATAAGAATTTATCTAACATTCACTAACTCTCTAATATAATATGTAAGATACCATCATCTGTTAGTCCGTCGGTAGTATTAGCAGTTACGGCAGGAATTAAGAAACCAACTTGATTGCCATTGTGTTGAACTTGAACTAACTGGTCATTAGTTGTATTTGGGCTGATGTTAATTTGTGTAGTATGACTGTTCGCATCATCTACCTTCAATGCCAACGGTCCGCTACTTCCAAGTCCGATACGTCCATTTCCATTAACATTTTCTCTAGTAATCTTTAAGAACTGCGTGTCAAAGTTACCTCCTCCGCTTACAACAAGCTCGCCAGATACTGTTCCACCAGATAATGGAAGATAAGCACTTAGACCAATATCACTCCAACCTGTTGTAGTTAAAGCATATTGTTTTGTCCCAGTAATTGTATTAGATGAACTTGTTACAAATGTGGCAGAATCAGTTTCATATTTAGCAGTAGTTAGATAATTACTCATATCTTCTTTCTTTTGGTATCTACCATCGGCTTCAGTCTTTGAATAGTAGTTTGAGGATAATGGCATCCAACCTGTTGTAGTACCTGGGCCAGTTAATGTTGAATAAATTAAATAATTATTATTTAAAACAGTTTGTGTTGTATCTGGTTTGGTTACAAATGTTGCAGAATCATTGGCATATTGTGCAGTTCCTAATTTTGCTGAAACTTCATCCCATCTAGCACTAGCAGCCGTTAATGTATTAACATTAGTTGTGATACTTATTGGTGCATAATCTTCATCAGCACTAGATTTTGTTAGGAATGTTCCACTAACATCACTAAATGCAGTGGTATCTAGTTTACTAGAAACTGATGTTATAGCATTATACGCGGTTTGTGATAAACCTAGTTTACTATTATCCGCATTACCTTGTCCAGTTAATGTTTCATCGTGTATAACTTGTGTCATTCCACCACCTGGAAGAGTTAATACCTTCCAACCGGTAGTAGTCATTACATAATTTGTATCTTGTGTAGTTACATTACTACTTGTAACATACTTAGCAAATTCAGTAGATAACTCACCTGCACCACTGGTTTCGGATTTTGTGTAATAGTTTGTTAGTGATTGGTGAGCAGTCAACCATTTTCCTGCTGCACTATATGCAGTCAAAACATTATAAGATGCTTCCCAATTACCACTTGCATTAGCATAAATGGATTTATCCAATTTACCAGTTATATCATTAGCAACAAGATAGTTACCTGTTGGTTGATAAGTTGTACTAGCTTCACTTTTTGTTAAGTAGTCTTCCATATCAGTTTTAGTTTGATATATAGTAGAAGCTACACTAGAATCCAATTTCGCAGAAACTTCGTTCCAACTTGCACTAGCACCTGTCAAGTTGTTTACAGTAGCTGTAATTGTCTTTGGAGCATAATCATTGTCGGCACTTGTCTTTGTTAGGAATGTAGCACTATCACTAGCATAAGTAGCTTTTTCTAAATATGTTTGTTCAGCTGCAGTAGTATCTAATTTATCACTTACTTTATCCCAATTACCACTTGAAGATTTTAATGTATTTACGTCACCAGTAACACTATTTGGAGCATATAAAGTATCTGCACTTGTTTTTGTTAATTTAGAACTTACTGCTTCAATTTGTTCTTTATATGCTTGTGCAATACCAACATTCCATTGTGAAGTTACTGAACTATCTTTTGTAGCAACAATACCATCATAACCACTTAATGTTGTATCAGTAACAGTTGGTTGAGCAGTTAATTCCAAAGTCCATTTTATATTATTACCATCTTCTGCAGATGCAGCGAGAATGTTACTATCACCTACTAAAACTGTTCCCTTAATAGAACTTACACTAGAAATAGCTGATAATTGTTCTTGTGTTAAATTATCTTGTTTACTTCCAAAGGCTGTTTCTAATGCTTCTTTACTACTTGTTTCTGTTTTCTTGTAGTACAAAGAAAAATCACCACTAACTGCTTTCAAAGCATCTATATCAGCCGTTGTAGATAAAGGAGCATATAATGTATCAGCACTAGATTTTGTTAAATAAGTTTGACTTGCGTGTTGTGTAGTTTCATAACTAGCCATTCCGGCCGTAGTTTGATAATTAGCACTATCTGTTAAATCAGATACTTTAGTTGGTATTGGTTGATTTAATTTTTCAACGGCTTCAGTTGTTAAACTAATTGTATTATTGGTGTTATTAACACTAACATATCCTTCACCAGTATAAGTTTTACCTTCTCCACCACCTCCTCCAGCAGTACGAACTGCAGAAAGTGTCAATGATAGATTTTCCACTTCTTCATTTGTTAATGAAACCGGATAATTTGTAACTAATTTATTTAAATTTCCCTTATTCATATCTATCTTCACCCTCTGCTAATGATTTAAGTAACCAAGTTTTAATTCCTTCTAAACCAGGTATTTCTATCGTTTCAATAACTTTAATAGCTGATT